GTTATGCTCAAGGACAGGCAACAATCTTTGCAGCCTATCAGGGATATGCTCAAGCCGCAGGAACCTTGCTTGCATCTATGTATGCAGTTGCACAGGCAGAGGCTAAAGTTTACGTCCAACTCTCAACCGTAGATGGATACGCGCAGTCTCTAGGGCTTATTGGTGTAACAGATAATCTTTATACAGCGATTGATGAGATAACGCCAGATGATACTGACTACGTAGTCGGTACAGGTTCAAATGCAACATTTGCTCTTGATTCCGTATATCCGCCAACATGGAAGATTGATCATATCCTGCGTATCCGCTATCAGACTGCTGGTGTCGGTGCGGGTGGAAATGTTCAACTACGTCAGGGTAGTACAATTATCTGGCAGACTGTTGGAAATATTACTGCTTCTGAATGGACAACACTTGAGTACAGCCTGACCCCTGCTGAGATGGCATCGATCACAGACTACTCAGATTTGAATGTTCATATCACGACTGTTGATAAGTTCCTTATCTCTTGGGTTGAATTCCAAGTCCCCTCTGGAGAGCCATCCTCACGTATACGGAATTACGCACAGGCTCAGGCTGACATCAAGCATACTTCTGAAGAGGTTGCGCAAGCACAGGCAGATATTCTGGCTACTGCTCAAGTATTTGCTCAGGCACAAGCGCACATTTATCGCACAGAAATTGGTGCAGCAAATGCACAAGCAGCGATAAAGCAAACATACACCAACTTCGCTCAGGCACAGGCAGATACCAAGCAAACGTATCAGGCATACGCGCAAGCACAGGCCGATATCAAGCATATGTATCAAGTATTCGCACAAGCGAATGGTTCTATCAAGCAGCAATATCAGCAGTTTGCTCAGGTCGCAGCCATTGTTCGGACAACAGAAACGGTTGTTGCTCAGGCACAGACTAGCGTAAAGGCTTCCTACCAAGTATCTGCACAGGCACAAGGCTCTATCAAGCAGACGTATCAAATTTATGCACAGTCACAAGCAACTATTGAGCAAACATACCTTGTCTACGCTCAAGCACAAGCAGTCATCAGAAATACGTATCAGGTATACGCGCAAGCCCAGAGCATTATACGGACAACAGCACAAGTATTTGCAAATGCTCAAGCTAATATCAAGCATACATATGAGGCATTTGCTCAGGCTGAAGCACAGATTCTTATCCCAATCTACACTAGGGAGCAAATTGCTCAGGCGCAAGCAAATATTATTGCAACTTATCAAGCCTATGTCCAAACACAGGCAAAGATCAATGCTTACGGTGTTCAAGGGTATGCTCAAGGTCAAGCATGGATCGGTGGACAAGTTGTCCAGTATGCACAAGCACAGGCAAGACTATATGCGTTCAATATTCAAACTTACGCACAATCTCTAGCGCACATACAACGGACTGAACTTGGGTATGCTCAAGCGCAAACATCTATCAAGCAGACTTACAGTATATATGCACAAGCACAAGCACAAATTCGCGCACAATACCTTGTTACTGCTCAAGCCGAAGCATGGATAGAAGTAATCTCCAATGCCTATGCTCAGGCTAACGTTTGGATCAAGGTAACCTTCACAGCCTCTGCACAGGCACAAGCAAAACTGCGGGCATACGGTGTTCAGAGTTACGCTCAAGCCAATGCGTATATCTTTGGATCATGGCAACAAGTTGCTCAAAGCCAAGCAACAATCAAAGCAACTACAACGGTTGAAGCCAATGTACAGGCCGATATTAAGCAGACTTATCGTGGATTTGCACAGGCTCAAGGCTGGATTCTTATCACAGGCAAAGCCTATGCACAAGCCAGATCAACTATCGAAACAACCTATACTAGCAATGCTCAAGCGCAAGCAAAGGTCAAGGCTATTGGTGTTCAAGCCTGTGCAAATGCACAAGCAAATATCAAGGCTACATATCGTGGATTTGCGCAAGCACAGACTACAATAAAAACAGCATATATCCAGACTGCTCAAGCAAATGCGTATACACGGATAACTATCCCAATATTTGCTCAAGCACAATCACAAATTAAGACAACTTACTATGTAAGTGCACAAGCACAAACAGGTATTAAAGCATCCTATCAGGCATATGCAAATATAACAGCCATAGTAATGAACGCCTCGGTGGCTTACGGTCAAGCAGGGGCCGCTGTGAAGGCTGTGGGGCAATCCTACGGACAGGCTGAAGGCTATATTCGAAACTTCTACCAAGCATATGCTCAGGCGCAAGGACACATAGTTATTCTAGATGTGCCCGTATTCGCACAGGCGCAAGCAGTAATTAGTAAGTCTGCTGGATATGCACAAGCGGAAGCATCCATTACTGTTGTCAATTTCCTAAAAAGTCTTACTCTTGAAGATCGGGTAGATATGGGCTTGATCCTTGCTGATCAACTATCATTCACTGTGGTACTACAAGATACAGGAATCACAATAAGCTTAAAGGATACAAATATGACGCTAGAATTATCAGACAGGGAAATAGATCAACTTGATCTATCAGATAAAAATTATTAGGTGGTGATTATATGGCAAAGCCTAATCGATATGTGCTTGGATCAAAGCCAGAGCTCGATTTAACTTTTTACAACGAAGAGGGGCAAAGATTTACCCCGACAGAATATCGATTGAGCGTAAAAGACCCGACAGGGGTGGTCACCACCTATTCTGGCGGTGATTTAACTCAGGCGTCAGGGTATTTGTTCGCAATGTACAAACCCCCTGTGGTGGGCTACTACGAGTATGAAGGATGGGGCAAGGATGGTGCCGGCCGAGAGATCGCATCTACTGCCTCATTTGAAGTCTATGATCGATTATATTAGAAGACCTTGAACCTACGCTAGTCACTGTGCTATGATGGCATTAGCCAGAATGGGTAGGGACCGCCCCTCTCACTTAGGGGTTTGTGAGCAGGGAAACCTATTCGTTCTGGCAAATACTTCTGGTACACAACTTAGATAGATATACTAATCAAATTCGAAATCCGGTGACACAGTTCGATACGCATACCTCTGTTCTTCGCTTATCCTAGGTGACAAGCGTACCAAGTCCCTGCTATCTCCCTGAAACGTGACGAGAGAGTATGATTCCCTGTGCAGTCACTATCATTTTCTAGGTCTAGCGACGGTTAGCGATATTATTTCTGGCCGGAAATAATGGGTGTGTACCAGAAGTTTTCTTTTGAGGTATTATTATGAGAGTTTACGGTCCCTATACAAGAAAAGACGGACGTAAGCACGTCGTACTCTGGAACGGGGAAACGACCCAAACAGTTTCTTATCCTCGCTATATTATGGAAGCCCATCTAGGGCGCAAGTTAGAAGAGTGGGAAACTGTTGATCATATAAATAGAGACTTTACGGATGACCGGATTGAAAATTTACGACTAGTGGGAAGGAGCCAACACAGCAAGGACGACGCTACCTACGCTAAACTCATAAAAAATGAGTGCGTTTGGTGTGGAACCAAGTTACTGCGGCGTCCAAGTAAGATGAGAGAGGCTGCCAAGAGGGCACAGGCTGGTCCCTTTTGCAGTAAGAAATGTATAGGGGAGTACGGAAGAATGGTACAAAATTCAATGCTAAGACTTCCGATTCAAGATTCCCCCCAGTCTGAGTATTATCAAAAAGAGAAATAACTCTGTGGGGGCGTATTCCAATCGGTAGAGAAATGGGTCTTAAACACCCTAAAGTGTGGGTTCGAATCCCACCGCCCCTACCATCCTCTCGTAGCCCAATAGGCAGAGGCGACTGTCTCAAAAGCAGTTCAGTATCAGTTCGAATCTGATCGAGAGGACCAATGGCGTCGTAGCCCAACTGGCAGGAGGCGCGTGCCTTAGGAGCATGACAGTAGGAGTTCGAATCTCCTCGACGCCACCATTACTTGATTTGCCCCAAGTTGTATCAATACTGAATATTAGTATGTGAAGCACTCGCTTCGCTTATTAAGGAGGTATTGATATGGAATCCAAAGAGTACCAAGCAGCATACTATAAGAAAAATCGTGACGTTCTAAGGGCTAGGCAAAATGCTACCGCCAAGCAGCGCAGAGCCAGCCTAAAGCCTATAGTCTATAGATGGTTAAATCCTGATGGAATAACTGTTGACTATGTAGGACGAGGGACTATTGAAAGAGCCAAAGATAAAAAGAAAAAGGAATGGCTAACTAAGGAACATACTCTAATCTACGAAGAGTGCCTAAATGAATGGCACGCTATGGAGATGGAGGGCAAATGGGGGCAATTGTACGCCCCCAGATATAATAAAGACGGCTATAGAAAATAAAGCACTCCTCCCCGTGGCGCAACCGGATAGCGCGACAGACTTCTAATCTGTAGGTTGAAGGTTCGAATCCTTTCGGGGAGGCCATTCTTTTCTAAGAGGTAACCATGCTAGACCCTAACTCATTCAAACAACCGTTAATGCTGGATATCGGGGCTGGCGGTTATTCATCTGATGATAAGTTTACTTCAGTAGACCTTATAACTAAATGTGATATTCAAGCCTCAATGGAGGCTATCCCCCTTCCAGATGGTTGTGTTGAAGCGATATTTTCTTCAAATGCACTGGAACATATTGGAAAACATCAAATTGTTCCCACTTTACGGGAATGGTGTAGGTTACTAAAGGTAGGCGGAAAACTTCAACTCGTTGTTCCTGATTTAGAGTGGGCATGCCTTTGGTGGCTTGCTCATCAGGATGATCGCGGTTGGAGTATGGACATTTTGTACGGGCATCAGTTACATGCTGGTGAATACCATAAAACAGGATTTACTCCGCGAATTCTTTGGGACTATTTCCAAGAGGCTGGAGGGTTTGAGGTTCATAAAATTGAGTATATGTTTGGTGATTATGATGAAACCCCGTTAGAGGACGGCAATACCAAAGTAGATGTTAGCCAACGTTGTATTTCTTTGGAGGCTAGCAAGATTTAATCTGGGTGTGGTGTAATGGTCGCACGCGGCGTTTGGGGCGCTGTAGTAGGGGTTCGAATCCTCTTACCCAGACCACCTTTAGAGAGGTAGAGTTATTAATAAGCGTGAAGGAGAAGAGAACACGTCCGTTTAGGCGGCACGGTTATTATCCATTATCTTACAACTTTGTCAGACAGAAAGACGGTAAATATGTCCAATGTGCATACTGTGGAAAGTTTGTATACCATCGTAAAATAACAAGAGATCATATCTACCCTAAATCCAAGGGCGGTATTTTAAAAGCCCCAGCATGTGAGCCTTGCAATAGTGAGAAGGAGGACATGCTGCCAATAGAGTGGGCTGTTTATGCTACAAAGCATAAGCGTGATCTTGCGGTTATTCCGATTGGAGCGGAGTTTTTATCTTGCGAGGAAGGCAAGGAACAACTGTACGCTGATCTTAGTTATTTGTTTGAAAAGGCTCTGACAAAGAAATTCAAAGCAACGCTGCTGTCGTATAACGGTTAGTACAACAGTCTTCCAAATTGTTAGTCAGGGTTCAATTCCCTGTAGCAGCACCAATTCTTTAAAAAGGAGGTGATTTCTTTGGCACAGCATATAGGTGTCTTTCGCTCAGAAGCGAGAACAGCAACATCAAGTACACCAGATTTTAAAAACTACGATGGTATTGGCATGATTGCAGTGATTGATTGTACAGCAGTCACCGATACTCCTTCGGTAGTCTTTACTATTCAAGGAAAAGACCCGGCTTCTGGTAAGTATTATACAATTCTAGCGTCGGCTGCAATAGTTGGAACAGGAACAACCGTATTACGTGTTCATCCTGACCTTACTGCGGCGGCAAATACTGTGGCTAAGGATATGGTTCCTGCTGTATGGCGCGTAACTGCTACCCATGCAGACACAGATTCTATTACGTATAGCGTAGGAGTATCATTGGTATGAGTAGTGGCGAATCAGACGTTGTAACCTTTAAGGTAAACAACAATGGGACTACCTACCCCGTAACTGGTGATGATTGGTGGAAATCTACATCGACATATAGTAATTTTGCTTTTTCCTATAACTACCCAGTTTACTATTATCAGGTTACTTGCCCCAAGTGTTCGACATTAAATTGGGCGGAAGTAGATAAGATCATTACTTGTAAGGGTGAATATCAGGCAAGGAACAATAGAAAAATTCCTTGCGGAGCAAAGATTAAAGCAGTGCTTGAACAGGTGGATTACGAAGTCCCTGTAGCCAAGCCCTAACACATGGTGGTCGTTCAACGGCTAGGATAACTGTCTCCAAAATAGTTGATCAGGGTTCGAATCCCTGCCGCCATGCCAATATGAAAGGAAGAGGAAATGGACGATAAGATTTTAAAGACAATCAGCACGAATTTTATGGTCAGTTACTTGGTAGCATCTTTTGAGATCACTGCCGTCAAAAGCAAGGGGCTTCCCCCGACTGAAGAAGGCGAAGAGTTGATGAAGGTATTTGACGGTCATGCTGAGACACTTTTGAAGTCTCTTGATACCGCAGGGTTCCAGATTGTCAACAAGGTCCCTGAACCATTTCTAAGGTAACTACTCCCATCATCGTATATCGGATATTATTCCTGACTGTCGATCAAGCGAGAGGGGTCCGACTCCCCTTGGTGGGACCAAAGCCGTGATCGTATAGATGGTCTGTACATCGTTCTGAAACAGCGAAGGTGTCGGTTCGATACCGACTCGCGGCACCAAGGGCGCGTAATTCAATGGTAGAATGCTAGACTCTTAATCTGGAAGTTATAGGTTCGAATCCTATCGCGCTCACCAATGGCGTTCATAGTGTAACGGTTAGCACTAGGGGTTGTGGCTCCCTCAGTAGGGGTTCGAATCCCCTTGATCGCCCCAAGGAGATATAATGTCAGAGATTAGATTTGGGTACAGGCTTGAAGCAGCCATACTTGATTTAATTGTTACTCTTACAGAGTATATTAGGCATCGTATGAATAACAACTATTAGCCCTGTCGTCCAACGGTATAAGATACCTTGCTGATAACGAGGGGAACACGGTTCAACTCCGTGCAGGGCTACCATAACAGGAGGATAAATGACACCGGAGCATCAGCGATTAATAAACGCTTACGAGGCAGCATCAAAAAAAATCCGTGATCCAAAAGGTGGAACAGGAGCCGAGTCAGAGTATAAGATCGCATATCAGAATATGGTCAAAGCCGGTATCGCTCTTCAGATTAAGAAGAAGTACCGATGAAGAATACAGTTGATGGCGTTATTGAGTATCTTATAGAGAATGGGATGGACGAGGATGAAGTCGATCACTATCTTTATGAGAAGCAAGCAAATGGCAAGACGCTAATGAAAATGATTGTTGAGAAAGACTGGGATAACGTCTGGAGAATTATCAACAAGTTTATCTTCGGTGATATCTGGATAAACAATTAAAACTACCCGCCCATAGCGCAATGGATAGAGCGACTGACTTCGGATCAGTAGGTTGTGGGTTCAAGTCCTACTGGGCGGGCCAATGGACTAGGTGAGCATGTTTGGTGCGCTCAGTTGACTGTAAATCAACCACATCACTTGTAGGTTCGAATCCTATCTAGTCCACCATCGTTGCGGGCGGAGGGTAAGGTATCCTAACTGTCTCATAAGCAGCCATAAATTGGGTTCGATTCCCAAGCTTCGCAACCAATATTAAAGGATAGGGAAAGGAGTAGCCTTCGGGCTGCTCCTTATTTTTTTGTGTTTGAGGTTTATTATGTACGAAATTGATCCTAAATATCAAGGTAAGATTAACCGGATGCGCAATCTTGCGATGTTCAAGGGCAAAACTGACCTTGAAATCCTAGAGCATATCTTGCGTAAAGAGGGCGAGAAGCGTGTTAAGGAGGTTCCTGTAAAGGAGGATTCTCTTTCTTATAATGCCCGCTACAAGCGATTGTTTGATCGCTTCCAAACTGAATATGGCGTGGACATGAATGAGTCCAACGATACCGAGGCATTGAAGTTGCTAGTGAAGCATACGCTTCAGTTAGAGACACTTGACAAGCAGATACAAAATCTTCAAGAGTTACCGCACATGACAAATGAGGATACCCGCACTCTGAAGAACCTAGCCGACGTGCAGCGCAGCCTTGTGACCAGCGTTACAGAGTTGCAGGATCGCCTTGGTATCTCGCGCAAGGCGCGTAAAGAAAAGCAAGTCGATGACGTTCCCCAATTTATTGAAAGCCTTAAGACTAAGGCGGCTGAATTCTGGGATCGCAAAACCGTTCAAATCAGATGTGAGAAATGCCAAATTGAATTAGCTCGTTATTGGCTTAACTTCCCCAAGCGCCCATTGAGCATTAAGGTTGAACTTGAATGTGAGCGTTGTGAGGAGAAAGTGATTTATGTTAGATAGCGCACTTGACGAAAGAGACTGGGCACTTCTGCAAGTAATTCAGAACCCTGTTCTCTTTCGTGAATTCATCAATGAGGATGATCCTAACTGGCAACCGCTAGAGCCTCATGAAAGAGCGTGGACAAGCAGTACCGCTCAATACCTATCCATGTGTTGTGGCCGAGGTGTCCGCAAGACAACAGCAATGATTGAATTGCTCTATTACTGGGTTATAAATAAAATGTATATACCCGGTGATCCTGGCCTATTGGTATATGTGCCAAACAAAGCACAGAAGGATGCCATCTTCCCCCGTGTACGACAAGCATGTGAACAGCACTGGCTGATTAAATTCCTTGTCAATTCCAATAAGATCAATGTTCAGGAAGGTCGTATTGAATTCCATAATGGTTTTACATTCATCCTGAGAATCGCCGGTAGCGAGGGCAAAGAGTCTAACGTTATCTCTATCCACACAAGCCGCATATGGGTTGACGAGGCTCAATCTTTCCCGTGGCTTGCATGGAAGTCTCTAGGTAATGTTTTGAAGTTTGATATTCCTGGACACATGATGTGGGTATCAGGCGTTCCAAATGGAGAGCGCAAGGATAATGTTCTCTATACCTGTGATCAATTAGACGATAAATATATCTCATTTAATATCCCACAGAATAAAATGAGTTGGTGGAGTCCCGATCTTGAGTATCAACGACGCAAGGAATACAACGCGCTACTGGAGGACTCAGAGGATTACAAGCACTTCGTTCTAGGGCAACATGGAGTACCAACGTATTCTATCTTTGACCGGGTACGGTTTAAGATCGAAGACTATGAGATATTCAAGGTTGTCCTAGCGCAGCACAACTTCGACAATACCAAGCGATTCGATACCGATGGTGTTCTTCGCTATCACATAAATGAGGTTGCTGTGCCTCCTCCTGTGCCCTACGACGGCGGTGTAAAGCCTCTGCTGGGTTTGGGCTACGACGTTGGCTATTCACCTGACCCTGCGGTTTTCTTTGTAATGTATCAAGACAAATACGGGCAGTGGAAATGCCTTGCCCGGTTTGTACTACAACGTGTAGAGTATGCATTACAGAGGGAGTTTATGGCATATCTTGATACGATCTATCAATTCGATTTCTTAGGAATCGATATGGGAGGGCCAGGCAAAGTCCAGTATCAGGATTTGGCAGGAGAACTCACAGATTTCAAAAGTTACAAGTATCTGGAACGACTGTTCCCCGTAGAATTCGGTTCCTATATGGTCGTGGCTGTAGACGAAGATGGTGTGGAAAAGAAAGACCAGACCAAGAGAGTTTCAGTTGAGACACTATCGCGCTGGGTACATGAGCATCGGTTTGTATTCTCTAAAGAGGATACTGATCTTATGGATGAACTGGAGCGCACTAAATTCACTCGGACAATGACTGGTGAGCCTGTCTATAAGACAGATGACGATCACCAGATGGCGGCAATGATGTGTGCCATCATGGCATATGAGCATAAGTTTGGACCGCCTGTTGTTATTGAGCGACCAGAAATAAAACCAAAGTTAATTAGAGCCGGCTGGCTAGATACCACAAGAGAGGGAATAGGAGCATATGGCAGATAATTTTAAACTAGCAAAGTCCTCAGTATATGAAGGACCCGCTCCATTTGGGGAGGGCTACGGTACATTCATGATGCCCTATGCCAATTCTGCGGACTCCTATTACAGAGCACTTGGCTTGACACCAGAGAAACTGGTTGTCCCTAAAGAATACCATGAAGTATTACAACTTGTATATGATTTCTACCAGCGTGGCGGTATCATCGCCACCGTTGTCAACAGGCTAGCGGAGTTGTCTGTTACCGAGATTCGGAACGGGCAGCGCAAAACCACTGACGAGCAGAACGCTTACTTTGATGCCGTTCTGCATAGAACCCCCTCGCGTTTGATGCGCTTCTTGCGAACATGCGCGCTGGAGTATTATTTGTCAGGTCTAGTGATTCCCAAGATTGAATATGAAAGTGTTATGGGCCGTGATCTGCACCCAAAGCTTACTCCAACTAAAGAATATATAGTTCCCAAGTTTGACCTATATCCACCCAATCTGGTGTGGGTTGTATGGGCTGGTTGGGGGGAGAAGGAATACTACCTCAAAATACCTGAGGCCGATGTACGGTTGATACGCAACGGTGGAAGTCGAGTCAAAGAGCAGCAATTGAAGTATCAGACATATCAGCAGTTTTATCCATCTCTGGTTGAAACTGTGAAGAATGGAGCAGATAAAATACTTCTCAAGGATATTGATCCAATTTTGCGCAAAGAGATTTCATACTCTCCCTATCCCGTCCCATATCTTTACAACGTCTTGGAGCCATTGATATTCAAGCAGCAACTACGAAGAATGGACTTTGCAGTAGCCTCTAGAGTCATCAATGCTATTCTGCTGGTAAAGGAAGGTAATGATAACTACCCCATAACTGAGGAGACTCGCGCTAACCTCGATGAATTAAAGGTTCAGATATTGGCACGATCAAATAATCCAAAGTTAATGGAGCGGCTATTCATACTATTCTCTAACCATACGACTACGTTAGAGTGGATTACTCCTGATGTCTCAGCGATGCTGGATCAGGACAAGTATCGACAGGCTAATGAGGAATTATCAGAAGGCTTGGGATTCGCACGTATTTTGGTAACAGGTGAAAGCAGAGGGACAGGAACAGCGTCGGAGGTTTCTACTTGGGCCATTCAACCAATGATGGAAGAATTGCGGTCTAATCTTAAAGAATGGATTACAACATTATACGAAGAACTTTCTGAGTTGAATAGATTTAGAAACACTCCAGCACCAATGTTCAAGCCCATACGTCTTCAGGATTTTGTCAAGACTGCCGCAGTATTCTCACAGTTGTTTACCGAAGGAAATCTTTCACGGACAACACGCAACGAGTTGGTGGGAACTGATTTTGAAACAGAAGTTGAACTTATGCGCGATGAGTTGGAATTGATGGACGGACTACCTCAATTCCCAGCCATGCCTTACAGCCCACAGCCAGCCATAACAGGCGGGCCGGGTGCAACGGGCAAACCGGGAAGACCGTTGGGAAGTCAAAACGTTCCTATAAATAATAGGAACACGGGCGTAAAGCCGCGTAATCAAAAGCCTTTATCAAAGGTTAAGCAAGCAGACATGACTGATGATGAATTAGTTGAAGCATTGATTGCCCTTGCAGAAGAGCGGGGCATAATTATCGATACAAAGATTATCGAGGAAACACCGGATTTGATGAATGAATAATTACAAGATAGTAGCAGTTTTATGGGAAGATCATATTTATGTTGACAGGGATAAGATTCCTAGAACCCCCGATGAAGAGATAATGACTACACTCTCGGTCGGAATTCTTTACCAAGAGACTCCAAAAGCAATCACCCTTGTCAACTCCGTTGAACGGTATGATGATCGTGATGATGCTTCCTATACAATTATTTTGAGATCAACAATCCAAGCGATCCAAGAATATGGAGAGATAGAATTATATAGTTTAAGAGAGTGATTAAATATGAGTGATACTATTACTGTCGCACTAATTAGTGCATTAGGCGCTCTAATCGTTTCATTCATTGGTGTATTTGTCGCTAAAACATATAAGATTGGTCCCAACCAGGATAAACTCGTGCAGACATTAAAGGATTTATTAGCGATTCAGGATAAAAAAATTGAAGAACTTCAAAATATGATAGAGCAAAATCAGAAAGAGATTCTTGATAGCCGCAATAAGATTGTTCAATTAACAACTGAACTGGAAAGTTTAAAAGATTTAACTGTGAGTCAAGCCCTATTGATTACCGACTTGCAGCGACAGTTGGGTGGTAAGCGTGGATGATTTTATATATGTTGTACACTTAGAAACAATAATTCCAGCACTGTTTGCTGGATTTCTTACAGGGGTAACACTCTTTACTACGTTTAAACTTAGTGTGCAGCATTACTATTTGCTGGCACTGGTACAACTGATCTTTGGAGTAGTCGGGATAACCACCCGCTATCTTGAGAATGCTGAGTTTGGGCGCTTTGCGGGTGTAATCTTTTTATACTACATTTTCCTAGGTAGCGCGATTTTAGGACAGAAATTATACGCTAAAATAAAAACAGCGCCCTATTTATCAAATAAATGAAGTTTCTATAAATGGAAGTAGAACCCGAAGGGGGTGAATTGATGGATAAAGCACAGTTTGAATCAACTATCGCAGAAATTATAGATGTTCCTACCGATGATTTTGAGCATCCCTTTTTAACAAAAGTCAAGTTTATTTTTACGGACGATAGAGGGAATGCAAACAAGCAGGGAATCGAATTAGAAGATTTTGATTCGGTTGCGAAGAGTTCTATTAATATGCCCCTAAAGATTCGCTACACCCATGCCGGTGCAGGAGGTCATGACTTTTCAATTCCGATTGGACATATAACTCGTATGTATCAGGAAACAACTGAGGCTGGGGTAGCAGAATTAATTGGTGAGGGTGTTCTTTACAAAGAAGAATATCCCGATGAGGTTGCCTATCTAAAGCAAACTCATGAAGCGGGCAAGGCTCCCGGTATTTCTTGGGAGTTGTCTTATCAGGATTCTGTCACCAAAGCAGGAGTTGACTGGCTTAAAGGTGTTGTAACCAGAGCCGCAACTTTCGTCAAGTTTCCTGCATACGGTAACCGCACAGGACTATTGGCAATAGCGCAGAGTAATATCTACTCTATCACTGAAAGTCAGATGATGGATACCGAGTTTATGGATGAGTTGAAGGAAATCGTAGATGAATTAAACGCATTAGTACAGGGAAAGCCAGAAACCGAAGACGAGGAAGATCACCAGAATGATCTCCTAATGGGTGGCGCATCTCAAAACACGGGAGGTAACGAAGTGGACGAATTACAGAAGGCTCAAGCAGAGTTGGAGGCTGCGCTTGCCAAGGTTGCAGAATTAACTGCACAACTTGACACAGCACAGACAACAATTACTGACTTGACAACAGAGAATGAGGGATACAAGCGAAATGCTCTCGTTGCAGAGCGAACCGCGAAGATCGTAGAAGCCGGAATCAAGATTGAGTCCGATCAGGAGAAGTTGGCGCAGAAGCAGGAACTATGGTTGGCTATGTCACCAGAAATTTTTGAGGCTTACGTCACAGATTTGGCAGAGGCTTCAAAGCCTACACAGACTGCTCCTAAGGATAAGGCCGCTGCTTCTAGCAAGGAAGGTCTACCAAAGTTTACTGCGGTAGCAGGACAGGAGAAGACACTAGACGATTTGAAGGCAGTCGGAAGACTAGCTTCAAGAGGAATAGCAGCAGATATATAAAAAAGGAGGTAGGCACGTAGCATGGCTGACGCAATTAACACTGGTAATCCAGTTGATACTACACAATTCATCGTAAACAAGTACGATGATATTGATGGCGCTCGACTAAACCAAGACACAGGAAGAGGAAGATTTGCATTCCGAGATACTAACGGACGCATGACACTTCCCCGAACACTTACAGAGGCCAAGTTGGCAGTATTCCCTGTCGATTGGCCCAAGCCACTTAACCCCGGTCCTTATTTCACAGGACCTGGCCTTAATGGCACAACAGTAAACGTTTGGAATGATGGATCACTTGGCGCACAGGAAACTGATTTTGAACTCGATCCAGATGCTGCTTATGTAGCAAACTGGCCGACAGGCATAACTCAGTACGATATTCCTTTGATGTTCTATGGACTTCCAATGGCATCAGGAAACAAGGCTCTTGTATTTGACGGTGGAACATTCACCTTCGGATCAGGCGCATACGCTGGCGTTTCATCTGACTATAACATCGGATCAAAGGTTTATGCAGATTACGCTTTAGGCAACGAAGGAAAGTTGACAGTTTCTGGAGCAGTAGCAGGAAACACCGTAGTCGGTGTTGTTGTTGACAAGGGAACATTCGGAATAAACACAATCACTGTTAAGCTCAAGGGCTTAGCAGCACTTTAAGCTGAGTACGTATAAAGGAGGCGAAATAGTAGAATGACAGTAAGATTAGACCCAAATATAACTCCTGAATACCGAAAGGCAGTTGCGGAGTTAGCGAAGACTGACCGAAGCGCACTTGCGGAAGTTATTACAGAGTATGTTGACCCCGTATATCTAACTCTTGATCTCGCGGGCACATTTATGAGTACCCGAGAGATGAATTTCGGTGACATTCTTGTTAAGAGATTCAAGGGAAAGTACAACGTTCAACAGATCGTTCCCGGTCAGATTACTCTTGGTCAACAGATCACAGTCAAGGATAAGGCGGTTTCTTATAACCTAGATATCCTTGCTGCAAAGGCTGAGTACAACACACTTGAACTTCAGCATGGTGGCCCAGCGTTCACACCGGAAACAGTACGAGCCGACATCAAGAAGGCTCTTGACGAAAAGATTCTCATGCGCTCATGGAATGCGCTTGCAAATATCTGGACTGCTGGCAATGCTTCTGCATTGACAATTCCGGGTGCAACATATTCCAACTTCATTGACGCATCTGGTCCCTTGACATCAACTGCTCTTGACAATGCTATCGACCATGTTAATTACTGGGCTGGTAGTGTTAAGGCTATTATCGGAACAGAGGGCGCTCTTGCACCACTCTCAACATTTGGACAGTACACAATGATTGGCCCAGGAACAGAGAAGCACTATGTGACTACTGATGGGCGACCAGCCGGTACTTTCCAGAATACTTCACCATTTGGCAATGGATCAAAGGCTGTAGAGGCTTATCGCGGAGTAACAAATATTGTCAGAGTCAAGCAGATTTTTGACAACAGTGTATTCCCGCCAAAGCCACTTCTTCCTTCGGACTTCGTTCTTGTCGTAGGTGACAACATTGGTGAATTCATTACCTATGGTGGACCACAGGTTAAGGAGTACGTGGACAACAGACCAACTCCTCCGTACTGGAACTATGAGACATGGCTACAGTTTGGTATGATGGTTTGGAATGCTCGCGGCATTGTAAAGATTGCTTGTACATCAACTGTCCCGTGATCGTGAATAGTTGAGTATTAGATAGATGTGGGCCATCTTCGGTCGTTGTTGGCCGGGGATGGCCCCTTCTTTTTTATTAGGGTGTTATAATAACACGGAGGATTAGATATGGTAACGGAATGGGTGTATTTTAAGAAGAATGTTAAATTCAATGTTGGGGTGCGGTATCATCTACGTGATGCTGACGGTCTTGTACTTAGCGAGGCTAACCCGTATGTAAACATTGATAAAAACTATCTGCGGGATTTCTTGACTGCAAATAAGAGCGCGATTGAGAAGGGCTTGATTGTCCAAGTAGACGAGCCAGTCCTTACATTTGAAAGTCAGAACGCAATCTCTGACGAAGAAGCGGAGACAATAGTCAAGAATCTATTCACACTTAAAAAGCGTCTACCTGAGATCACTTCAGAGGCTGCGCTTGGTAAGTTATACGAGGCAGCAAAGCGTCAGAAGCGGGCACCGAAGATCATTGAAATGATTGAGAATCGACTTATGGAAATCTCTCCGTCAACAATGATGGGAGAGGCGTGGGATTTACGAGGGGACGAAAACAACGAAGAAGGTGAATAATATTGAATATGCTAGATTTGGTCCCAGCAATGCGGAGACATATTCACAACTATATTGAAACTGATGAAACAGATTCCGAGTTAGCAGCATTTCTAGCGGATGGGGTAGAAGCGCTACAGTTTAGATGGGATCGAACATACGTCATTACGCATATTCCACCTATGACGTTCACCGTGGAGCCTGTGATTGCATCAAAGGATAAGCGCCCTATTGTACTGATGGCTTCCATCATCTACAAGATGGGTAGATTGCAACTCTCTGGCTTTACTGATGGAGATTTCTCCTACGATCCACAGCAGGGTCGTCAGAACCCTATCCAAATGGACATCGAAGAATTGGCGAGGTTCTTGCCAATCTATCGACTAGCAAAGGGCACAACCGCCCCAATGAGAGGCTACAACAATGTGTTGAATCCAGAATCATACAGGTGGTTGGCGCTACTCTAAGGAGAAGGAATGGTTGATGTAACAATTATAGTCCCCACATATTTTGGGGGCAACATGCTATATAATTGTATAGACAGCATACACAAGGCAGTGACAAACCCCAAGATACTAGTATATAAAAATGACATCGGTTGGCTTAAAGCATGCAATGAGGCCATGCAGTCAGTGACTGGCGATGTCATTTTGCTTAACGATGATACATTTGTGTTAACAGATATTATTGCAGAGATGAGTAATCTGGCCTACTCCAAAGATGAGATAGGTATCGTGGGTGGAAAAGCCCTGTCTGCTGCAAATCCAGACACAATTATCAATTACGGTATCTATGTGGGAGTGGATGGCAATACTGCTCACAAACATTTCGGTAGACCACGCGATTCTGTAGGAATAGAAACACAGAAGGCTGTCGAGGGTTCATGTATCTATATCAAACGAGCGGTGCTTGATGAGGTTGGATACTTTGATGAAGCCTTTGGAATGGGCTACCGCGAGGAGGTTGATCACCAGTTTCGCGCAAGAGAAGCGGGTTGGAAGGTTGTCTCCTGTCCAACCGCTGAGTATATACATTATGTATCTCAGACACATAGCAAAGTTGGAATCAACAACGATAAGTACACATATTTTATGGAAAAATGGGGAAAGAAATTAAAGTTAGGGATTGTATAGAAGGAGAAGGAAATGGCAACTAGAGCAATTGGTGAGATGGCTATTTTTTATGGCGACAAGCAGAACAACGGCGAGTACGACAACGGAGTCTGGATGGATATACTTGATATCCCGTACATTCAGAACATTGAAGAAGCCGGGTTGTATAAAACTATTATCAGGACGCTTTGGCTAGAATCGTCCGGTTGGTCCAAGACTATCCGTGAGAAGTATCCTCATGTTGTTCAGATTGGTCTACATGACCATCCCCTCTCTACGCATATATCAAGACTGCCAGCCGATAGACAGTACGCATACTTGGCTGATTTAGAGAATTTAGATGGCGTTATGGTCCATCGTGAAGAGGAACGGCAATTTTATCAAGTGACTCTTCCATCAAAGCCTGTAGAGCGTGTTGGCCTACCATTCCCTGTAGATAGTTATGAGAAAAGATATGGACATCTACGGAATTCCGAGAAGGAATACATTGGTTTAGGTGTGGGTGCGGCAGACAATGATCGCAACTTTATCTCTAACTTGATCGTATTTCAATCATTAAAATTAAGATACCCCGACCTTCAAGGTGTGTTTCTATCTATCCCACATCAGTTAATGCCATACGTGATGTACATGGCAGAAAAATTCGACGGGGTTTATATCCACCAGCGGACAAATATGAATGAATATCTTGAGATTCTTAACCGCTGTAAGTTTGTAATTAGTCTGCCTGATAGAAACACACCGGGTCGGCTCCAAGGAGAAGCAGCCTTCTTCGATATCCCAGTGGTTGGTTCAAGCCGGTTGGAACTCCAAGAGGAGTTATTCCCTGACTTGAGCGTTGAACCGTTCGCATTAGAGGATGCCCTAGATTGCTCTCTGAGGCTTCTAGAAGACCCTGAGTGGGGCAGAAAGATCGCGGAGGACGCTCACAGCCTCTTAATAAAAGAATATAACTATGATAAGAGTCGTGAGAGATTTAATGATTTGATGAAGAAAATAAAGGGTGAGTAACATTGCCGGAAATTATCAGAGTTAATCGGGAGTGGATAAAGAGACAAATTGATTCTGCCCGAGTAAGTATAGGTCGGAATGTTTCGTTCTATACAACGAGCAGAACCGACTGTACGCTTTGTCTGGCTAGCGGTTACTACAATGAAACACTAGACTCAACATTCTATACAGGATGCCCAATATGCTCAGGGAATTTCTACATCGATGCTGTTACCCAACACGTTGTCCTTGCAAGAGTCCACTGGACGAACGATGAAGCCGCAACGGCTACACCGGGCGGCAAGTATTACATCGGTGACGCGACTGTAACTATAGACCCGTCGTATTTAGACGTGGCAGAAGCCACACAAAATGAGACAGGCACAGTCGTCGTTGATGGGCACGATATGCAGATAACAAAAATCATCCCGCAGGGCGCACCTGAACCTAATAGGTATCGGGTGGTTTTAAAGAACCAAGGAGAGCGCCCATCTTAAGGTAAGGAGAGGACAATGACATTTGAGACAAATATGGTTGTCTGCCCGCATTGCAACGAGGCATTTCAACATAATAAGATCAATGGTATGGCACTAATAGAAGCAGCATCTGATATTGAGAAGCGCAAGCGTATGTATTGCAAGTTATCTTTGGATGCTTTAGAAAGATTGCAGAAAGAAGATAAGCTGAACTTCCCGCAGATAAAAAAGATTGTACTTGATAACTTCAATGATTATACAAGAGACATCCACACTATTATAGGCTTCGGAAGGGAGGCAGAATAAGGGGTTGATACCCTATGTTAAGAGTAACGGTTACGGGGCTAGAGTATTATCGAGAACGTTTTGCAAAAACGCCGTGGGTTATTAGAGATGCTATGTATACGACAGCTAGGGAATTACGCCCACGAATGTTGGACATAATTTCAGAAGCGTTTGGTCAAGCTGCTGATATGGCTGAAGGATTCCCACATGAATATATTGGCCCCTTAATGCGCGTTATACAAACTAAAGATGTGGATTGGATGGAAGGAGCAGACGGATTTTCAGTCTTCTTTGACTTTGATAAGTTAGGCACCTATGACGATTTAATAGAAGGAGCTCACTATAAAGCAGTATTAGCGGATGGTAGAACTTCCGAGATTCCATATAAAGGGGCTGAACTTAAAAACCCTGTTTTAAAACGCTATTATGCGTGGCTTCGTTTAGATGAGGGATCACGCCAAGATACATACGAAAAAAGAGCAAAGTATTGGGAGTCTAAAGGACTTGCCCCTCAATGGCTGCTACTAAATAATGGGCAAACACTTTATCAACCTTATATTCAACCAGCCCCTATTATTGAAACAATAGAAGCTTGGTTAGGTTACGAGGCAACGCGCCTGTTTAGAGAAGTTATAAATAGAGAATTTCAAAATCTATGGGGCCACAATTATATACCGACTCCTACTACATATGGAGCATTCAAGAAGCGGCCAGGGTATGAATATATCAGGGTTGGCAATAAGATGGCTGGCTCAAGAAAAATTAGAGATTATTAGGAGGGATGAATATGGTAGAGATGAAACAAGATACCGAAACGATAGCAATCGCAGCCGGTATTACAACCTATTTATCCTCTCATGGTTATACTGGAATTGAAATTAACTCAGCCTTTATAGCAGATGAGCAGATTGCACCACCACTGATTTCATTATACTATCTTCCAAACGGTCCTGAACCGTTTCAAATGGGAAACACCACAGAGAAACTATACAAGAGAGTCCTACAGATTGACCTCTATATGGAATCTCGACAGAAGGTGACAGCACTTGTTGACTTGCTGATGGATTATCTGGATACTTTTGCGGTGTACCTTACTGATCCTATGCAAAATAATGCAGTTGTTGGAAGTTTAACGTGCCAAGATACCGACTCGATTTATGGTCAGATAGTAACACCGACCGTAGAGCGGCCAAGGGTGGCACGTTGGAGGGGTATCCTTAGGGCTACGCTTGAAGCGCATTATCCTAATGGATAGGCCCAGATAAGAATAACTTAGAGTGTTATTAGTAAGGAGCCGTACACAAAAATAGGGCGGCAAAGTGGAAAGGGAAGGGACGATATAGATAATTACCCTTAAAGGAGGAATAACTTATGGCAAGAAGAGCAAGAGTGCACTCAAGAGATTTACAGCCCTTGATTGCAGCACCAAAGGGATTATTTGCTGCCGCCCGAGTTCAACGATTCGATTGGCCGATAAATATTCCTGTAACATATGTAGATGAACTAGGACGCAAGTTGCACGTAGGTTCAACAAGAGAAATTCCAGAGGTAACAGTTACCGTGGAGGCTCTTGAATCAAGCCACAATGCATTTGCATATTTGACAGGCCACACACCGGGAACATTCCCAGTGTCGGGCGCATCAATTACAGACCTAAAAAACGTTGATGTTATCGGACAGATTAGAGATGCCTCTACTTTAGGCGTAGTCAATGCTCTTTACGTTCGACGTGGTATCGTAACAGGACTTGACGCTTCCTTTGATGTACGAAACAACTCAACTGTAACGTACACAGTTACTTCTAATCAGAAGAAAGAATTCAAGCAGCCAGTTTACTACCAGTCATTCACTGTGACAACAACTGGTTTGGGACAAACCCTAAGCCAGACACCTACATACTTGACAAGAACATCAGGATATATTATCGATGCATTCCGCACAGGAACAGATGGCTCTAACGGATTCCTTGATGAGAGCCTTGTTGCGTATCAAGGAGACTTCAACGTTACTGGAAGTACGATTGTTTTCCGGGGCACAAATGTTCAGCCCAATGATACAATTTGGGTTACATACTGTGCACCAGTAACTACCAAGACATTTGAGGCTCTTGATAATGTTGCACCAGCAGCCATTCAAGGAAAATATGTTCCGCTTACAATCAGCGTGAGCGATATTCCGAGAGTACAAAGCGCTTCAATCCGCGCCTCATTCCAGAGCGAGTCAATCGTAGAGATGGGTGGATTGGGCAAGCCGATTGGTGTAGAGTTGGGTATCCCTGAGGTTACAGGAGATATCACAGTCTTGAAGACTGACAATGAATTGCTTTCAATTCTTGAAGGCACGGGCACAGGATCAACCGGCCCTGTTGAGCAGGATGTAGAGTACGCTAAGGATACACTTCCGTTGAAGGTTACTCTAAAGGACCCCGCAAATCCAGCCCGCGCAATTATGACATACTATGTACCAGCAATTACGATCAACTCTGAAGGAGATTCTTCTAGTGTCAATGCTTCAATGGAAGAGACACTATCTTGGTCATCTTCAACAGGTGAGTTGTTCATCATGTCCGGTGCAGGAGTATATTGATCCTAAGTAACTTGGGTTGCTATTAGATTAGCATTAAGGGGATAGCCTCATTTTGGGGCTATCCCCATATTTTTTATTGGAGGAAAAGGAATTGGGAAAGTTAACGAATCTCCTTAAGTGGCATAAACAAATTATTATTAAGGATGAAAAAGGATTAATTATTAGAGATCAAAATAATAATCCTATCCAAATGTACATGCGAGTCATTGGGGATAAAGACCTAGAAGATGCAATGCTCAAGGCACGCTTTGCTTCTGCACAGTTGCGCAAAGAATTAGCAAACTTGGAATCTGAGCAATATTTGGCAAATGTAGCAGTCTTTTCTGAGGCTACTAAAGAACAGTGTATTGAAATGATTGTGCAAGGAAGAGCGGCTAACTGGGCTGGAGAAGCATTCTCTGTTGTAAAAATGCCCGATCTCCCTGAGATAAAGGAGATAGCCATTGATCCTGATGCTCCAACTCTTGAAGAGTTGGAAAAATTAGACAATGCAATTTTTGAGGTAAATACAAAATACCAAAAAGAATTGGCCCTATATGTTGAATCTAGAGAAAAAGGTTTAAGAACTGAACTTAAGGATTTACCGCTTGAGGAACTGCAAGAGAGGGCCAAAAATGAAGTCATTATTGTAATGGCTGTTTCTACGTATCTTGATACGCTAGCGGATGAAAAGATTTGGCGATCAGTTTATCAGGATGAAGAATTTACTATACCCGAATTTAATGGTATAGAAGAATTTCAAAACTTACATTCCTTTTTAAAGGACCAATTACGTCAGGAATATTCTTCCTTAGAACAAGGATTAGATGAAATAAAAAACTAATAGAGGGTAGCGCTTGGGCCAGTATATTAGCAATCGCTAAAGTTACAGGGCTACCCATTCTAGAAGGTATTAAGAGCGCTGATGATATGCCTTATCCAATTTCTTATGCAATTATGCAGCGTACAAGAATTGACTCGTTTGCTGAGTTGCCAAAAGAGAAGCGGCCACCGAGAGACTTGTGGTACAAGCCTCATAAGTTAGAAGAATTTTTTGATGAAGTCTTTGAGCGAAAGGATACAAGCCAGCCGAAATTTGTAGAGTTTGACCTAGAGGATGTGGAATAATAAATGGCAGGAAGAATTGTAATCGGAGTTGAAGGGTCTGCACCTACATTAAATTCATTTTTTGCTGGTGTCTCCAGAACAGCGGATACTTGGGTTAGGGATATGGAGTCTAAGTATGCAAGAGTATTTGCAACTGGCGACCCGAGCAGAGGCTTTAAACCTATAACCACAAAAATGTTTGATAATGGTGTATTAGATCGATCAAGCGTTAACTTTAGAGAATGGGGTTCAGCAATTAAAACGACCCGTTTTGAAGTTGATGAATTGCGTAACTCAATTAAAGCTACTGTTAAGGCTGGACTTGTTTTAAGCGATGGTACATTTCTTCCTGTTCAAACAGTGCAACGCGAATTTGGTGATGCTAAAAAGTGGCTTCAAGCCCTTAATGATGTTGAAGCTGCCAATGCCCGAATAGCACAGTTGCAGCAAACTAGGGATGCTAAAAGATTTGCGCTTGATAGATCAAGATTATATTCGACAGCACAAGTTCAAAATCTTCAAGCACAAGAAACGTCACAAATTCAAGCACGAACTGCGGCACAACAACAGTTTAATCAGGCTCTTCAACGATGGCAAAATCTTCAAGCATCTCCCGGTCCCGGTCCCGGCGCTCCTTTAGCCGCTACTCAAGCATGGGCAGCGGGTTTAACACAGGCTCAACAAGACCTACAAGTAAAAACTGCTGCTTTAAATACAGCAACAAGTAATCTAGTTAATACCCAGCAACAACTCGCAGTTGCAATGTCAAATCCCGCGTATGCCAATTATCAAAACGAATTAGATAAAATTGATAGATCATACAATAGGATGTCAAGGCCAGCACGTAAAGGTTTAGTAGATGCACAAAATAGAGAACTACAATTCTCAACAGGTAAATTAGAGAACTTCCCACCGGAATTTACACAAATTCCTACAGCCGCTAAGCGAGAGCTTGCTAGAGCAGGACTAAACGTCCTTAATCCTGACGAAATGGTAAATACTCAGAAGGCTAATTTTGGTACTGCCTATAGAGACTTAACGACAGGGTTAACTCATTTTAACGTTGAGTGGATGAATACTCAGCAAATTGGTGGTCAAAATATTCAAACAATGCAGAAGGCTACCATTACTGTTGATAAGTATGGAAAGGTTGTACATACGACAGCCAGAAATCTTCGTGGATTTGGAAATATGCTTGAAATGATTGGGCGTGACTTCCAAAAGGTTATTGAATGGACAGTTGCAACAACACTTATCTTTGGAAGCATTCAAGCAATGGGCCAGGCTGTAGATATTATCAAGCAATTAGATGCTGATTTGACTCGTTTTGCAGTTACTGCTAATTTAAGCACTAAAGAAGTTAAAGGTTTTTATGATAGTATGTTTAGAGTTGCACAATCAACTGCAACTCCAATTGAAGAACTTGTAACTGCTGCTGACGATTTAGCGCTAGCTATACGACGACCGGGCCAAAGTACCCAAGAGTTACTTGTAGATATTGAAAGACTTGCCGAAGCAATTGGTATTTATACTAACCTTACTGGGCAGGATACAGTATCTGCAACTGATCAGTTAGTTGCTGTCATGAAACAATTAGGATATACAGCAACTGGAGTCTTTGAAATTTTAAATAAGGTTACTGCTGCCGCTGGAGGACAGGCAGGAGCAATTGCTGATATCACCAAAGGTCTTGCTGTTATGGCAGAAGCCGGCGAACAAGCCGGTTTATCTGTTGATCAACAAATTGGTGTTATTAAAACACTGTCTCAGGTTACATCTAAGTCTCCTGCTGAAGTAGCAACAGCCTTTAAAAACTTGGTAGGCGCGTTGGAAAATCCAGCGGCTATTAAGGCATTAAAAGCACTTAATATTCAATTGATTAGCGAAGGCAATGATATTATTGGAATCTATCAGAATATTGCTGAGAAGATTACTTTGGGACAAATTGCTCCAACAGAGGTGTCTGGTTTACTAAGGGCAATCTCTGGAGGACCAAGACGTGCACCGGATGCTGCGGCACTTCTTGCTAATATTAATACAGTTGTTAAAGAAACAGGTGTTTCCCAAAGAGCCACCAACGAAGCATTCCTGGCTAATGCCCAAATTATGGATACATTGAATGCTAAGTTTACCCAGTTCCAAAATGTACTAAAGAATCAAACTTTCAAGCAGTTTGGACAGGTTGTAAATGATGTTTTAAGCACATTAATTCCATTAGTTACTAAATTATTAGAAGGTTTAACTCTTATACCGCCGCAAGCATTTACTGCTATGGCCGCTCTTACAGGCATGTTCCTTGTAATGCGGCTAGGTAGCAAGGCTATTTTAGGGCTAGCAGGAGCGCTTCGTGATCTTGCAATGGCGCAAAGAGATTCTACTAACCAACTTAACCTATGGAAACAAGCCCAAGCAAATGCAAATAGTACAACTATGATGGGCAGACTATCTTCTAATAAGGGCAAAATTGCGGGAGTTGCAGCAGGGGCTGCAACCGGGGCTGCATTAGCAGCAGCATCTGGTGGGGGTATGCAGCAGATGGCCGGGGCTGGATTATCTGGCTTAGGTATGGCCCTTATGATGCTACCAGAACCTTCGATGCTGACAAAAGTTGCGGGCGGGGTGGCTATTGTTGCTGGCTCGTTACTGGCTATGTGGGATGGAGGAATGAAAGCCGCTAAATCAAATGAGGAAGTCGCAGCCTCTGTTGTTCAAATATATACTAGTGCTAGAAACGCATCTGAAACTGTTAATGCTCTTCAAAAAGATCAAAAGTTGTTAACAGCTCAAATGGATATTTTAAATAAAAAGCAATCGCTTACAAATGAAGAACAAGCATCCTTAATTCAACTAAATAAAGAATGGGCTGCAAGTTCTATTGCAGTGGCTGAAGCACAGAATGAACTAAATGCTTCACTAGAAGCATTAGCAACCGAACTTCCCCAATTTAAAAATATTATTTACGATATAAGTATGCTAACTGGAAATGATTTAAAACAAGCCATTGATAAGTATATTGAAATGGTTCTTAATATTCAGTATCCTGAGCGTCTAGTTGGGGGGATCATGCCCTCTGTAAATATTACAGAACAAGGAGAAGGAAGAGCAGGGCGCGAGATAATCCCTAGAATTCCCACTATAAATACTGATGAATCTCAATATATTGGGTCTGTTAAATATGCACGAACAGTTTCTGGATCACAGGGGACCTTTACGTCAACTGTAACAAAAACAGGTATTGATCTGCGTAATTTAAAAAATGACGCATCAGCACTTGAAGCTATAATGAACCAAATTGAGCAAACAGGTAGTATGGGATTTGCAAATACAACTGAAAATTTTGGATTAATTGAACAAGCAATGGCTAATGTAGCAGACCCAGCTAAGGCGGCTAAATTCCAAAAGATATGGACTTCATATACAATTAAAAATAGCCAAACTGCTGCCGTTAAGGACTATTTTGAGTTATTAAATGCTGGCTTAACAGTTCTTAAAACAGTAGACCCTGTAGTCGCTGGAAAAATAGAGCAGCAATCAAAAGCTGCTGAACAATTAGTTAATGAAGCTTTTAAAATTACCCCAGAGACAGCAGGACCCTTATTTGAAGAAATTACTAAAGCCCTAAGCGGCGCTTTTAATACAAAAACACCTATTGGTGATGAAGTAATTTCAGGATGGGCCGAGCAACTGGCTAAACTCCAAGACCCTATGAATTGGATGAATCTATCGGCAGATGTACAAAAAGCACGAATTGATGCAATTAAAGAGGCTTGGTATGGAGTAATCACAGCCGCTGAGCAAGCGGGTCAGGTATATGAAAATAATAATAAGATGATGGAAGAATTTAATAGTTGGATAGCATCTGAACAAGCACGTTTAGCGGAAAGTACAGCACAAAATCGAGCGGATTTCCAAGCGGGGAATATCAAAGGTCCCGATTTTGAAAGGGCTATATCTCAGAGTAAAGCTTTGTTTGATGGATTAACCATGATTCAAGCAAAAATGCAAGAAATTCAAGATACCAATGCTTATGATATGAGTAAACCTTTAGAAGAGCAATTAAACTTGATGCCAAATGTAGCAAAGGAACTTGAAAAGATCAATGGACTTCAAGATGCTGGAAATCTTACAACCAATCAATTAATTATGCGAATGTTTGGTCTGGCCGATGTTTATAACTTTACAGGAAAACAAGCCAAAAACTTTGTTAAAGACCTTATAAAATTATTTGATGCTTTAGAGGTTATCTCTAAAATCAAGGCAAGGTTCCGTATCGAGGGAGATGCCTCTCAGGCTATCGCGGTATTAGAAGCTACCTATGATGCTATTTTAGCATCATTTGCTGCTCAAGGCGGCGGTAAAAATATTAAAGGCGCAAGACAACTTGCAGATTTACGCTCAGCTATTAGCGCTTTAAAGGGAGCAAATAACGCTATTGCAAGCGTAGGTTCAAGCTTTAGAGGTGCTTCTGGACGTAGCACAAATCGAGGAGGAGGAGGGGGAGGAAGTTCAAAACAAGGTAAAGATTATGGAGAACTTGATCTTCCCGAAGAATTATCTGGTCTTCCAAATCGAGATTCCTTGATTAAACAAGCCATTAGAAATGCCCGCGCACTTCAAAAAACAATACCGGGTGCATCTAAAGAAGCAAAGAATGATGTTGTTTCAATTCTTGATGGTATGAAAAAACTTGAAACAGTACGTGGAGTACGGGAGGATTTGCTTCGACGTGCATTAGAAGATTTAGCAAACATTGAGAAGAAAAGATTAGAGATGGAATCAAAGGCTGATACAATCAGACGTATTAGAGTGGGCGGGGGAGACTTCTCAGCCATTGCAAACGTTCCTGTAAACTCTAAAACAGGAGTCAGTGTAGGTGGACCGGAAGGTCCGATCAATGTAACCCTTAACTTGAATGGGCAAGTTATGACGCCCGCTCAATTTGAACAATTTGCAAATATGGTTGCAGCCGCATTGAAGCGACAACTAGCGAAATAAAGGAGGTTTAAGACTATGGGATTAGGACCAACACCCTCGTACTTAGCTAAGTATAATTCATATACTCTTCCCGGCTATGTACAACAGGAATCTTTTGATTCCAGTATGCGTATTGGTGACCATTACGCTCCATACGCTGATGGCTCCAACTCCGAAATATTGGGCCTCCAAAATAAAATGCTCTCCCTTACTCTAAAAGTATGGGAGCAAGATTATGCCACCTGTAAAGAGCAAGTCCAGCAAGCAGCCACAATGCTTCGCAGTAAACGTCAAGGATTTGCTCCATTGTATGTGCAGTATTCTGATAAGCACTACGAAGCATTGGTATCCTCAGTAAAGGTGGACAAAACCGCTGGGGATACCCCACGAATGCTGGAGTATCAGGTTGACTTCCAGTGCAAGCCTTGGCTCATCAGCGACTCTACCAATACGCTTACAGGTTCAAGTCTAGCCCGCGTAAGCACAAATCTTGTCACCACAGGCAGGACAATTACTGATGGTGGCTGGACCCCTACAACGATCACAGTAACTGGCAGTGATATTACCATCTCTGGATATACATTAGCAGGAGATTTTGCTGGATTCATCAGCGTATCTGGATCAGTCACAAATCTTGTCATCGACAGTGAGGGTTTCTCTTCTACTGAAGGAACCACTAACAGGAATGCTTACATGCGCTACGCGGATTATCGTGTATGGGTAGGGCCAGAAGAGACAACGTTCGTTGTCAGTGGAGCAACAGATATAACAATAGATTACCACGATAGATGGTATATATAGGAGGTGAGGTATCATGGCTGGTGGAGATTTAATTTTTGCAGACGGCTTTGATTCTGGATCATTAACTGGGTGGGTGGATGCTCTAGATGTATGGATCGCTGCGGGTTCTTCCAGAATATCGGGTAGTGGTAGTGGTCTATATATCAGTCGTACAAGTACATATTTTACTGCTAAGGCTGCGATCTATACTGATATTTTTGACTACACAAGTGAGTTTTTATTTGGATTTGCGTTTAAATTTGGAACCGTTTTGGATGAGATTGCCCTTATACATTTCATGGATGGAGCAACTAGAAATGATTGGGATACTGCTCAACTCTCTCTCTATATAAATAACACTGGAAAACTTGCATTTGGTAGATTCCACGGTGATTTTACCATAACTGTTTTAGCAACTGGAACTAGAACAGTTTCAGCAGGAGCATGGCATTATGTCGAAGGTAAAGTAAAAATTCACGCATCTACTGGGTATGTTGAAATCAAATTAGATGGTATGGAAGAGATTTCTATGACAACTAGCCTTGATACTACAAATACTGCTGCTAATGGTGCAAGTGTTATTGCTCTAGGGATGTCAGATTCAACTGGTGGAACTACTGTATCAATAGATGATTTTTATCTCTTTGATAATGCAGGAAATGGTATGTCCTATATGGGAGATATTCGTGTCTTGGACCTAGTGCCCACTTCTGATGGGGCGTCTTCTGATTTTACCCCCTCAACAGGCGTGGATAATTATGCAACAGTTGATGAATTACCCCCTGTAGATAGCGATTATGTTTATTCAAATGTTATTGGTCACAAAGATACATACGGACTCCAGAACCTACCGGCAAATGCTGCCGCTGTCTTTGCAGTCATGTATGTTACCAGATCATTTAAAACAGACGCCGGGGCAAGAACATTACGAAATGTTATGAGACAATCAGGCGTAGATTATGAACGGGCTGATAGTGATACGGCTATTACGCTAAATGCCTCAACAACATTTTATTCAGAGACTGCTAATCCTGCAACAACCGTTGCTTATACTGTCAGCGATATCAATGATAACGAATTTGGCTTCAAGTTACAAGCATAACTGTAATTATTAATACAATAATAATTTCAATACAATGAAGGTGGTGAGGATGTAATGGCTGTAGCCCACGACGCAGTTAGTAGTTATGGCGCTAGTATCGCCAACGTAGGCTCATTCCAGTGGACACATACGCCATCGGGAACACCAAAAGGTGCAATTGTCTTTGTTAGCGGGCAAAACTTAACAATGGCTGCGATAGTCGATACCGCTGTGACCTACGGCGGCGTGTCGATGACACAGATTCCATACACAGCCTTCGCCACCTCGACTGAACGTGGGTCCGTAACCGCTTATTTTCTTGCCAACCCCCCATCTGGGGCACAGACAGTTGTTGTTACACGAACTAACAACAATGTAACTACAAATGGTGTGTGTTGTACTGTTACAGCAGATAATGATGTTGTGGTGCCTACTTCGTTGGTTAGAACTGTTGTTGGTGCTGCAACGCCCTTAACTGGGGCAAGTTCAACTGGCAGTAGTACAGCCTCTAGTTGGTCTTCTCTTACAGATATTGGTGACGGATCGCCGGGAACAAACTCTCAGCGCTATCTGTCGGTTTTTTGCGGCTTAGGCGTACCCCCGACTGCGGGTACAAACGCTACAGTGGCATACTCCCACGATTTCGGAGCCTTGAGTTGGGTAGTCCTTCGGGAGACAACGCCATCGCAGGGCAATGTGACATTGGGTACCTCATCTATCACGGATGACCTTGCTGCGCTAGGGCTTGCTGTTAAGGAGAAGGGACTTGTTAGTAGTGTAGCCCAAGCAAATGCCCAAATCACCCAGACAACTCAAGTCTTAGCCTATGCTCAAGCAGAAGCCGTGATGCTTGGGGCTTCTATAAACCATGCCTTTGCACAGGCAGAAGCCTCCATTTTATCTCTTTATATTATTCAGGTATCTGCTCAGGCAGAGAGTAGTATTAAGAGTACGTATATAGGTGCAGCACAGGCTGGCGCTCATACTCTAGGCTACTATACAGGAACAGGACAAGCACAGGCATCTATTAAGACTGTATATCAGCAATATAGCCAGTCTAGTGCCTATATCTATATACGAAGTTACTCTAGTTCGCAAGCACAGGCAATTATTACCTATAAAAATAGTAGTTATGCTCAAAGTGCTTCTTGGATCAAAGGAACAGAAAATGCTGTTGCACAAGCCCAAACAAAATTAATAGGTTTAGGCTTACAATCTGCACAAGCACTGGCTTGGATGGCTGGTTCATATATAGTTGTATCTCAAGCACAGGCTTTTATTCAAAATGGTTTGGCAGTTTATCTTCGTGGTACAGCCAACCATAATACGGCAAGTAATTCTTTCACATTTGCTTCACCCTCTAACTTCTCAGCCGATGGATTGGCTATTATTGTTATAGCCTATGGTAATAATGGAACGGCTGGAGCCGACCCCAACTGCGTTGTTACAGACTCCTTAGGTAACACATGGACTGCACGTCATGTGACCGTAAATGATCCAAGTATTGTCGCTGGTGTTGGTACAGTTCTTAGGATCGTTACAACTGAGCAGAATGCTGGAATCATTACTACAGGTACAAATATAACATTGACCTTTGGTAATGGTGTACAGGCTAAAGCCCTTGCTCTCTGGGAAATCAAATCAAATAGGGGGATTCCAAGATACTATAGTACAGGAACAGGATCAACTGGTAACTCTACTACCCCATCTGTAACATCTAGTACAATAACTGTTGGGGATGTTATCATTGGTGGTGTTTCTATCAAGCGTGGAGAGGCACCGGCAACAGTTGATACTGACACGACAAACGGTTTGTGGTCAGCAGAGCAATCTACTTATGCTGGAGATAAGTCTGTTGTTTCTCAGGTTAAGTTACAGACTTCAAGTGACTCTACGCAAACATATAATCCTACGTATACAAATGCTGGCTATTGGGCTGCTGGTTGGATTTCTATCCGCTCCCTGCCTTATCAGAAATATGCACAAGCCAAAGCACATATTATATCTAGGGAAGTTTCAAGACCAGCACAAGCAGAAGCAACAGTAATTCAAGGAACACGCTATAGCACTCATGCACAGGCTCAGGGATCAATCATCCCTAACTTTAAGCAGTTTGCTCAGGCAAAGACCTCTATCAAGACATCTTATACAGCATCTGCTCAAGCCGCAGCAAAGATGTCTGTGTATGTTCAACATGCACAGGTTCAAGGATCAGTCCTTACTTATTATACGACATATGCACAAAGCGCTGCTGAAATCTCCTCCAAGATAAAAGTAAAATTTGCTCAAGCGCAAGCCTTGATGGAATATTCTGCTGTTTCCGCATTTGGAATCAGAGTCCTTGAAACACAAACATTCCCACAAGTAAACGTTACGGCACTTTCTCTTAGAATCTTAACAACACGTTCTACGTTCAGTTATGCAAACGTAACAGCAAAAATACAAAACCTTACCAACACTACTCAAATACATGCTCAGGCAAATGCCCATATAAAAATGGAAGCGCTGGTTGGGCTAGCACAAGCGCAAGCATGGTTACCCGTCTTTGCAGTTTCAAATATTTATATTAGAACGCTGTTTACAACATCTGATCCAGATGTGCGCGTAACTGCCGCTGGATTAAGAGTTCTTGTCAGTAGGGGTTCTATTGAAACTGCCCAAGCACAAGCGTTAATAGACTCTGGGATTAAAATTAAGGTTGCTCAGGCACATGTTTCAATCTACCGTACTCCGCATACCACATATTCAGAATTTGCACAAAGTCAGGCAATTATCAGGGCCAAGTATACTGCAAGAGCCAACGTAAGAGCATCGATCAAAAGAACTTCAGTCAAACACTCTCAAGCAAATGCGCTTATTTTCCATCCACAAGGTTTTGGACAAGCACGGGCAACCGTCAAGAAGGGCGGTACTGGTGTATTCGCTCAAGCCAGTGCTTATATGCGTCTATATGTTGGCTATGCTCAGTCACGGGCTTGGATAACAACAGGGATACTCAAGAGCGCTCAAGCAACTACTTATATACGACTTCCTGCTGGATACGCACTAGCACGAACAAGCATAAAAACAACATATCTTGGACATGCACAAGCCACAGGAGCGGTGCTGTTCTCTGGAATGTTTGCTCAAGCAAACGCTGACATTAAGCAAAAATATACCCAATCTGCACAAGCAAATGCGCTTATCAATTCTTATATTAAAGTTCAATTTGCTCAAGCACAAGCGGTTGTTTTCCAGATTATCATAACAAGTTTTGAATTAAGGGTTCTTGAGGTTGGAACGCTTCCAACCGCTGGAGTTTCTGCGATCTTCCTGCGAACACTTGTAAACAGGTCTACCTATAGAAGCGCACAATCTGCTGCATTGATCAGCAATATTTCAAAAGTTGCTTCTGGGCAGGGTGTGGGTTCTATAAGAACACATTATGCGCAATCAGGCCAATCGATGGCCTATATAAGTGCTTATGGAGTAAGTTACTTTGCTCAGGCTGAAGCAAGTATCCTAAAACTTGCTGGATATGGACAGGCACAAGCCTATTTACGTGCTTTTGATGTGGGGGCATTTGCCCAAGCACTTGCATATTCACTTGGTATGACATTTGTATACGGACAGGCACATGTGTATATACGTCCCTTGACGGGTTCTGCACAAGCAAACGCACAGATAAAATCCACCTCTACACCGCACGCAAATACACAGGCAATGATTGAGATTCAACGTAGAGGCTATGCACAAACAGAAGCATGGATATTGGACACTATCTCTATCTATTCTGCTACGGCACAAGCGCAGATTATCTATCGTATGTGGTCATCAGCACAAGCAATGACAGAAATCACACGCTATAAGTTTGGATGGGCTAATGCTCTTGCTCGTATTGCTGGTCAGGAGCATGGCAATGCTCAGGCTCTCATAAAAGCACCCTCTCTTGGACTAGCTCAAGTCGCTGCCTTTATTAAGAACAAATATACAACAATTATTTATAATAACTACCTGTTGCCGGGATATTTACAATCTAAATCTATGAATGATTCTACTAGAATTAAAATATCTGGAGTACCATACTTCGATGGGCAGGATTCTGAATATATAGGCTTGGAGAATAAGACAATCTCATTGAGGTTCAAATTAGTGGGAGATACACTAGATAGTATGAAAACTCAAGCTACAACGGCTTCTACGATGGTGTGGAGTGCAAGAACTCAATCTAAATTGTATATTCATGCATTGGATAAATATTATCTTGCAGTTCCAAAATCATTCAAGATGGAGCCTTCCGCTTCTGAGCGTACACTGGATTATAGCGTTGACTTCAACGCCCAGCCTTGGCTTTATAGCGACGTTATAAATACGATTACAGGAACAACCTCTTTAGTAACGACAGGACGTACCATCGTTGATGGTGTTGCTACTCCAGCAGTAGTGATTATCTCAGGAACAGATGTCACTGTTTCAGGATATACCTCAGATGGCTCATGTACAGGATATTTTGCTACCTCTGGTAGTGTTTCTAACTTGATTATCAATTCAGAGGAGTATTCAGCAACAATAAACGGAGTTAACAGAAACGATATTATGAGAAATCTAGACTATCAAATCTATGTGGGCCAGGGAATTACGTACTTCGATATAACAGGAGCCACTAGTGCAGAAATTTCTTGGAGGAATAGGTGGTAAATTATGCTTCAAATTAGACTGACTGATAGCGCGGGTAATAATCCGATCATTTTGGAGAAAGCAGATAATAAGATTTACAATAAAGCTTTGAGTTCTGCCGATGAGGGCATCTCTTTTGAGTACCCTAAAAATGACAGCAAATCAGCCTACCTTAATCCTTATGATTCTGCATCATATACGCGCCTGTGGGAAGTATGGAATACACGAACCAATAAGCGGCTTAATTTCGGTCCTATTACCACCATCTCAGATGGCCCAGAAGCCTACCAGGTGGACGGTGACGGGCGTTCTGCCCTGCTGAACGACTACTATACGTCGATTAAAACATTTTATGGAAGAATAGATTATATCGTGGAAGAAATGCGGTATGAGAATGTTGCTGTTTCTCCATCAAGTTCTGTCTTTATCCATAATCAAGACGAAGACGATGCCGATATGAATGCTGTTCTAGGTATGTGGGCTTATCCATCTAATACATTTTTGGGGGAAGATAGGTATTATAATATAAGCAAATACTCTAAAGATTTTATTATTGATGAGCAAACAGGGTATATTCCGCTAGGGAAGATAGAGCCACCTAGAACATTCTCAACCACAAGTGAATACTGGACTGGTGCTGGTCCCTTTGATGCTGTTCTTATAGATTTTGGTGCAGAATACGATATTTCCAGATTAAAACTTCTGTTTCCTTGGTGGGGAGGACCACAACGGGCAACCAATAGGACGTATGATTTCAAACTTGTTGGATACCCCGAAGGGAGTTGGAAAACGATCTATAATAGGGGTTTGGGTGATCCTATAGAATACTTAGACTCTTACTACCTATTAGGTGGTGTAAGTCGTATTGTAACTACTCCAGAGCGTCCCTATGAATTTTATGTTGGGACAACTGCAAGTGGCCTTGGAACACAGATAAACAGTTTTAATATTTTAGGTGGTTATCAAAGTCCTCCATCGATTCGTTACTTAAAAATAGAAATTCAAGATGTGCATGCGTGGTTTGGTACTGATAATGATGCCAAGGCTGCACATGAAGGTTACCCATATCAGTGTGAGCCTAGTTATCGCCCCGGTGATGATAGTTATTTTGGAAATAAGTTGGGGCTAATGACATATAAAAACAAAAATGGTGTTCTAAAAGAACGAAAAATTTCAGATGAGGTAATTAAGCCAAGCAATGATTGTAATGCTTCGGTTGTAGAATTAGGAGCTTATAAGGAGATTATCCCTAAAAATACTATTAAACCACTAGCATTGCAGCGAATTGACAACAATAGTATGCAAATTGAGTATAGTCATTATCCACGCGGCTCAGAAATGACAAAAATTACTATTGATGACAAACATTATCGTAAATTTGAACCCGGTACGTTTTTTAGGAAGTTTAAAATATCGTGGACTGGAGCAGATAATACCTACTATAAATTTTATAAGAAAGATTGCGATCAATGTTATCCAGATGGGTTCTCTTTTGGTGTTGTAGATGATGATAATAGTCTTATCTACTCTTCAGACAACTCCAGTGGTACAGATATCAACGTAAAAGGCAAGCAGTATACAAAACATATCCGAACAAGGGGTTCAAATACTTCAGAGGTCACTTGGGTAGATGCATGGAAAGGAATTACTGATCCTATGTCTTGGGGAGGAACGTATTCTTATTCTGAATATCAAAATGACTATTTTGTAGTGAGTTTCAGGGGAGAATCCTTAAAATGGTATGCAACGATACCAAGTGATAAAACCGGATCAAGAGTTAAAATTGAAATAAGACATAGACTTAACTCAGAATATAATAGAAGTTCTTCAAGTGTGGACCAACTTGTAGAAGATATACAATGGGCACTTGATCATAGCGAACCCTTACCACCTATTGAAATTGTAGATGGTAACCCACTATTTTGGAGTGACTGGACTGTTTTAGAGGCTGACTATCAACTACCCAATAATGTATCAAGTTCTGTAGTTTATGAAATCCCTTATAATGCTGGAATACTAGAATCTGAAACAAGTTATCAAATAAAGGTTACCTTACTTACTGATGGGTATTGTTCAATTGACTCGTTTGAGGGCTACTGGTCAGCCTCATTCACTGAATATAATGAGGATAGTTCCAGAATTGTACTCAGTAAGCCGGATGTTTTCAAGCAAATCTATAACAAGAAATTTACTGCTGGATCAATGTACAAATGGAATAAGCCGGGGGCTGCTGCTTCGATGCAGTTTGAGGGTGATCGTATCATCATTCAGTCAGCAAAAGGAAGGCAGCATGGAAAATTGACACTTATTTTGCTTACCTATGAAGATGGTATCAATGAGTATGATCCCGGTACAGAAAATCACGTATTCATACCTACTTCTAAAGGCGGTGATCCATCTGATGGGAGCCTCACAGTCAATCTAAGCACAGGTAAACGTGGTCAGGAGTTTGCTAACTTTATCATCTTCGATAGTAACGATATTTTCAGTGATGAGGGCGGACTTCCTTGGGGCAAGTACATGATGAAAATTATCTATACGCCATCTGAAAAATATACGGCTAGCAAGACAGATAATGGATCATCATCGTTCCAGTATCGTTGTCGTGATTGTGATGGAGAAACGGATGGCAAGACAACAAGCATCTATAGATATGTTTATCTGGATGCTATTGGTGTTCATGAGCGGGTTGGGGTATCAGTTAATTTTGAGCAGAAGCCTCATCTTGAAATTATTAAATCAATGGCAGAGGCAATCCAAGTTGAGTGGGATGCCGCAGAGTCTGGTTTGATCTTTGAGCCAAGACTTGGCATTGATAAGGATATTGCCTTACGTGAAAGTGAGAATACACTTGTTTCCTACCAGATCACAAATGATCTGAAAAAGGTAGCAACACGTTTACTTGCATACGGATCGTCTATTGATGGACTTGACTTATTTACTATTACAGAAGACAAGAAAACAAGGGAAGCATTCGGTCGAACAATTACCAGGCAGAATGACTTTAGGGATATTGCCAGTTATAGTCAACTCATAGGTTTGTCTAGAATGGAATTGAAGAGGCGAAACAAGCCAGAACGGAGAATAACCGTTACACACAGGGCAGAGGAACTTGATCTTGAACGCGGAGATTCCTTTATTCTATGGACAAAGAAATCAGGAAATCTAAGAGTTAGAATTGAGCATATCTCACGAAAGGAATCATCATCCTCAGGTACAACGTTTGATATGGAGTGTGTGGAATGGCCTCAGATCAGTTAAATGAAGTTGGAAAATACATCAAAAAAAGTAGAACAGATGCAGATTATGCACTGAAAAAGGTACGCCCCAATCGTCCAACGGTAGAGCGCACACGGGATATCTTTGATATAGACATCCCATTCAGTATGCAATTTGAAGTCAAAGACACCCAGAAGAGCATTTCCCTTGATCTGGAATTTAATAAACCTCCACCGCAAAGCAATTGTTTTTCTGATATTGACTGCCCGCGAGGTACGTGTGAGACATTCACACTTTCTGCTGGAGAACATGAGATAACATTAGCATATGGTATTCACCCTATTAATGAGTTATTTCAAGTTTATGTCAATGGACAACCTTGGGCTACATCACAGTACGCTATACTTTCAAAAGGTGGCCTAGACACACCAGCAACAGTATTAGTTGCAAATCTTCCTCTAGCCTCTAATACAGTAGTTATCTGCTATATGATCTACTGTCTTGGTGAACTTTATACCGGTCAGGCATTTGGTGCTTTGCTTAGAAGTAATCATACTGAATGGGAATGGAATGGTGATCAACCACCGGCAGGATGGTATCCAGAACCAGCAATTGGTCCAGTTCATTATGAGGGTAATACTATCGTTATTGATCAATCAATATATGCACGGGTTGAGGCATATGCCAACTACGCTCTTGCTCCCGGTCGATGTACAACAGACTGGCCTCCCGGTGGGTGTGACTGCGGGAGAGGGGTAATCATTAATGTTAGTCTTGATCCATTCGTAAGCGATACTCTTAGATGGCCGTGTGGTTTATACTATGTTTCTGGTGATTGGCATTATGATCAATATATGTATCTTCCAGCAGGAACACGTATTAGCGGCTCTTTTAGTATGCCAAGTCCACCAGAGGTTGGGGGTTGGGGATGGCAGTGGTGGGAAGTCAATGAAAGTTGGGTCAGGGTAGGAAGACTTCGAACGTACTTTCCAAATGAGGGCGGCTCTAAAGGTGTATGGGGGTATTGGGACGGAGCAGAGGCTTGTACACAAGGGGATTGTGTTTAAATGGATACTGTGAACGAACTAGGTAAATCTCTTAATAAAATAGCCAAAAACGCTAAACAAGCCGTTGAAAAGCAGTCGGCTGAATACCCCATGACTGAAACAGTTCGTGATATCTTTGACAGCATTGTCGCATATAGGGCACACTTTTTTGTTCCAAGAAAAGGAATGAGTATTACGACTGATCTTCAATTTGAATTACCGCCCCCATTGGGATCGGGTAATTGTTGTGGAGATTGTTTCTGTACTGCTTGTGAGGTATATTCAACATCTGATTTTGCTGACTACGTGGGGTATACTTCATATCCCTATTTACCGGGGACATTGAGAATAGTTGATTCCCATAAACCACTTAATTCAGCAGTAAATGAAACTGATCCCGCTTCTGGTATCTTTACCTTAGGGTATGATCCAGATACTTCAAGTAGTTCTTATGTTTTATATGCTTGTTATATCTATCAATATGATGGACATTGTACTACAAATCCTACGGAACCAACAGAAGTTTTAATTTATGGTCAAGGAATGGCACAAATTTCATAAGGAGGTGAAGGTATGGCAGCAGTTTACCCTACAGGAATACGGGTTTATATTGATGAAGAAGATGTTACGTATTGGATATTTGGTTCAGATACAATCGAAATCAATGATCTTGAGTATAGATTCCAAGGGATTGACCTATCCCCCTTCTGTGCAGAGCCGGGGGATCATAAATTAGAAATCACCTGTGATACAGGTGTTGGACGTGTTGAAGCGAGGATTCAAATAGAATGAAAAGCGATGCATACGTATTATTCACGGCAGAGGCTGAAAAGGCACGACAAGCATACGCCCAAGGTAAACGGATAGCCAAGCCTACAACAAAACCACAGTATGAACTACTAAATACTGTAAGTTTAGTTGAAGCAGTCCACTTTGCCCAGAAAAATGGCTGGAAAGATAAGAAAGTTCAAGTCAAATCTTTCAGAATCAACGATACTGAGATGGAATATATCGTAGAACCCTTCGAAACGGACTGCAAGTGCCCCAATCTGCTACGCTATGACGATTATTTTGGTGGGGGAGAATAGACACCTATAGTAAGGAGAAGGTTAGTGAAGATTTTCTATGTGGGGGATAGCCCCACAGTACCGACAGGATTTGGACAGGTGAGCAAGAATTTGCTCAGGCGTTTTATGGAACGGGGATACGAAGTCGAGGTTATGGGCATCAATAGTTTTGGTGAACCATATGACCGAGAAGAATTCCCCTATAATATCTGGCCGTGTGACAAGGGACCAATAGAGATGCTGTATGGCTACGCCAAAATGTGGCATATCGCCTCAAGGGTGAAGCCTGACATCATCTTCTTTTTGAATGATCCTTGGGTGATTGAACGCTACCTAGATCACAAGCCAGAAAGTTTTGCTGATGCCCATGTGAAATATATTGCATACTATCCGATTGACTCAGGACCGCTCAAGCCGCACTGGGCTAAGATGCTTACTGAGAAGTTTGATGCACAGGTATGCTACTCTAATTTTGCTGAGCGCGTCATCATTGATGCCAACGAAGGAAAGAGGCCGGATAATCTGTACCAGATTTATCACGGTGTGGACACCAAGACATTCTTTCCTGTGGTGCAGGGACTCGCCCGTGCCAAGTTGGGACTTCCCCAAGATGATTTCATTGTAGGCATGGTGGCCCGCAACCAGTACAGAAAGCGCTTTGATATTTTGATAAAGGCTTTTGCTGAGTTTACAAAGAATAAAAAGAATGTACGCCTTTATCTGCACACAGCACTAGCCGATGTAGGGTTTGATATCCTTGATATTGCCAGACAATTCAACCTAGATGATAAACTTATTCTCACCGAGGATATGCGATTACCTGAGGGTGTACCTGACTGGCAGTTGAATCTGATCTACAACACGTTTGATGTGAATGTTCTTCTAAGTTTAGGTGATGGATTTGGACTACCTGTAGCAGAGTCTATGGCCGTAGGATGTCCTCAACTTGTATCGGATCACTCCTGTTTGAAGGAGTTAGTAGACGGGCATGGTGGGTTAACTGTCAAGACTGCAACTTGGCTGCTCAATGTTTCAGGTATCAACACATGGGGTGGTGTACCTGATGTGGATGATGCTATTGCAAAGTTAGAATTACTCTACGATAATAGAGCTCTCCGTGTAAAGATGGCCGAGGATGCTTATCATTTCATTACGCAGGATAAGTTCAATTGGGATCATATTGCAGACCAATTTGATGAGGTCATCCGCAAGACGGCTCATATACTTCCCCGTACTTTGGCGGGGGTAGGAGCGGGTTACTAATGTACCAGATTACGTGGAAGTCTTCACCCAACAAGTGGACAGGCAGGAGTGGGTACCAGCCTATTGCGATTGTTAATCACCGCATGGTTGGATACCTACCCGGTACTGATGCTACTTTTTTAAATCCTGATAACGATGTATCCGCACACTTTGGCATAGGCTATCGAACAGCAGGGGGACCCGTTCGTATTTCTCAATACGTCGATTTGTCTGATAGTGCTTGGGCTAATGGAAACTATGATCCCTCAGGAGGATGGCCGCTAGTAAAAAAGACTGCGGCTGGAACAGTTATCAATCCTAACTACTATACTATCAGTATAGAGCATGAAGATGGTGGACCTAATGACGGTGTAGTAACCCAGGCTGTAAAGGATGCATCCTGCTGGCTACAAACTATCATGTTATCAGGTGATATAGATTTGATGCGCTACGTTGGTATAGCGATACGGGATGTGGCTACGGCTACAGCACTAAAGGCTCTACCGCCGGCGCAGGAAACAATCATTGATCACAATAGAATATCAGGTAAACTTAAGCCCTACTGCTGGCGACCGTACAAGAATGATACGGGCGGATTTCCAGCATGGCAACCAACGTTAATTAAACAATTACGAGGAAGCGAAATGGCAATACAGGACACTCTAGCACTGCTGGAGCAACAGATCACAGAGTTGGAGAACCAGCGCAACGCTGCTGTTCTTGAGGCAGCACAGTCTAAAAGTAAACTTGACTCAGCAAAGATAATGGCTGATCAAATTGATATCAAGTCATCTGAAATTAACAGTCTTGCCAAGCAGATCAAGGCTTTATAAGGGGGTGATGATAGTTGGCTTTACCGCACACAAAGAATATCTTTGACTATCCGCCCCGGTTTCAATTCGGGCAATCAGGGGCACCGTGCAACGGTCAATCATGTTGCACAGATACTTGTATCCAGATGATAGTAGATTTCTACAAGGATGATCACAACTCCTTGGCAGAGATTCGACGCAAGGCACAGAATAAATATGCATTCGATGAGCGTCCATGCACTGGCATCAACCACCTTGAAGCGCTTAATGCACTATCCCAGTATGGCTTAGGACATTACAAAGCTGGCTTCGGTGTTGATGCCGGCGATGTATGGAATTATGTTGCTACTGGACCTGTACTTGTAGGTGTCTGGTACGGAAGTTATCCGAATGAGCATGGATATTGTGGTGGGATAAAAGCAGAATACGAGGGCAGAACTGACTGTGGATTCAGAGGAACCCATGCTGTTCTTGCAATAGGGCGACGTTGGCATAACGGGCATCGTGATATCTATGTACGTGACCCAGATCATAACTCTCCGTCACGACCAGAGCGACCCAAGTATGATATCGTTCGTCTTCCTGACTTGAATAGAGCAATGCGGAATATTGTTCCGTATTCACCATTCACGAATACTTATGCAATTTACCCTACACGAAGAAAATAGGAGGTTATTATGTCATTGTTTGGTTGGCTAGAAAAGATTCCTTTCTGGCGTGATCTACCGTACCCAACAAAAGGAGCGCTGCTACGAGCCATGAAGGCTGCACTGTCAGTGTTTGTTGGTGTCTTGGTTGCAGCTTTAGCTCAGGGGATTCTTCTTCCACCTGAGTCAAGTCCTTGGATTGTTCTCATTGTTACTGCTGTATTGCAGGGTGTTGATAAATTCTTGCGCGAGCAGCAAATTGCAGCAGAGGCGGATGCAAATCCCGGTCCTCTCACAGATAATCCCACTCCGTAAGATGGAGACTACAACGGGGCTGAGTGCTTTGTCCACTTGGCCCCGTTTTTTTTCTTTTTGACTTGAACCTAGGGGGTCCAACTCGTTATAATATTTAGAGTATATAGAGTATGTATAGTATATACTCTATAATGCTCAGAGCATAAGGAGTGGTGCCGTTGCACGAATCTAGTCCGATTTGAACCTAGCAAGCACGTTTTGCTACTTTAACCCTAAGCCCATTGTCCCGGCTGTCGGGACAGGCCAAGTATAGCACACAGGAGGCCAGATATCTGGATGATGACGTAGACATTTATAAGACCTGTGTTTTGTGCAATCTCTCAAAGACCTTGGATGATTTCCACCGCGCAAAGCGAAACAAGTACGGTCGGCGCAACTACTGCAAAGAATGCGACCGAAAGGTTAGAGATAAGAAAATTATCCTACCTCCCCGTGGTGAGCAAACACCCTATACAAAGGAACAGAAGAAAGATTGGAATCTTAAGCGTTCCTATGGGATTACACTAGACCAGTTTAAAGCAATGAGTTTATCCCAACAACACAAGTGCGCAATATGTCTTGAAGAAAAGAAACTTTATGTAGATCACGATCACTCAACAGGCGAAGTCAGAGCATTGCTCTGTAATACTTGTAATAGAGCCTTAGGTTTTCTACATGAGGATATAGACCTTATGCAACGCGCCATACAGTATATAAGGAGTTTTTAAATGCCGTTCTCTGAAGAGCCTAGAACATATAGTGAGACTAGAAATCGTACCAGCACTAGTTACGTTAAGTTTTCTCCTGATTACCGAGTAGTTCTGAGGATTCTTGATAATAGAGCGAAAGTAATCTGGAAGCATTGGCTTCCTATGGCAAATGGCGGCAAGGGATTTGCTGTCAATTGCCCTAACACTTCATCTCAGGTACGTCCTTGCCCCATCGAGAAGATGCTGGAAGGACTTGCTCAGGATGACCCCAAGCGAAGGGAGTTAGGCTCACGCAGACGCTTTGTCGTCAACGTGCTGGATCGCACCCCGCATACCGTTTGTGATTCCTGCGGGAATACTACCCCCGGTAAGAAGTGTCAGTTCTGCAAGGCTGATGTTTCTAAGAATGAGTTTGTTCCGCTCAACAAGGTCAAGATTCTTGAGGGTGGACCTGAGTTGTTCAACAAGACTCTTAACCCGATTGAGAAGATGTATGTCGAGGATCATGGTGTCAACATTGATGCTTATGATCTTGTCTTTATGACGCAGGGTGTTGGTCGTGATCGTCAGATTGCTGCTAATCCTCTGAAGGTTGAGGAGTTGCCTGAGGAGGCATTCCTTGATGAGAATGGTGAGCGCCAGAAGTTGTTTGATCTGGAGATGCTTGCTGAGCCTACCAGCATCGAAGAGATTGATATGTACCTTGCTGGTGCAACAATCAAGGAAGTCAATGACGCCCGTGGGGTGAAGTAGATGGGGGTTGATTGGGATGCTCATCTAGTATTTGGATACGATCTAGGATTTCCTGATGAGGTTATACCCTACGACGAAGAGCCATCTTGGTATGATCCTGAAGATGATGATTTACACCAGCAGTTGAATGATGCTTTGCTAGATAAACTTGCAGGATTCTCAGATAAATGGACTAGGGAGGATACAAGTTACTGGGAACGAAGGAGCAGAGCAGAGGCTAAAATAGGCGTTGAAATATGGAATTATTGCTCGCTCTATGAGCGTGATTCCGCAGGACTTATTCTTGGGACTAAAGGATATCGAGCCTCAGAGGATGAGGTTGCAGAGATTACATCCGAAGACCTTGTTATTGATCCTGAATGGATTGAAAGGTTGGATAATGCGATTGCTGCCCTTGGTTTGAAGCCTAAGAATAGTAAACCCGCGTGGCTACTGTGCGCTTTAATGAGTTAAATATGGAGGATTGATGGAGCAAGCGAAGCCCCTCTCACGATGGCGCTTCGAATTGCAGTCCATAGGAAAGCGACACTGGCCGGTATTCTACAGGGAATTCCTTGGAGTACCGGCCTCTTCCATTCCTAGGCTGTATAAGGCTCTGAATAACTACGGATTCTGGCCTTTGTTTGAAGCCATTGTGGAGTCAAGTGATAGAGAGTTAACCGGCGATCCCCTCAACTATGTGATCGCTGTAGCAAAAAATAAGTGGAAGGAAAAGGAACAGGAAAGCGAGACAGACGAAGCCTATCTGTCAGAGATTGATGCGGCTAAACGCCACAGCCAGCAGCGTAATGAGGAGTTGGCGCGCAAGTTGAAGAAGGTGAAAAAATGAACGAGAGTCTGTGGTGGATTGTCATGTTCTTTGTGTTTGTAGGATTAGCCAATCTAATGGCTGCTTTAGGAAAACCTAAATGAGATTGCTTGATTTGTATTGTGGAGCGGGGCTGGCGGCAGATGGTTATGCTGCACTAGGATTTGAAATTACTGGTGTGGATATACGACCCCAGCCCCACTATCCGTATGAGTTTATTCAAGGGGATGCCTTAGAGTATCTAAGGACTACTGACTTGAGTCAGTATGACATTATCCATGCCTCCCCGCCATGTCAGTTGTTTACAAGAGCAAAGCATCTGCGCACAGCGCAGGGTAGCAAAGCAAAAGAAAAGATTGACTTGCTAACACCTACTTTAAGCGTGCTTGCTGATCTCCCTATTCCTTGGGTAGTAGAAAATGTGGAGGGTGCCAAGAGCATTATGCCCTCCGATAGCGTGCGCTTATGTGGGTCCTACTTCCGTCTTGATGTGCAACGCCATAGGTTATTTGCTTCCAACATGGAAATCATTGGGACTCCTTGTGAGCATTGGAGATTTCCTATTGATAGGGAGAGCCTGAGGCCACGACCTTGGGGAGTGTATCACGTACCGGGTGACTCTATCCCTAAGGGTGGACGAACAGCAAGAGATGCTGCCCATGCACAGGAATTGATGGGGGTTGAACGTAACCTTCCTTGGGATTCCCTCAAAGAAGGATTCCCTCCTGCTTATACTTCATGGATAGGTGCATGGATTATTACTAATCATTACTTGGGAGGTTAGATGACGAATCTAGTACCCTTTAACGAGGATTTTGAACGCGCAGTAATCATTGCGGTTCTCTCTGACCCGATGCTTCTGCCTAGGGTCAATCAAATAATCAACGCTGATGATTTCTTCAAGTCACAGAACAAGGAGATTTTTTCAGCCATCGAAGAAGTCGGGGTGGATAACCTTGACTCTCTTACTGTTGAAGATAAATTAAAGTCCGATACCAAGGACTACTTCAAGAATCTAGTTGAGGATTCCAGCCGCTATCTGCCCAGCATGAGCAACATCATGTACTACGCCGATACTATCAAGGGCAAGGCAAGGATGCGGGCAGGAATTGATCTTGGTAGAGATATTGTAACGCTCTGCTATAACCCAGAGATGGATGCTGATGATGCAATGCATCAGTTGGAGCAGAAATTCTCTACCTTCTTGCAGCAGAAGGTGCTTGACAATGTAACTGAATCAAGCACAGAAGCATTCAAAGAATTCTATGCCAACCTAGGCAAGCATGCCTATGATCCCAAGGCTGTGACGACTGGCTATCAGGCTATTGATCTGATGCTGCACAGACTTGAAGGATTGATTGTATTGGCTGCACGCCCAAGCGTAGGCAAGACGGCACTTGCAATCAACATCACTCGCAACGTTGCTGAGAAGCACAAGGTCTTGTTCTTTTCACTAGAACAAACCAGAGAGCAAATCTTTGAGAGAATGCTCTCAATTGAGAGCGAAGTAAACCTTGAGGACATACGCACAGGAGCCTTCCTAGCCAGTCCACAAGACACGCAGAGGCTCGATAGGGCCAAGGATAGTCTCTTGGTAGCCCTAGAGAATATTCATGTTGATGAACAACCGGAAATCCCTACGTCATATATCTCTAGCGTAGCACGCCAGAAGAAATATGAATGGGGGGAGATTGGATTAATTGTAATTGACTATCTGCATATTGTTAAACTGAATAACAAACAGGTAGTTGATGCGCTGGGTGATGCCACCAAGGAGATTAGAGCCTTGGGCAAGGAGTTAGGATGCCCAGTTATTCTATTGGCACAGCTTAAAAGATTAGATACTAACGATGCTAGCGGTAAGAGAAAGGCAAATCGTAGGCCCGACCTAACCGATCTACGCTCATCTGGAGAGATCGAACAGTCAGCAGATGTGGTTATTTTCCTGCATAGAGAGTCATATTATGAGCAAGCAGGACTAGCCCCAGATAATGATGTAGTAGAGGTTATTGTAAAGAAGCACAGAAATGGCCGGCAAGGAATTGCTACCCTTCAATGGCTTCCACAGTATGTTAAGTTTAAAGACTTATAGTAGGTGATCTATGGTGGATAAAGAGTTTAAATTATATGATGAAGCTCCAGGATTTTGGTTATATATTGCCCTGTCTCTTGCTGCTGATGTGAGCGAAAATCCACTGTTATCTGCTAAGAGTCCTTACAGTAAATTAGAGCGGTATAAGTACGATCTTTATACCACTTTCAAGGAAGCGGCTGAATCATATAATAAGCGCTCCAAGCGAGGTAAATACATTGGGTAGACTAGTAAATTCAAAGAGGAAATTCGTATGCACTAAATGTCAAGGACAGCAGATGGTATGGGAGGGGAAGTGCCGGTCATGCACGGCTATTGGTACGCTGGAGGAAGTGAATCTGACAAATGTACGGACAAAGAGTACCGAAACAAACGAGCAGCGACGGCTTAGACGACGCTCTAAGGATTCTGAGAGAGGAATTGCTAAGCGAATGGTCGCAGCAGATGGACCCGATCCATCCTTTAGTAAGATCGCTTCTAGCACGGGGCGTATTGGGCATATATCTAACATACGTGTTGATGCTGTTAGTAGAACCTACGTAACAGAGAATAAGAACAGGAAGATGCCTACGTGGCTGATTCAAGCGTGGGTACTAATTAATCAGAGGGGTGAAGATTTCCAGAAGAACGTGCTTCTGCACATTGATCCGCCCAACATGCCCAGAGATTATCAGTCTCAGGGTATGAAAAAGAAACTGGACACGATGGCAATCATCACGCAGTCTCGCCATGAAGAATTGATCCGCAAAGAAAAGGCTCTAGGTGAGTTGGAAAAGATTCTTTTTACCGATGTGAAGGACGCTGCCAAACTGGAACAGGCCCAGAATTTGTTCATCTATGATGAATTGGACAAGACGCCTTGACCCTCGGGAGGGCAGATTAGTACAATCAAGGCATGATCTGCAACACCCCCTTAACAGAGCCGCAACCTTCGGACAAAGCAGTGGGGGTATCGGGGGCGACAAAGCAGTGTCACATGGCCTATATCGAAAGGTATAGTCGCCCACTATCGGAGGATGGATGGAAATTTGTGACGACTTTTGGGATGAGTTTTTACGATGGGCTTTGGCGTTCAATAAGGTAAAAAAGGACGCGGATATCTACGACGTTTTTGACTGGATTCGTTCTCGTCAGCCGGGTGCTTCTCCTTACTCTCCCACATTCCTTGAAAAAATTGACAAGGAGATTGAAAAGGAGTTGGGTCCGTGGACATAGAACAATTGATAGAAGAAATCCGTGGGTATCGGCAGCAGTTGAACGTTGAAAGAGAAGGCGAACATCTCTACAGCAACTATCAGGAAGTGATGGCTGTCATGTGGAGAGTGTCGGAAATACGTGAGGAGATTTCCTATCTGGAGTTACTAGGAACAGCAACACCACAGCAGCGTAAGTTTCGTACCGCTATCTTGGACCCCTTTATTGACAGGCTCCATGATATGGCAACGTTTGAGAGTAGAAAGATTACCGCAAAAGGTATTGAAGCAAAGGTGGACAGATGACGGAGTATTACCAGCATCTCAATGATGCCCTCAAGCCTAACAATAGTGAGGGCATTCTTGAAGAGTGGGAAGTTGAAGCAATCATCATCTCGTTTGTTGGAAAGCGGGGGGAAGATGGAGCATCAGAGGAAGAAATCTTTCAGGTTATCAAGTGGTGCGAGGAGATGCGTATTGGTGCCGAGTTAGTCAACCTTGTTTGCAAAGGTATCGTTGATATCAATCTGAAGGATGGCGAACCAGTATTTAGTGCTACGCCTGAGGGGCTGGAAGCACTCAAGCAGGAAGAGGAGAAGAACAATGGCGCATTTAACTGAGATGTTTTATAGCGATGACGAGTTGGATACTACCATTATCTTTAATGGTGCCCTGACAACGGCATTTGTTTCTAGCCGCGAGTTGGGTGTCTATGCAAAGGGTAATGCGAAGCATAATTCTGAGGATGCTTACAACCAGCAAGTTGGTATGGACCTTGCTGTTGCTCGCGCTCGATCTCGCCTCTATAGCAAGATTGCAAAGCGCTTGGCGCGATGAATAGACCCACGTATAGGACTACGGATACATCCTTTGGATGCCTAGGATGCCTAGTTATCTGGGCTATCTATCTAGGTATTGCGGGTGTAACTATAGCGTTTTTTGTTTGGGTAATTGTTACGGTACTAAATTTTTTGAATGTACTTTAAGGAGTGATTTAATGTGCCTCTTAATCCCGCTAAATTAGGAGAGAAAACATATAGGCGTCAATTCAAACTTATGAACCGTGTCGGTCAATTAGGTCGGCAGGGAGTACACGGGCCGGTGGAGAAAAGTGAGAAGAGGATACTTAATGCACACCTTGCTAAGTCGAAGGCGACTACTAAGAAGCGCACTTCGAAGGGGTAGATAATGAGGGTAAAGATTGCCAGTACATCTACTTACTATGAGGCAATGATTCTGCGCAACGAGTTGCAGGAGAAGTATCCAGAGAAGACTTTCCAGATTAGGAAGACTGACAAGGGCACACGTTTTGTTGTGACTGAGCGAGTATTCACCAAGACTGAAAAGGGTAAGAAGCATGGCAATTCTTTCTGAGATTACCTACAACCGCCTTGCACGCAGCAAGGATATTGCGTATCTTCTCCTGCTCAATGACTATAATGAGTCGGTCAAGACAGGCAAGTTGGTGACCTTGAAGCATACCACTACTAAAATCAAGACACGTTGGGAGACTGAGGATTCGTCTAATACCTCCCCCTTCACGTATGCAGCACTCATCATTGGGACCAAGAGTGTTGTCATCTCAAGCATCCGTCCCATTGAGCGGACTGAATACGGTTACATGGATTTAGAGTATGACAGCCTCTGATAAAATCCCGCTTGAAGTTGAAACAGAGATGCAGATCATAGCCAACATGCTTGACTACAGTCAAGATTATAACTGGCTTGATCCTAAAGTATATGATATCGTCATCTCTGACGCATTAAAACTTATCAAAGCAGCAACATATGCTCGCTTGGAGGTAATGAAAAAGCAGACCTGAAAGGTGTGATTATTTGAGACACATATCCTACAGTTTCCTTCACTTACTGGCTTGCCCCTATGCAGCCTTCCTCAGATACGAGGGAGCCATACGGGCACCAGCAAATGAGTACCTAGCGCTTGGAAACGCTCTGCACCTTGCACTTGAGTTGTCCTATAAGAAAACAGGACAGTTTGATGCGCAAGGTGCAGCATCTATTTTTACTACAGAGTTTCACCGTCAGATTGATGACGAGGAAATCTTTATTGGCTATCCTAAGAAGAAAAAGATGGAAGCAGAGGGCATCAACATGCTTGCCCTCTATGCACACGATGTTGAGTCAGGGAAAATCCCTGCCACTCCCTTGGACCATGAAGTAGAATTCAAGATACCGTTCAAGGATATCTATATCGTGGGCCGGATAGATAAGGTAGAGTTTGATCCTGCTATTGGCTACGATATTATCGACTATAAGAGTGGGAGTCAGGAGCCTGACCCTTGGTTCCTTCGCCACAATATCCAGTTAACTGTGTATGCGTGGGCATGCTTAGAGTTATACGGAGAGTTGCCCCATCGAGTTAAGTGGCATCATCTCCGCAATGGAAAGATTCTTGAAACAGAAAGGACAATGGAAGATATCGAGGATGTGAAGGTGATGATCTCCAACGCTATCTTGATGGATAAGAAGGAGATCAGGCACAGAATCTTCCACGATCAGATTTGTAAATGGTGTGACTATCGTGGCCCCATCTGTGACGACAAAGGTTTGGAGGAAAGGATTCTCAGTGAACGAAAAGCAAAGCGTAATTGAGGGGCTGATACCAATTAAGCATGTTGAACCATACTACAAATTAGCGCTTAAAGAAGCGCAGCAATCTCCATGTGTCCGACGCAAGTACGGTGTGGCGATTGCATTCGATAACCTTCAAACAGTAATCACCCACAATGCAAGAGTAACCCGTGCATGTAATTCAGCCTGTGTAAGAGAACGCTATGGCATAATACATGGATCACAAACTGAGTTAGGCGCAGAAGTACATGCTGAACAGGCTGCACTCATCGAGGCCAAGGGTAAGGGACTTGCCTTTGTATTGGCCGGGTGGAAGGGGGAAAAAGAGTTAAAGGGTGTCAATGTATACCCTTGTCTAGTCTGTGCACGAATGATTAAATATGCAGGATATCTCTGGGTTTATATTAAGAACGAGACAGATCAAATTACTCCTGTGAGTATTTATGAAATCATTGAGTACCGTGAGCAAGAATTAGGGCCGGTGTATGAATAATTATTCAATCAGATTCATCGATGTTATCCCTGACTTTGCTACCCAACTGGGTATCAGTAATCTTGGGTACATGCATGTAGCAGTTAGACAGGCGGAGTATTATGGGTTCAATGAACTTGCAGAGTGGCTACAAACCGTCGAAGACAGGCTCAAGCGGGCAATCGAGGAAGAATGGAATGCGGAACCCTTCGATAATGCTACCGACTCCAACACTTGGTAACGTGCCTGTAGGATATCGACTGGCTTTCTACGGCCCGATGTCCTCAGGAAAGACTACCTGTGCTGACTATCTGGTTAAAAACTACGGTTATATTAGACTGTCCCTTGCTGACAAACTCAAGGCTATTGCTTACGAGTTGTATGGGGTGCAAGGAAAAGATGGTGATAACCGCAAGATTATCCAAGAGTTAGGGGACCGTCTACGCTCATTTGATGATGACGTATTCACTAAGTATCTCTTAGCCACAGTCAGAGAAAGGTATCCTTACAATAAGGTTGTTATCGATGATCTACGTCTGCCAAGAGAAGCACAACTACTTAAAAAGAACGGCTTTTATCTGGTACAAGTCCAATGCTCCGATGAGGTGCGCCTCGACCGGATCAAGGCTCTCTACCCACGCCTCCCAGCAGCCCCACAGAGCCACGGTACGGAAGTCGCTTGGCTCCAGATACCTCCCCACACGGTAGTCAAATCGGAGGAACCCGCAGACTTATTTGCTCTTGATAGTTTAGTAGCGGGGCTAGACTAAGTATGCGAGTTGTTTTAGTAGGTACCAAACAGACCCCACGAACGGCGGTTGCGCGAGAGTTAGAACGAGCCTACAAATTCAAGGTTGTAGGAATGCTAGATGCGGTGGAGAGGATTTACCGCATCATCTATTTTAATAACAAGTGGAACCGTGTGCGATGGGAAAAGACTGTCAAGATTTATGATGCGCTCTACGAGGTTGATCCTGAGATATGGATTCAATACATGGAGCGCAGACTCAGCACATCGACTCAGGATATTGTCATTCCCGATGTTAGATATGTTGCTGAGTTAGACAGGCTGCGCAATCTTGGTTTTACTGTTGTGCGTGTACGAGAAGAGGGGGGCACCTCTGTTCCACACCCCGGTAAATCATTGCTGGATGCGGGAGAGGGTACCGTTATTGTCCATGAATACTACGGGAAGTTGCCTGTAGACTTCGGAATCTCGTTTGAAAATAGAAAAAACATGGTCGAAAACGTAAGTTATTTAGTTTCTAAGTTGAAGGAACGGTAGTAAGTCTTGTATAATCACTCTAGCCCCTAATTACATAGGAGACTAGAGTGAGAAAGAAATCAGCACACCTGACGAGACTTATGATCGAGGGTATCAGTAACTATTCTCCCTACAAGGGAGGGAGGCTCAACTACATCAGAGAGTACGACCCTGATCCCAACATCAATGTTGATCTGACTACCAAGATCGATATAGACCGGGCAATTGATATCCTCTACAGGCGCAAGGAATTATCTGATCAAGAGATACAGATGCTTCGCTACGTCATGGCTGATGGACGATTGTCGCGTCGTGACATATCAAAGATGATCCAAGAAGAGGAAGGCTACTACGTAGACCAGCGAACCATATCAAGACGATTGGAGACTGCCTACTCAAAAATCTCCAAGTTTCTTGGCTTTGAATACAGCGACAGTCGTATCTTTAGAATGGTGGCTAAACAGATGGGCCGTCCCTACCCATACATTCTATCTGATGATGAGATAGACAAGATACAAACGATAATGGAGAGGGTTTAGATGCCGAGAGGAAGACCTAGAAAGGTTCCCGTTGTTGAGGAGCCAGCACCAAGCACAGTGCAACAGATTATAGCAAAGGTGATATCAGAAGAGTGTGGTATCCCTGGCTGCATGCCTAAGTTTCATCTTACAGAAGCAGCCAGAGTTATAACAACCTTAGAGCAAGCAGGATATACAATTGGAAAGACCGCTACTTCTTGATCTATTCTGTGGCGCAGGGGGCGCAGCAAGAGGTTATGAGCAAGCAGGATTTGAGATAGTAGGTATAGACCTATACCCACAAAAGCATTATCCGTATGAGTTTTATCAAATGGATGCGCTAGATGCACCCAGTCTTTTTTCTGATTGGAACATTAAAGTTATACATGCTAGCCCCCCGTGCCAAAGATACAGTGATCTTGCCAAGCGAAATAAAAACGCTGACCAATGGCCTGATCTAATCCCTCAGGTGAGGAAAGAGTTACAGGCTTCGGGATTACCATACGTCATTGAAAATGTGGAGGGCGCTCCGCTAATTGATCCTTTGCTGCTATGTGGAGTTAGTTTTAAAAAGCTACGAGTCATTAGGCATAGATTATTTGAGTCTAATATAAAATTACATGGACCAGAACATCAAAAGCACCCACTGGTCTTTACTAAAGATAAGCGCAAGAATCACTATGGAAAATTAAATGAGTGGGATTCATATGTAATGGTAAATGGTGGTGGCAACTGTTCCGTAGCAAATGCACGGGATGCGATGGGTATTAACTGGATGACAAAGAAGGAATTAAACGAAGCCATTCCTCCTCAGTATACCAAGTATATTGGTGAACAACTTATGAGAGCGCTATGAACGTATTAGTTGCTTGTGAATTCTCAGGTGTAGTACGGGATGCCTTTATTGCTAAAGGGCATTCTGCTATATCATGTGATCTACTTGATACGGAGAGTCCCGGTCCTCATTACGTAGGTAATATCATGGACATTATTGATGATGGTTGGGACCTAATGATCGCCCATCCTCCCTGCACCTATCTCACCAATAGCGGCGCACGATGGCTCTACGGGGGCAAGGGGACAGTCAAAGACCCTGATCGCTGGGCAAAGATGGAGGAATCAGCACACTTCTTTCTTGATCTATTGAATGCACCTGTCCCTCGTATTGCTGTAGAAAATCCAGTCATGCATGGACATGCTACGAAGATCATTGGTAGAAAGGCTGATCAAATTATCCAGCCTTGGCAGTTTGGACATGGTGAGATCAAAGGTACGGGTCTATGGTTGAAGAATCTACCCCCGCTTGTGCCTACAAATATTGTAGACGGTCGTTCCCCGCGTGTGCATTATGCATCTCCCGGTCCTAACAGATGGAAGGAACGCTCTCGTACATATACAGGTATTGCGGAGGCTATGGCAGAACAATGGGGTTAGTGCTACTTGATTTATTCTGTGGTGTTGGTGGTGCTGCAATGGGCTATCACCAAATGGGATTTGATATCATTGGAGTCGATATCAAACCTCAACCCAATTATCCATTCAAATTCATACAGGCTGATGCATTAGAATTCCTACGGGAAATGAATTTCTATCCTGATGCTGTTCATGCATCGCCGCCCTGTCAAGGATACTCATCCGCAATTAGAAGTGATGGTCGCTGGTCTAAGGGGGTACATAAAGGAAAAGATACGCCCAAGTTAATTCAGCCTGTTAGAGATATTCTAAGGGAGATGGAGTTAACATATGTCATTGAGAATGTCGAAGGAGCGAAGGATGATCTAGTGAAACCCCTACTACTATGTGGGGCGATGTTTGGTCTAGGCACACGTAGACATAGGTTGTTTGAAAGCAATGCTCCAATTAGAAGTATTGCACACGACCAACCTTGCTGGAAATTAACGCATCCAGTAGCAGAAGCATGGATTGCCGTTGACCCAGAGAAGAGAGATCGTCGCATCTATAGGGTAGTAGGCAAGGGTAGGCAAACAGGGACGGTTGACGTATGGCGTGCGCTGATGGAGATTCCTTGGGCGCAAAGAGATTTAGAATTAGCAGAAGCAATTCCTCCTGCTTACACAAGATATATTGGTAGTGAATTATTAAGGATTGGTGTATAGTTAGATGAATAAAGAGACAGACCTAGCGTGGGCTGCTGGGTTTATAGATGGCGAGGGTTGTGTTAGTTTGATTAAACGACGCAATGGAGATGGCTATCTATATTATCAGGCTAATTTAAATGTCCCCCAGATAGATAAAGCCCCGCTCGATAAACTGAAGGAAATGTTTGGAGGAAATATACGGGCCAATAAAATTATTGGTAATCGTAGACCCTCATTTACATGGACAATTCACGCGGCTTCTTGTAGAAAAGCACTACAAGAAATGCTGCCCTATTTAATAGTTAAAAAGAAGGAAGCGCTACTTTTGCTAAGTATAGATTTTGATTATACAAGATTAACAGATGAGAAACTAATGCAGCGAGAAAATGTTTGGGCGGCTCTTAGAGATCATCACAAGAATTTTATATTTAAGGTTGGTGGTTAAGACGGCCAGATGTGTGGTCTGCGAAAGGCCGACTAGCGGAAGTTTAGAGTTTTGCAAGCATCATTTTGGTGAGTTTAAAGACGACATTCGGGACAAGAAACCTTGGGTTAGAAGTCTAAAGAATGAGGCTCAGCGCGAGCGTCGAAGAGCAAACCGGGAATTTGATAACACATCATTAGACGCTATCATGGACAATGAGTATAGTCGCAGATATTAGGGGTGTTATGATTGAGAAGAGTTAAGCCTTTGTCTTGTTACTTATGGAAACTTCGGATCATAAAAGCAAACGTCGAGGGCAAACGAAAACACATTGTATAAGGGGGCACGATAGAAGTTTATCTAGGATTGGTGAAGACTGTCGTGTCTGTGATCGTGAAAGAAACAGACTCAGACCAAGAACCCCAGAAGCAAAATATCTTCGCTATAAACGTGATCTTGCAGCACAAATACAGAAGAAGCAAGAGCGCATTCATGAGTTAGAAAGGATTTTACATGCACAAGAAAACTGAAGTCGAAATGGAGCGGGAGCGCATCACTAAGATCACTCGTACTCTAGTTAGACTTAAGCATTCTCTAAAGGCAGATGCAGAACTTAACCAGTTGCTTCCAGCAACACTTGATGAGTTTGACGAGTCTCTACAGAAGGGTGAACTGAGAACCCTAGAGTCTAGCCTTATTTCAGAGTTACTGGGGGACTAAATGCTTGTAACTAAAAAGAAGTTACGGATACTCGATGTAGATATTGAGTCAAGACCTCTTTCATTTAGGGGCTTCCGTCCAACCGCAGAGATAACTGCAATGGCATGGTGCTTTGCAGATGACCTGTCATCTATGGAAGTCTACCTGTTAGGTAGAGATAACCCAGAGGATATGCTCTGGGCATTTAGAAGTGCCTATAAGGAAGCAGATATACTGACGGGACATAACGTTAAATCATTTGATCTACCCAACATTAATGGGGCCATGCTGGAGTATGATATCCCCCAACTAGGTTCCAAGTTGGTGCAAGATACGTACACCGATCTACGGAAGCGTGGGGATATTCCAGCATCACAAGAGTATCTTGTTGATCTCTTTGGCATTGGTGCAAAGGTTCACATGAGTCAACACTCATGGCGTGACGCCAATAGGCTCACTCCAAGAGGCTTGGAGAGGACACGGGAACGTGTAACCGGCGACGTATACGATCACATGCGCCTCAGAGTTGAGATGATTAAGCGAGGGCTTTTGCGCCCGCCTAAGATTTGGAAGCCTTAAGTATGGATACAATCACACTAGTATTCTTTACCCTTCTGGGTGGGGGATTGCTCATTGCTTTTATTATAGAAGTGTTTGAGCTTAAAGGGCAGAAACAAGCGTTTGAAACTTGGTCTGCGCTTATTAATGATTACATCGAAAGCTATGAAGAGTTAAAGAAAGCAATCAATACCAACGCTAATCTTCTAAGAGTTGCCGGCGAAACAATCAATGATCATGATCGTGTCTTACGAGTGATGTCAATTGTTGTTGATACACACTCAGAGATACTAAAACTTAACCCGCAGCTACGAGATCAACTTGAGCATCCCCCTGTCGATGGATTTATTGTGACAGTAGGGGAAGACGTTGAGTAAACGCTTTAGAATTTTAGCTACCGTTCTTATCTACAAAGACTACGAAAAAAATGAAGTACAGTATTACAATAGTGAAGATGAGTACATTATGTCTGTTGTCAATGATTGGCAAGAAGATAGCTATCTTAAATTAGCCGATGCACTTTCTTGGGATTATGAATCAGTAAACGGCATTGAAGTTTCTGTGATTGTTGAGGACGACTAATCAAAATTTTTTGGGGGAGAAATTCTCCAGATTTTGAGGTAGCCTATGTATGTTAAGAAAGCAAGACTAGTATGCAGAAAATGTACTAAGCCATTAGATAGAAATGGATTTCTTTGCTCTTCTTGCCATGTACATTCTAATTCTAAAACTAGGAATAAAAAATATAAAGGAAGCCCGTTAGTATATGCGTTCTTTGACGGGGGAGAAGCCGTTTATGTTGGAAGGGGATCACGCTATCGTGTCAATAAGCATCGGTTTACTTCATCTTGGTGGACTCCTAACTTACTAGTGATAACGATGGACTGCAAAGACGAATGGGAAGCGATGGAATACGAGGGTAAGTGGGGTGGATTGTACCACCCTAAAATGAATAAAGACGGTTATAGATATTAGGCATAAAAAAAGGGAGGCTGCGAAGCCTCCCTTTTATTTTTATTTATGTCCACTCAATCTCTTTAGTTGGAACCCACGGGGGACGGTTCTCCTCGTTCTCAATAGAACGGGGGTTGCCTTTACTCAGTCCTTCAGTGTAACTCCAATCACATTCCATACAATACCAGTGAATGGCGCTGCTGCATCCTATGCAACTCATCCACACGCCATTATGACCGGGCCATGTATGGCAGTCAAAGAACCCGTTAACTTCTGAATTACACCTGGGGCAAAGATAATCAATATCTTCGAAGTCACTCATATTATCTCAACAGATATGAAGTTGTATTACCAAGGATACCAATCATTGTAATGCCAATAGCAAGGGAAATGGCATACTTCCTTCTGTGTTCTGTTACGCTTTTAACAAGCAGGATAATAATTGTGAACGCTATGAGTTTGAATGTTCCTACAAGGATAGGTCCCGTCTGTTCATAAAACAATCGCATGATTGGATTCAATTCATTGCTGATACCCACAGTAGGTACGGCAGCAATAAACGTAGCAAAATCTGCCAGCATTACCAGTGCCAAGACAGCAATCATCATGGGACAGGCTCAATCTCATCAAGTTGAGCAAAGTAGCCCAGCATTCCTTGATTATCCAGAAGTGAAACACCTGGCCCATGAATAAGATAATCGTTTGTATCAATTTCATAGACGGTCAGTACCTGACCGTTATATCCTTCGGTACGTGTGAGATAATCATAATCAGCAGGGTCACGCCAGTCGTAGTTTCCAACTGTGACCTTTACCTTCATACCAATCTTGACATCCTCTAGTTTCATCATCCTGCCTTCTTTAGTTTACGTGTCTCTTGGTAGATATGGCCCTTTACTTTGCGTATCTCTTTAGTTAGAGCCACGCAGCGTGCCCGATACTCAGGGTCACGGGCACGCTTCTCACGTTCAAACTTTGCCTTGCGCTCACGCTCACAGGCATTGCAGCGGACGAAGCCACGCTTGAAGTCCCAGAATTCCTCTGTGAGAGGCCAGAAATATCTACTGTTCTTAGCCTTGCAAGGCTCGCAACGATACTCAAACTCTTGAGTATCTTTATTCCATCGGATCGGCTGTGTCGTACTAACTTTACGGCTCACTCTCGATCCCTAAAGACAATAAGATAGGCAATCAACATTGCGAATCCTAGAAGTAAAATCTCCATCACTCCCTACCCTAGTGACTCCGCTTAGGGACAATCACCAGATCGAATCCTAAGGCATCTACAAGGGCCGCAAGCCACACTACCCGTGTAGGATACAGCCCACGCTCATACTTTGATACAGTTGAAAGTGAAATCCCTGCTTTATCTGCAACCTGTTGCTGAGACAGTTGATTGCGTAAACGCTCAGACCTAGCAAGTGTCATAATACCATCAAGTAAGGATTTACCTCTAGCCTGATGATTCTGGGTAAGGTCAAGTCTACGCATTTTTACCTCCAAATAAAAGAATAAATGCCCCACCAAAAGATGGGGCATTTATCTAGTCTACCAATCCGTTTCGTCAGACTCACCCTCAGGAAGTTGAGGATCAAACGAACGATTGATCTTTGCAGTCTCTTCGCGGCGATAACCTTTGTTATCGGACTTCCAGAGTGTAGCGACCTCTTGTGTGATAACCTCTTCCTCATAGTCGAGGGATTCCTCGCGGAAAGAAGCAACACCAGAGAAGCAGCCAAGAATAGATGCTTTAGTAGAAGAGTCAGCATAGACACGAAGCGTGCCTACCATTGATCTCTCAGAATATGCGGTAGATTTATCATTAGGGGGTGACCAAGGACCGAAGGTAATCTTGGCCTCATCGGAAACAGTTATCCGAAACTTCTTTCCGTTGGACTTAGTTACCAGAATATTCCTAGACACTAGTTGGTTTTACCTCTCTGCTTGCGCTTCTCGATGATGAATACTTTGTAGAATTCTACCAGACCCATCATCATCTCTTCAAAGCATGGATCAAGGTGGAACCGCATAGGATGCCCGTCAGCGGCTTCATTCTTTATGGCCCACTCACTTCTACGGGGCCAAATAATCACATGCTCAGGGTCTTCTGTGATGTTGATCTCTTGCCCACATCTAGCGCAACTCTTAGGACTAATGCTGCCCCAATGAGTTTCGCTAGATGCGAGTTGAATCTGAAACTTCTCAGGTTCCCGAGTCATCGAATGTAGTTGCTCCTATACGTTCTTTATAGTATCGAGCATTACGCTTCTCTGCCTCTAGGTCATTGACGAGATTGCGATTCGTTTCAAGGACTTCTTGTACTTTAGACAGGAGATATATTGCCTCCTCTCCCAGCATATTCGGCTCAAAATTGATCACATCATTGGGATCAATGTTGGCCTTGAGAATTTCAGCGCGGGCTTTCTCAATGGCTAGTTTTTGATTCATATATTCAAGCACATTGGGGATCGCTACAGACACGGCAGATAAATCCTTTTCAACTTGACGCTCTGTCGCCCGCTCTTCGATTCTTTGTTCAACCTCTGAGGGTGGCTCCATGCGCGTAAGGCGCACTCCTGCAACACGGGCACGTCCTGTTGCAGCATCCTCATCCCGCAGAATCTCCAACTCGCCCATTCGCTGCAAGCGATAGAGAGTTTGATATACCTGCGAGTAATTCAGTCCGGTTTTATTGATCAGATCGTCAATGGTGAGATTGATTTCACGCTGCTTATATGCGAGCAGCGTTGATCTTAGTTGATCTTGTAAATCGCCGCGACTGCCTACTTGTGCCGACATTTTACAAATCCTTCAATAGAATCCGCCCTCTAGGCATGCGCCCTACCAGCCCTAGTTGCAGCAGATAAGGCTCAACTTCTCGCTCGATTGTCTTGGTATCAAGCCCCAGCATTGCTGAGAGATGAGATAGACCGACTGAACGGTCGGTATCGAGCGCAGCAAGGTACTTGTAATCGCGCTCAGTAAGACCATTTTTGTCGATCCCTAGGATACTGAAAGCATCTTCTAGGTTTTTCTGGGTGGGGACAAAGTTGTTGTTGACAATCATCCAATCAAAGATGAATGACAGGTTGTGAATGGCTGCTCTAGGATTAAGGCGGGAACGCCTAGCAATCTCAGCAATTGTCTTGTCAGCCATAGTAAGATTTTTCCTGGCAACAGCGTTAGCCAGAATTTTCTCAATTTCGTTCAAATTATACGGTTCTAGGTGAATTTCCCTGAATCTGGATTTAAACGCAGCAGGGACTTGACCGGGGCTAGTTGTGCAAGCAATCAATTGCACAGACCCGCGATCAATTAGGAGGTTCAGTGAATCTGCGACAACAGAATCTAGGTTATGAACCTCATCAATGATTAGGGGATGCTTGATAAAGGGAGTGCCCTTGAACGCAGCAGCGTCCATTACCCTCGGCGTAATCCCCGCTGATTGGAAAATAATCTTTGCGAGTGAGGTCTTTCCTGTTCCGTAGGGACCATCGATAAGAATGTTGGGCAGGGAGCGTGCCTCGATTTGCGAGGCACTAATCATCAAGCGAGCAATTGCCTTTGGTCGTTCCTGCCCGACATAATCGTCAAAATTTTGGGGGGTGAAAATCCCCACCTTTTCAGAAGGGTACATTAATCTACTTTCACTATTGGAACGATAGTATCTCCCCTATCGGGAATAATACACATCTCCCTATATGAGAGATATTCGGGATTTGTCAGATATACGATATATCCGTTATCCTTTTTACATCGACGTAAAAAGAATCCTAGTTTATACCCGATAAAGTGGTCCTTTGACGAAACCTTTACCGGAGTCCCTTCTTTTAGGTTTATGGGCGGGTTTTGCAACGCTAAGAACCTTCCGCTCCAGTTTGCGGGTTTTATCGAATTCCTCTGAGAATGCGCATGCAGCGCAATTCGGAGGTGTGCCCTTATGATTAGTTTGATGGCGCATTAGCACCCTCATCCCAAATCTTGTGGGTAATTTTACCCCAAACGCTCAACGGAAAGTCAATAGTTGCCTCTGTTGGCTTAGTCTCACCGATTGTCTTAATGAGCATTGCTGCCCTGATACTGTCGTCGTTGTGGATCATACTAAAATAAACGACATTAAGCCCATGCGGGTCAATTTTTGGAGCAAAATCGGGATTATACTTCTTCATAAAAGAAGCCAAATCGTTGCCATTGATAATAGTGTACGCCTTACCGGCCATAGACTGTCTCCTAGTTTTTACCGAGTGTAGCACGTTTTGACGTGCTTGTCAAGGTGATAAAAATACGGGCTAGTTGCGCTTACCGTCGCCCAAGGAAAGGGGGCCACTAACAGTAGAGCCGCTACGGATGCCACGGGTGAATTGAATATCGTGACCAGCAATGCGGCCTGATTCGTAGGCTGCTCTATAACTGGCCTGAGCGCTTTTAACAGAAATAAGCTTGGGGAATTGCTGATTCATAAACTCCTTCAATTTTGCACTGTCAAGTGTAATCAATGCAGTGATCGATGGATTGTCTGCCTCCATTGCTGTTAGGTTCTCTTCAAGCCTGTCGCGGATGGTACGTACAGCACCGACATAAAAGGAAGCCTTCCATGTCTTTCCATGTACGTGCAAAAGCGAGCGATCAGAGAACAGGTCAACGTCAGGGAATTGCTCCTGCATTTTGCGGAGTGCTTGAATCTGCTGCCACTTCTCTTCGGCAATGCGCTCCAGATCATGCATGATAACCTCATACATAAACTGAGCGACTTCTACGTTGGCTTTCTTGCCAAGGAAGTACATTCCCTTGCCTGAGTAAACCCCCTTGCAGAGATTTCCCTTAGCAACGGCAAATGCCAAGTCTCGCTTCCACTCAATAACGTTAAGGCCAAACAACTCCTTGAAGTCATTGACAAGACGTGTCTCTTCGCGGTCGAGTTTGACGTTCTCAACCTGAGACATCTCAATATTGTACTTGACGAGCAATTCCTGAGCCTTAGCCGCAGCGAGTGCAGCCTCATTCTCATTTGAGGATTTGCTCAGCGCCATCAATTTCTTGATCTTGATGACGAGTGATTCAGCCTCTTTATCCGAAAGATTATCCAGCATTTATTCTCCTAGTCATAAAAATGAGGGGGCATAGAAGCCCCCTCGTATTACCGATCCTTGAGATAGACTTCGTAAAGCCTAACTGCTTCAGCCTCCAGCGGAGTAAGAGGCTTATTAGCCCTATCAAGCAGAGAGATAGCCAGATCATCTTCCTCTGCATTCTCTGCGAGAGAAGCAGCAGTTTCAAGCCAAGTCCTGCGCTTGATAAGACGCTCAATTGTTGGGAAATTAGTAGACTCGTTAGGAAGTTGAATAATGAGAGGCGTAGGCTCCTCATTATTCTCGATGATATCCGATGCTTCCATAACAATTTCTTCCGGCTGAATGAGGGTCAGAGTTTTTGCCCCATTCTTAGAAAGACGAATATTATAGGGGATACGATCCTTTGTAGAACCCCTGTCAAAGTTGATCCTGCCTTCTTTGGCAAGAGACTCCATAACATGGGTCATATTGTGGAGATCGATGTTATCCCCATCCCTGCGCACAACCTTGACAAGATCAGAGGTTGTCTCAAAGTGCTGGTATTCAGTAACTGCGGCCAGAACCCTGGCCTTAAGTGAATCCTTTCGAAGAGTAGGAGGCTTAAGTGCATCCCTCTCTCGCTTATGCTGCTTATCCAGAGCAGCAAGGCCATCCTCCCTACCCATCAGAAGAGTCCAATGGTAAGAACGGCCATTAACCTTCCTGCCGGTTGCATCCATAGCGCCGAATTCAAGACGTCGCGTAAGGATACCGCACTTCTCATAAGTACGGACGGCTGCATCAATAAAAGGAACGCCCATTTTAACTTCATGGGCAAACTTGCCGGAAGACATGAAACGTGCTTCTGTGCCAACTGTAGGCATATACGCATACAGAGCCAGAAGAGCATCATACTCCCGAGCCTGACGGTTTGTGAAATTTGCCTTAGGCTTCATTAATTATCCCTCTTATGGTAACCCTTCACACAAAAAGCACAAAGGTTTGTTTTAGGTGTGACCCACGCGGCAATCGGAAGATCACAAACACACTTTGTACACTGACATTTCATGCCGCAGTTTCATCCACTTTGTAAGGCATAGGTTTGATAGGTTCTGCCCACATCAAAATTCTGCGGTACTTGTTTGACTTTACATCGTCATAAACATGTACGCGCAGTTTGAAACCACGGGTAGCAAAATAGTTGTATAGCGTTCTAAACGGGTTGTTCCCCCTTTCTAGTGGCATTTGATAATCGACAAACAATGTTTTGCCGGCGAGCAAATCTTTGACTAGGGGAGAATCAATTTCTTGGCGCACATAGGTATCCCTAGTCCTAATACCAGCACGCCACGTATTTGGCACTACCTTATACTTATACTCCATATAAGCATAATTAGGCGCTGGTTTATCCATGCGCTTATGCTTTTTCCAGTAATAGCGACGTGATGAAGCACGCCGCATTTCTTTCTTCTCTTCAGGTGTCATGGATTACCAACCGTCACATCCATCGTAATAACTATCCACTTCCCCTTTGAGATTGTACTGAAAATCAAAAAGCGCTGTAGATGATGCAGCAGGAGTGCCGCAACTTCTACAACGCGCAACGCGACCTTTTAGGCTGATTGTTTCTCTAGCCTTTTTGGGGTTAGAGTGTAGGCACGAAGAACAAACAGGGATTTTACTCCCTTCATGATCTGTCCATCTAGAGGTGGAAACGTGCCCACAGGCCATGACAACACTTGGCTCGACCATAATAATCTCCATAGTCGATATCATGTACCGATTATATCAAATTCGTCAAGACTTGTCCATACCAGACTTTCTATATCGGGCACGTAGGGACAGGAGCAAGGATTCCAGCCCAACAGTCTCTTCACCAAGTTGCTTCAATTCAAAGACAATTTGGAAGAGATCGCTCACAGGAATCTGGATGGAGTTGAGATCACCATCATAAGGCTTGGACGAAGCCAGAGCCTCTACAACGGCATTCGTTGCAAGGTACATGGCTTGAATTGTCCCGTCGCCTTTATACTCCCCTGCTAGTTTTTCTAACAGGAGAATTTGTCTACGGGCCTCAGAAATGCTCATGGAGCCTCCTTTCTATAAAAAAGGGGACGTACATGAAATGCGTGGATGCATGTACGTCCCCTCAAGTATCTGAAACAATCGAACATAGCAGAGAGATTGATTAGCCATTTTCCTAAGCGGAGGCGACAACCTCTTCCTGCTCAGTATTCGAATACTGGGCAGAAAGGGCACGCTCGACAGCCTCCTTGAGTCGAGCCAGTTCAGACGCATTGACACCCACCAGAGCCGAAGCATCCAGTTCAGAAAGATTGTCCACGCGGAAAATCTTCTTGCGGGGGCCACGCTTCTTAGCGAGATTGTTATTCGACTTGAAATTCTGGACTGCATCCCGAACGTACTTAGGAGCGCGGGACGAACCCTCTTCCACAGAACCTCGGAAATACTGAACCATAAACTGAGTCATCTCTTTCGCATCAGCGAAAGGCTCAGGCTCTTCACCCTGCACCCAAAGGTACGTAGGGATCAGATCAAGCCGACGATTGCGATGCGAGATATCCTGAACGATTTGCTCAGCATCATACTTCGCATCGACCGTGAAATCATTGACGATCACTCCATCAGTCGTGATCTCAAAGTTAGCACGGCCACCAAAGAGATGATAGATACCCTGCCATGCAGCGAGGACAGCGTTTCCTGCGCCATTCTCAACGCCGACAGTAATGGGCTGAGTGCGAGTCTCAGCCTCAGGGGTTGCGTTAGCCTTAGCCATTGTATTTCGATCCTTTCGATTGGTGTAAGGCTAACCAATCTCTCCATCTATATTCGGTTGTTAAGGTGCTGGGAGCATTATCCATGCTTCCCTGAGTCTTGTCAAGACCCTGCCGGTTGTCTAGCGATTTTCCGGCCCGTCTATTCTGGACTCCCGACCGCCGTTCCCGACCGCCTGTGAGCATCCTAGCGCTTCCCCGTCCCCTTGTCAACATCTTTTTTCAAAATAGGTTATAGCTCAGATCATCAAAGTATCGATTTGTTCGATGATTACTTCAGGCATCATATACCGCTGGTTTACAAATCGAATTTCATCGGGGAGCCTGTTACTCACCGGGTAAGAAAAGTATCTTACCACGTAAAAACCTAGCCATTTCCGCCGGCGCCCAATAGCTCGATTTTGCCAGGCAATATTCTAGCCTTTTTACGCGGTAAGATGACTCATTCTTGCGATTTGCAAAAAATCCAATTAAAACACTTGACAAACGCCGCCGGGTGTGCTACGCGCGGGGGCATTTATATAGGGGCGCGGGGCCGGAATTTTACGAGGCACATTCCTGGCCTTTTATCTAGCCTATTCTTGCGATTTTTACGCCTCCAACAAAATAGCCTATTTTACCCATTGACAAGCCCGCCCGTTTGTGGGACAATACAGGTAGCGGAAACGCCGCCCTCAAAACCCATCAAAACCTCTAGCGATAGAAAGGTAATTGAATAAATGGGAAACATGATCGTTCCCGATAACCAGATCAAAACTCGACTGTATAATCTGGTTATTGATGGCGATACTGTCGAGGAGATGCTTTCCTCTAGAATGGCAAATATCCTCGCCAATGAGTATCGCGCAGAGGGATATCGTGTGGATAAGATCGAGGTTTACTCGATCACCAAATCCGCCGATGTGATCGAAGAAATGGCTTCAACAAAGCCAATGAATTACCCCCGTAAGGAAATCGGCACTCCTACGGTAACAAAAAAGAAAGAGCAAGAGAATAGGGCTAAAGCCCACGCAAAGGCCGAGGCAATCCGATCCAAGAAGAATAGCGCAAAGCCAGCAACATACCGATCCTCTTACGGAAGGGATAGGGGATCACTTCTCCATCAGGAATACCTAAATCTTCTCAAGAGGGATGGATATAGGGTCTTCAACAATCTGAATGGAGAAGTCTGGATCGGACTCCAAACAGAAATCTCCTCCCGCATCTTCAACTACATCCAAAAGGGCGGGAAGAAGTCCGATCTCGATATCAAATATATCGGAAAGGCTGCATAATGGAAAAGAATACTGAAATCGCCGTCTGTGACGAATGCGGCATGGACTACGATCACAAAGGCCATTGCGATATCTGTGGAAAAGCAATTCTCTCTACATGGAAGATGCATGATGCAGTTTGGGGGCATGAAAGAGAAACAGACTCTGAAGCGGATGCTCGATACGAAAGAATGTACGAGCGCTAATTGGAGAAATAAAGATGGCGCGATACTTTTGCGTCAGATGTAAAGAAATGCTGAATACGCTAGATAAGCCACATCTTTGCAAAGATGTGGCTTTGCGTTTGCAAGAGGCAGAGCGAACACTAAAGCGTGAGGAATGTCCTCCCAAATTTGGTCGCGGTAGACTAGATGATTGGCTGAAGAAAATGGATGCGCTTGACCCACAGGGCAAGCATGGTCCAAAAGGAAAGGCTCATGATTGGGCCATTGGTCATCATGGTGAGTGGATTGATCAATGTCATCCAAAGGAGTGAGATGAAGGAATACGAAAACGTCGAGAAGTACGTGAGTGAACTTCTTCAATACGATAAGGTGGTAGAAGCCACACAGGAATTGATCAACGTCATCAATCAGGATGACGAAACAAATCAACCGATCAAGAAGATCGTCAGTGAAATGGATAAGGATGGCGAGTGGTGCGTATATGCCATCCTTCAAGATAATAAATACTTCAAGTACGCAATGTACATCTACGAGAATGGTGACATTGTAGCAGATGGATGGTAAAATGAAGCACAAGAAGGTTCTCAACGATCTCCTGGCAAATCATTGTATTGCGAGGATGGCTGAAGATAAGTCCCATTATCTCTTCGTTATCGACACCCATTGCAATCACCTCTGGGTGGTCGCTAAAAAGACAGAGAAAGTCCTAGAGTACGATATCCTCTTTGCTGAGTTTCAGGGAATGAATACCAGCGAAGCGATGTATGAGAAAGTCAATCAAGTTTACAGCGATTGGAGGAAGTGGTAAATGGCCCTGATAATCAATCTCAATGAGGGTGACCAGATTGGTCGCCTTATCTTTACCCGCAATCTTAGCGGAAGCCCTGATTGGCAGGGAACGGTTGCTCTTGTAAATGATACAAAGAGTGATCGTTTCTTTGTTATCAGTGGTATTATGAGTGCATTCGATACTGGTCGTCCAGAGATCGTGATCCTCCCTGCGGATGCAGATGGAGAGGTCATTGATTGGATCGAGGATGCTTGTTGGAGAAATCCACGAAATCTCGATGAGGTGATGTGGGACTTCTCCTTTATGTTGGAGGATGAGAATTAATGCAAAACATTCTACTCCCTGATCCAGAAAATGATCCTGATGAAGAAGCGGAGTTGACCTATCGCCTACAAGAAGCAATTCACGAATACGAAGGTGATGGTGGCCCGTGTGAGGCATGGGCTAGGAAATTCTGCTACACCCATAATAAAGTCGATGATTGTGCTCCCTGTGGCGCACAGAAGTCCTCTGTCCTACATTATCCCGATCCAGAATGGCATGGCTGGGAATGCTATTGCCGGGAGTGCAGTGAATGAGTTACTGGATTTACTCTCATGATGACGATGGTGAAATCGTCGTTGATCTGGGATCGACTCACACACATGATTTTGATGAGGCTTTGGCAATTGCTCTAAACCTCATGAGTGATTCAGATCGATTCGCACAGCATCATATCCTGCGAATTGTGGATGAGAATAACGAAGGTCAGACGTGCTGGATTGCTGGTCCAGTTGAATACATGAGGGAGCATTATGAACGATAAGTGTACAATCTGTGGCCTCACCTTCAAAGAGGCTATGGATAAGAAGCCCTACGATATCCATTCATTCAGTTGCAGCGATGCCGATCTTGGTATTGACATTGTTGCAGAAGCGGCTAAACTGCTTGGAATGAGCGATAAGGATTTGAAGGAGTTGCTTGATGCGGCGCGGTGATAACATTCCCTCTGTGAGTGATTACGCTCATTGGGGAGAGGAAGCAGAAGCAGTTTGGTACGCAGAAAACAAATACGACATGGAGAATTGGGACGAGGAAATCGAACCCGATGACTTTGAGGATCGCTACTACGCAGAGCCTGATCCAGATATTGAGATGACTTTCAATACAGAGGAGGACGCACAGGCATTTATGGATCGACCCCAAGATTGGGGTTATGATGTCGAGTCGTTGAGTATGACTCGATATGGCGATAAATGGGTAGTTGAAGGTTATACCAAAGAACTCCATCGAAAGTACGTTGAGATGAACAGAAGGGCCAGGTTTCACTAAATGATCGCTACAAGTGAAATGACAATTACAGAGCTGGAGGAAGCCATCACTCAACTCAATTACAAGATCACTAAGAAATACGATGGTGTCAAGGGTATCTGTACCGTCACTCTTACATCAAAGGATGGTACAACGGTTATCACCGATGCAAATCGCAGTTCAATGGCTCTGTGGCGTGCCTATCGCAAGGCAATGCAATTCTGCCTTGATCAATTGAAGGGAGCAAGGTAAAGTAAATGAACGAAGACAGCCACCTGGAAATGGAATACGAAGATCGCTTCGTTGCTGATACAGATATCGATGATGGGGAGATCGAGGAAGATATCGACTGGGATGGAGGTCCGGTAGATGGAACCGAAGAGTGGTTCTAATATTGATACTACATACGAGGCATATGCTATTGGCTATTTCTATGGAAGAGAGTTTGGGAATGATGAACCCGGTATTGCAGAACTAACTGCTAATGGAATGAATGACCATGCTGAGAATATGCATGCATTCAAGACAGGGTATGAGAGAGGCGTTGCAACCTACTGCGACAGATGGGAAGATGAACATGATTGTTCCGACGCTAAGCGTCCTTGTGATGATTGTCTTACAAGCAACTTGCCTGTATTTGATGGCGAATAAAGATCGCTCATAATCTCATGGTAGCACACTCTCTGAAATTTATTTGACTTATCCTAGAAAGTGTGCTACAATGAGGTCTGGAGTGTTCCTGACCCGTATAAAGAAAGGGACGGATCGGTAGATGGAATTGCATCAGGTCAAGTTTGAGGATCACCTCACTATCTCGACTCTGGTCAATGACAAAGAGCCAAAGCAAATGGTGAGGATTAGGTGGGGCGAGGGGTACGATAGAATTATCGTGTCGTATCGCGCACCTGAGATGGATGAGATTGATGTGCGGACTTTCATGGTCCCTCACGATCTCTCTGAGGAAGCACTATTTGCGATGTTCGAAGAAATTATCATGTGGGTACACAGCAATTTCTTCGTGGATAAGAAGGGGGCGATGAATTAGTGGAAAGTCTAATCTGCACTAAGTGCGGAAAGGCAGTTATTATCATACGGCATAAAGAATTGGTCGAAGTTGATAATGCCCTTAGCATCAAGTTTGAAGGTGGATATGGGTGGTTCGTTGATCCGCTAAATGATGATGAGGCGGATAGACTATCCATTATCCTGTGCCATGAGTGTGCCCATCAATTCTGTGATGATAACCCCTGGCTAACCAATATTATTGAGCCTCATACATCTCACTCCCATACGCATGAGTATCAGGATGCTCATCCTGAGCATTATGGATGGGATTATGACTTTAGGAGAAAGATCGATAAGAAATGAATGAGTCGGACTTTGATACAGAAGTCATCTTTGATCTTCCTGATGCTGATATCAGTAACCCACCTGATTGGTGTGAAGAAATCCTAAGTAAAGACTGGGGTTTTATTTGGGACGATCTTCCTGAGGCTCCAGAATGGTAGAATGAGGAAAGGTAGATGCCCAGAGATAAAAAGAAGTATAATGAGTATATGCGATGGAAAATCCTAGAGAGGTACCATGCACGTAGAGATGCTGCGCTAGAAGCCCTTGGTGGCAAATGTACGAGATGTGGTACAATCGCAAACCTACAATTTGATCATATTGATAGGCACACTAAAGAGTTTCCAGTTTCTAAGATGTGGTCACTATCGGAAAAGAGATTCTGGGCAGAGATTGCTAAATGCCAGATTCTCTGCAATGAGTGCCATAAAATCAAATCAAAGGAGAATAACGACTACTTAGGAAAGCGTACAACTCCTTCTAGACTCAAGAAAGTGGAATAAATTCCTTGGGCGCATAGTTTAACGGTAAAACAAGGTCCTTTTAAGTCCTAGTTTCGGGTTCGACTCCCGGTGCGCTCACCAATTCAGAAAGAAGAATAAATGATTGTCACTGGTAAGGAACCCTTTATGCACAAGAAGGATATGTGTGCAGGAACATTCTGTTGTTTTCACAATCCTTCTGACCACAAGATGGTTGATTGGCCCATGAATTTGCGTACCGATGAATGGGCGGCCTCCCTTATTGAACGCCTATGTCCCCACGGTGTTGGTCATCCTGACCCTGATAGTGTTGCTTTTATGGAGAAGGCATTTCCAGAAGGTGGGGGAACATGGGGGGTACATGGATGCGATAGGTGCTGCATTGAATGATTACCCTCAGTAAACTTTATAAGCGTGATAAAGGTATCTGTCATATCTGTAATACAAGAGTAAATCGCCTTTCCGATGCTTCAAGAGATCATGTAATTCCTAAGTCCTTGGGTGGACGAGGAGTAACACATAATATTGCACTTGCACACCGATGGTGCAATAAACAGAAAGGGCATAAAGTATTTCGCGCAGAACAACATGGTATTGGCTGGGTCGTCGTGGACCCGAAAGGAGAAATCGTATCCGACGAATATGAAAGTGCGCTAGATGCCAGAATTATCGCAGAAGAATTGAATGAGGATCGTGTCTATTTGGACTCTCATTACGAAGAAGCAGCCCAAATGAGCGAGGACAGCGATATGTATGTCATCATTTCTAGGAGTGCAGATGCTTGATGTAAGAACACTTCTAAGTGTCCACAGGCGATTGCGGGAGCATAAGAAAGGCTCCTTGATCGCTATTAGGAACAATATAGAATACGACCAATTTATGCGTGACAATGCAGTAACACTAGTTGAAATCATCTTTGACTCAGTGCTTACTGAGATCGAAATCATGCTCGATGACACGCAGAAAGGGGTGAAGAATGCAGCCTCTGATTGATCAAATCATGAACGAGGACAGTACACTGAACAAAATTGCCAGGGGTATAATCGCCGGCGCTGTGATTATCTTGACGGTTATGGTTATTGTCAAGTTTATGACCGGGCAATGGGCGCTGTAACGAATTATACCATCGAATAAAGAACGGAATCGAATTGGATTGACGAGCCGGTTACCCCGGCAATTGATCAGATATATCTCTATTGAGAAAGGAAACTCAATTCATGGCGTATTCTCACGGTGAGATCACCGATCATTTCGCTAAGCGGGAGAATAACCGCGATAAGCGGGGGAATAACGTATTCACAGGACACGGGAATACAGAGATTTATTCCTACGGGACTCACTTCGTCCTTGCCATCGCGGATGATGATCGCAAGATTATCATTGTGAATGGTGACCGATATAGCGTCACTACTGCTAGGCATCAATCCCTCCTTAGAAGCAGTCTTTTGGAATATCTTCCTAAGGGCTACCGACAGATTACTATCCCCTTTAGCGTGCTGTATGCTGCTAGGGTTGATAAGTACACTGTAACTCCTATTGATACAGAGACAGATTATGAGTCGGCTTATTGCAAGACTCATGATAAGTCTTTCTACGCTACCCAATTTGATACCGCTTATATGGTTCTTATGAGTCATAAGCGGGATAATGACTATGAGTGTCAGACTCATTATGAGCATCGCCTTGGCGGTAGTGTATTTCGAGCCAAGCCTCTTTACCATGAATTTAATCAAAACTATAAGTATTTTCTGTCGGGATTTGATGAGACTCACAACTCCCGAACCGATGGATATTTCATCTCTGAACTTCCACATTCTGTAAAGACTGTTGCGGATGGATATGAATCACTGAAACCCAAGGAAGTTAGGGATGCTATTGCTGCTGGGCTTGATGTCAAGCGTCAGGGTGATGCATTTGCTATCCCTGTGTCTGATCTCAATGTTCGCAGGATGACTAAGCAGAAGGCTCATCTCGTTCCTAAGTCCGGTTGGGCATACCGCGATGATGAGGGTAATGTCTATGGGACAGCGTATCCCGGTTATAGTAGGACAAATGGTAAGCCTGTAAAGTGGGAGTACGGACCTCTTGGTAAGGAGTTGGAGATTCCTACGTTTATGATTGAGGGCCGCAATTCTCATGGGGCAAATGAGATTGCAGTTGATCGCTATGGGCATGTGTATGCCCGTGGTAATCTTATGCATCGTCCTATGGTGCGAATGCCTGAGCATAGAAATATCCCTCTAGGCAAGACTTGGCACCGTATCGTTTTCAATAGGGCTAAGGCTAGTTGGCAATCTACAACTGGTAGGGTTGACTAAATCGAGGTACTTATGAGTAGCAACCTCATTCAGTTTGCCTCTATCTTTGATGCTGCGGGTTGCAAGATCAACTTCAATTCGCATATCATGGAGGCAGAGATTATCTCGTATCCTACGGGAAGAACTGGGGTTATTGAGGGAGCAATTGATGAGATCGATTGCTTCCTCGATACCAAGACATTCAATGATGGTATTGCAATCCTTGCGATTGCAGATCAGATTGATGGTAACCCCAATCCCCTAGCGATAGAGACTCGCAATACTATTCTCAATAACGCCGGCTTGAAGAAGAACAATAGATATATCACTCAAGCCCTGGCACTTCTAAAGACAAATAAGAGTTGGCATTCAAGTGAGGTTCCAAACGAATGCACATACTTTGGCGATCTTTGTACCACAAGAGGTATCACAGAGGTAGATGGAAAGCGGGGGCGTAAAAGTAGCCGTCTACCTGATGACTATCATATCCGAAAGACTAGCGGGATTATCAACCGTGAGCAATTGATCACACCACTTCTTGAGGAAGTGTATCGTGCAATCCCGCAGGAAAATCTTATCAGTATGAAGCCCAAAGAGGGTAACATTATCAATCTTGATAAGATTGATGAATTGGAGCCAGAGGAACTGGCTCGTATTCTCCAGCGTATTAGAGAAGCAGAGGTCAAGGTAAATGACGCCTGATAAGGTTATTGGATTTCCAGCAACCGTTGAGCGATTTATCAAGTTGCGAAACGAAGAGATTGCAAATTGCTCCCTCTGTCAGAAGCATAAACCGGGGGAGATGATGCCAAGTCATTTCCTATCTGATAAGGTGATTGATGGTCAACTGTGCCTCTACACAGGAAATTGTGGTGGAAATGGAAGACGATTCAATCCAGTCCTTGAAGAGTTTGTTGGCAATGCTCATTGTACCTGTGATGCGTGCTTCTAATGGATGACGAGCAGGAACAGGCTCTAGAGCAAGCCTACAGAGAAGAGGCTATGTATCACAAGGGATGGGATGACTCCCGAGAGTATTATCGAGAGGCATTCCAAATCCTTGTGATGGACATGGGTTTCATGGGTGAATTCAAACTCACTCATGAGGTTGTAAATGATATCTTCAATGAGCATCCTGAAGATGCTGCTGGTATTCTCTATCAGGCAGCACTCAATAGAGGACAACCGTAATGGTAGATGATAATGTGATGTATGTGGGTAGATACCCAGCAAGCATGTTGCTTGATATCCTCTCTGATGGAATTGATTGGAGTGCCAGAGGATTTTGGGCACAGGTTGAAAAATTTAGTTGGTATTGGTGGTATGTACGCGATGATAAGGGTGAGCCTGATATGAATAAGGTTAGCCCTGATCTAACTCCTGATACCGTGCTAATGAAAGTGCGCGATGATGAAGATGGAGAGGCAAACGAAGAGCATCGAGTATTTACTCCCATTACCCTCAATGATCTTGCACAGTCTACTGATTGGGCGCTGGAAGAGTATTCTCATCTCTTTGGATACTCTGTAAGCAAGGGCAAGATTGTTGATATTGACTATGATGCAATCGGTGCTGATGTGATCATTCAGAAGATTGTACTTGGAGAGGTGATTTATGGGTAAAGGATATCGTGTTGAATGGTCTATTGTGCTTGAAGCAGATGATCATGTTGATGCTGCTCTACAAGCGTGGGCCACTCTAGATGATTCAACTACATACAATCAATACGCAACCGTCCTCTTTGTGGAAGAATATGAGGGCGATGGATCAGATCGTAAGATGATTGACATGGAAGACATGCATATGGAGGACAATCCCCGTGCCTAGGTCGCTTGAAGATATGAAGCGTGATCGTGGCGGTATGTGTCATCGCTGTGGTATGGATATTATGAGTCCTGAACAGAAGGATCATACATACTGCAATGACTGCTGGGATACAATGCTCGCTCATTCCTTTGAGCGAGATGATGATGATCTTTGTGCCCAGTGTGGAGAGGATGAGAATTATCGTCCTCATGACATTTACAGGCGCAAGATCGCTGATAGAATGTATAGAATTGCGGGGCTTGGATGACTGTTGGTCTATCTATGATGGAACCCGATGAGCCTGAAGAGGGAGATTACGCTTCCTTTGATGGTGGTTTCAAGTGGTACCAATATAATAAGATTGTACTCTCATGTAGTGAGGATGATGATCCTGCGGCTAGACTAGCGATCCATGCCGCGCTCAATAACTACTGGCCTAACGCATGGCTATTCTCTGATCATGGTAACGCACATCTATTCATCTATTTGAAGGAGAAGTAATGGGACTCGATATGTATCTTCATCGCAAGACATATGTGCAGAACTGGCCTTTCAATAAGCCGGAACAGCATGTAGATATCACAATTACTAAGGGTGGTGAGCCATACCCTGGAATTGAGATTGATAAAATCAAGTATATTGTCGAGGAAGTTGGATATTGGCGCAAGGCAAATCAAATCCATCAGTGGTTCGTTGATAACTGCCAGAATGGAGTTGATGATTGTGGGGAGTATTACGTCACAGTAAATCAACTTGAGCAACTTGTAGATATCTGTAAGAAAGTTTTGGCTGATCCATCTAAGGCAGATAAACTTCTTCCTACACAGGGAGGCTTCTTCTTCGGGTCTACAGATTATAATGAGTGGTATATTCAAGATTTGCAAAATACCATCGATCAACTGACACCGCTTATTGAAGCCCCAACAGATGAAAATGGTCTTCCATTCTTTGACTACTACTATCACAGCAGTTGGTAAGGAGTAATATAATGGGTCTGGATATTATCGCAGTCTCTAACGTCGTAAAGATGGAGAACCCTACTCTTGATGGGTGGGATACTCCTGTTGGCGTTCATGCTGATACATTCAAGGCATATCATCTTCGTGGATTTGAGCGGTCATTCCGTGGCCTTGAGGAAGAGGCTTGGTATATGACTACTGATGAGTCAGATATGGTTGACTTTCGTGCTGGCTCATATGGTGGATATAATAAGTGGCGAGATCATCTTGCTACATTTGGTGTAGGAGTGCCCGCAGCAGAAATCTGGGCTAATACTGATAAGTATCAGGACGGGCCATTCTTTGAGTTGATCAACTTCGCTGATAACGAGGGATCAATTGGTCCCGATGCAGCGCGTGATCTTGATATTGATTTTGCTGTCAATAGGGATGACGTTGAGCAGAAGGCTCGCGCTCATTTCACAGATGACGGTGATTTTGATTGGTTCATGCAGAAGTATGATGACTGGGCAGAGGCATTCAAGATTGCTCGCAATCAGGGACTGGTGTATTTCTGCTAATGACTACTATCAAAGTTGCACCTATGAGGATGCAAACTCATCTCAAAGAGGTGGGTAGAACCATCAATGATAATGGTAACAAGATTACCTTTGATTTTAGTGATACGTCAGCAGTGAGAATTACTACTGTATCAGAGGATGGACATTCCTGTCAGATAGTCCTTACGAGCAGGGAATGGTTTCTTGTCAATGAGTTGAAGGACACGATCTACAGACTGAAAACAACTACAGTCTGACTTGAACCTACTATTCACAGAATGGTATACTTGATTCCGCACAGTCGGGAGACTTGATGATGGATAATTTGAAACTCTACCTAGTTGAGTATGAACCGTTTGTATTCATAGTTGCATACGAAACCTATTGGGCAGAGGATATTACTCATGCTAGAGAGCAATTTGCTAATGCCCATCCAGATGGGGTAAATGATGTGATCAGTATCTTTGAGTGTACGAAAGTTTGGGGCGAGGAAGATGACAACGCATCTTAGCGATTTCGATAAGTCTCATATTGGTGAGATTATTCATTATGACAATAGAGCCTATGAGTGGACCAGCGCACATATCATCAGATTTATTGATCGTATGATCAGCAAGGGTGCATCTGATTATGAGATGGGTACACTCTATGCTCTGTGGCCCGAGTATTTTGATGCTGTACTTGATTGGTATGGCTGGCCTAAGAGCGAGCAGAAGATGATGATTGCTCGTTGGATTAGTGCGGTGGGATAAAAATGAACGTAACGCAGTTTGATCAGATTCCAGAAGCAGAAAAGGAATTGATTGCTTTCATCAGAAAGGTGTTGAATCTCTCTGATGATGTACGAATTACTGTTGAGTCATGGTCTGATCAGTTTGGTGGCTATAGGATTTCTGAGATTGATGTCTTTACACCTGATCCAGAAAGAGGACTTCCATTTGGATCAGGTGGAACCTATATGCAATCAGATTATGACGCTGGTGCTGTACTCTTTGCAGCAGAGCGATTTGTAATCAGTCGTAATGACCCTATTGAAGAATGGGGACTAGATAGTTATATTGATTATCGTCAGGAAAGGGAACAGGCTTTAGCAGAAGCATTGGGGGCAGAAATTCCTGAGTGGGAAGATAGGAGATAACTAATGAAGCCTCTATATAAGACAACTATTATTATCTGGAGTCCCTTTGATGGAGAGGAAGCAGAACTTACTGATCTAGCATTTCAAGCAACAGAAGGTAATAGTTATTGCTCTTCTCAGAAATCTATTCTGGTAGATGATCCAAGGGATGATCCAGATTGGGATGGTACATCATTCTTTGATGATCCATACTGAGGATATAAATGGATACTCAAGATAAGTTCATGAAGACACTTGAAAAGGAACTTCCAGATCACTTGGAAATGGTTGTGAATAAGAGTTACCATAATGATGGAGTTATTTTTATCCAACCAGTTGAGTCCTTTGAATGTGTGCTTATGATTAGATTCAATTTCCAAACCAATTACTGCACATTTGAAATCTCTCCGGTAATCGCCGGCTCTTACCGTATTGAACAGAATTCAACTATGGTCTATGTACCTAGTCCATTTGAGAAACTTGGACAACTTATTGAAGATATCAAGAAGTATCTTCTCTCATAAGGGAACCCCTAATCATGAATGATGTGACGCTCACTATTACAATCGAGCGATTGCTTGATCCTGATGCTGCTGATAGATTTCTAGAGTTGGAGGCAGAGAAGCAAGGTATCATTGATTCAGATCGATCAGCATATGAGATTGAGCAGGATATTGATGGGCTGCTCAGCGATTATCTTGATACTTCTGACTTCCATGATATTGTCAAATACGAACTCGATGCCGAATATTCGGGGGAATAAGGAATCTATTTATGTCGTATAAAGGTATCGAGATTGAAGTGACGCCCGATGATATCGCTAAAGCACTTGATCCATCCCGCACATTTGATCCAGTGACTTATGCGATCATCAGGACATACCCATATGTACCTGTCATTGATGTAGGCTCAGAGTATGTGGTAATCGGCAATGCAAAGTATTATACCAACGATGTGCTTTATGAGCATCTACTTGAGTGGGATAAGTACAAGGTATTCCACCCACATACATACAGACTAAAAAGGGCGCAAGATAATATGTAATATATACTATCTAGGTATATATACCATGTTGTCTAGATGGAGTGAATCCCCAGATATCGGGGCCATTCTTATTGCGTGTCTAGTTGTGATCGGATTGATCCTCTTGATCCAAAGTGGGGGCAAGAATGACAGATTATAGTTAAATATATACAAAATATATAGGAGATACCACAGATGTGATCTTGATAAGCTATTGCCAGGTATAAAAGAGGCGCAGGCTTACACTGTAAACCATATAAATATATAACAGAATAAGCACGAACGTTTGCCCTTATCTCGTATAATTACGGGATAAGGGCTTTTATTTTGAATTACGCCGGCACCTCTGTTACATGGAGAGTTTTTTAATTATATTTATATCAGTATATATACGTAATTGACACCTTTTATTCCTAGGCAATTGCGCAGCCAATGGAGCGCAGCGTATTTTAGAGGCGTATTGCCTTGGAATAATATATCCTTTTTTATATGGATTTAGCCAATAGACTACGAACACAGAGTAAGTCAGTATTATTTAGCCAATGGAGCGCGCCGCCTAATAGGTACGTATTATCCTGGAGAATATAGAATGAAATTGAATTAGAATTAAGCTCCGGTTACTGTTACGATATATACAATATATTTATATCTATTTGCCAGCTCTTGCAGCTTATCCCTTTACCACCTGGCCTTGCCTAGCTGATTGCGCATGCAATTGTCTGTCCCTATAAAATTCATTTGTTGCGATTTGCAAATAATGCTTGACAAGCGCCGCGCGGTGTGCGACAATCCTCTTGTACCCGAAAGGGAGCACCTTTACAAGAGAATAGAGAGGGCAAGGCGAAAGGTAGCCTAATTCTCCGTCCTGACTAACTAGCATTTATGCTAGAGAAAGGAGGTGAAAATATGGCAACGTATCATATCGCCAAGATGCGTGTCGTGCGGCCATCCGAAAAGATGGCGGCAAAGCATCCCGACCGTTTCGCAACGGTTTTCGGTATCTTTGCTAATGAGCAGGGGCAGCGGCTTAGCATTACGTCTAAGGTAATTACCATTGACGAGGCTAAGGATAGCGATACTACGATTGACATCGTGAATGGTATTCTTACTCTTCCCGATGGAAAGCGTGGTCGCACCGCTTCCGAATCCATTTCGCAGGACGATATCGAAGCGGAACTCGCAGCGCTTCGCGGAGAGAATTAGTTACTAATTAGCCAAAACCCTCTCTATTCTCAGAAAGGATAAACTAATACTGAATTAGTATTATAAAACGAATTGAATTTCGATGCCGGCCAGGTTCTTGAGCCAATGGAGCGTAGCGTATATCAGGTACGCCATATATATTTGAATTTGAATTATGTTCTTGTTCTTGTTATATATCCTGGATTATATTTGAATTTAAATTCTGTTCCTGTTTTATATTTTAGCCAATAGATTTCCATTCTCATCTGGGGGGGGGTGAGCCAATAGAGGGGGGGGGATGAATGCCGGCCAAGCTCACCGACAATGTGAGAATAGAGCCTGTGGGCGACCAATACATTGGTCAGTATTGTCCACCTAGAAACACTTGACAGGGTATGCGCCTTGTGGCAGTATATGGGTGTCAGAGATGACAGGGACCCGAGAGGGACCCGAGAACCTTAACAAGTGAATAGCAGGGGATAGGGTGACAAGGCCCGACAAGGGCGAAAGGGAAACTCCCATTAGCGTCACCTACTTCGTGGATCGGATGCGCGTCATCCGGCCCACAGGGAAGACCAAGGATCGGAACCCTGATCGGGTCTTCACCGTCAACGGCGTCTTCTACTCCACCGAGAGGGATGCCAAGGGCAACATCATCGTCAAGGACAAGTTGTCCATCATCACCAAGAACGTGGACGTGGATGACGCCAAGTCCACCGAATTCGCCCTTGACGTGACGAACGGCTACCTGACGCTCCCTGAGGGGAAGCGTGGCCGGGTCGCACAGGCGGGGCTGGCAGAGGCGGATATCCTCGCGGAATTGGCCGCGCTGCGTGGCGAGGACACCGACGACACCGAAACCGAAACCGAAACGGAAACCGACTAGGTATTAATTCACCCATCCCCTGCTATTCCTACCAATTTAATGAGAATGCCGGCGAGCTGCATATATATACAAATTAAGAATTGAATAAGAAATCTTAACCTGTTTACTAAATAAGCCAATAGACTCCCGGCTCAATTGGAGGGGGGAAGCCAATGGAGGGGGGTGGCATAAAGGGACGCCCATACCTGGGATATATGCGCATATTCGAATTGAATTCGAATTGCCGTTCTGTTCCTGTTTTAGTGAATTGAATTAGCGCACCTGTTCGGTTACGTGCAACGCGCACAGGGATACCTGGCCGAGCCGGCCAGTAGCTGCGCGTGCAACTACCCTGGATTCGACGCGCACGGCAAAGCCCTACCCGAAGGGGTAGGGCTTGCCTGTTGGGAAGGACTAGGGACTAGTCGATCATCTCCTCGTAGGGCTTGTCGAAGAAGCCACCGGGGACCGACTCGTTGAGCCTGTCCCACAGGTTCCGCGCTTCCGCGTTCATGTCGCGGTCACGCATTTCCTGATGGATGAGGTAGAGGCCAAAGGTGACCTCATCGACGGTCGGGACGCCAAGGTCCACGCCCACCGATTCCTGAAGGAGAGCCAAGGGGAACATGGTGTCGGTACCCTCGTAACCGAAATCCACCAGTGCCCCGTAATCGAGTCCCTTCAGGTACTCAATCGGGTCCATTATTCGGTTATCCTTCCCTGTTGCCTTGGGTTCTTCCCTTCCCCTTGGGGTCGGTCCCTGCTGTTTCCGACATCCATAGATTAGCACGACCACCATAGGGATGAAGAGCTCAATGTCACAAGAATTCGTGACCAATGGCACTATGCAAGCGCCGGCAATTGTGCTACAATCCTCTGGGACAGCCCAGGGTGCGAAGCCAATAGAATGCGTCAGCAGACTGGGGCGTGAGCCAATGGAGCGCAGCGTGTATGTTGGGCGCATGGAATATACAGTAGATGAGTATTAGAATTGAACTGCGGTTCTGTTCCTGTACTGTAGAGGATTAGCCGTTCTGTTCTGTTAGGTATATGGTGTATAGCAAGGTGCCGGCTTCGCGCCATTTCACGCTATCCTGGATGAATCTATACTGATTCGCTATGATATAGGCTCGATTTGTCCTGGTCTATTGAGCTATCCAAGCCGGCTCAAATCGCCCAATAATCGATTATTCTGGGCGCAAGAAACCCCTTGACAACATTCACCAGGTGCGCTAATCTACTGGTAGATCAAGAAACGCTCCTACAGGGAAGGGACACCAGAAATGTTGGACGCAGCGACACTCATCGAGGACGGGTACGACCCGGACATGGCGGCGAAAGAATTGATGGAGGATGCACAATTCATCATCAGCGATCTGGCCGAGGATCTTCGCAGCCAGGATCGCAGACTACAGGATGCATTCTCTGGGCAGGAAATCCCCGAAATCGTCTGGGACGCGATCTGCGCCATCAAGGCGACGGTCAAACATCTCGATAGCGCGGAGGATGCACTGGTCCGATATATGTGAATAACCGAATATATTAGTGCGGGGGTAATACATACTCCCGCACTAATACATAGCCCTGGAGTAATATATAAGTCCTGGGGTACTAGAATAGAATATAAATAAATCTTAACAATAAGAAATCTTAACCTGTTTAGTAAATTAGCCAATGGAACGCATGCATAAAAATGCACGCCGAGCCAATGGAGCGTATATATAATATTGGGCGGGTGTGTGTTTGAATACGAATTGAACATCCGTTCTGTTCCTGTTTGAATAGCACCTCGATTCCTGTTATGCGCATAAGCGCATAGCACGCGCATAGCGTGCGCCTAGGCGTGAGCTTGCCGGCCCTATGGGCCAGGCACTTGAGCATGGTGATAGGGGAGAGGCTTTCGCGCTCTCCCCTATCTGCTAGAGTCTAGTAGTTGACGGGCTTGGTGGACCGGACGAACGAGGCGTACTCGCTGTAGGTCTGGTCCTCAAGGATCGTGCCGTTCGGAGAAGCGGCGTTGATCCGGTTGAAGAGATCGACTGCATCCCCGTCCAGATCGCGCCACACCAGATGGGCGTGGATCATCTGGGAGAGAAGAGTGTCGGTGGAGATGGTGTAAGGATCGCCGCTCTTGACTGCCTCCGCGTAGAGGCTGGCCTCCTCCTGTGCAATCGCCACCAGAACGTGATCCGGCACGATGCTCAGGTAGACCATCATCTCTTCAGGCCCCATCTATTCAGTTATCCTTTCCTACTGCTGGCCCCTCTGGCCCTGTCAGATCGTGTATCGATCTGATAGGTGTATCTTCGTCTATAGCGCTATCATGATATAGGTCCATATGGGGTAGATATTTGTGACCAATGGCACTTGACACACAGGGGATGATGTGCTAGCCGGCAAATAGAACAGGCGTTCTAAAGCTGTGCGAGCCAATAGATTCAACATCCATTGAATGGCGCATGAGCCAATGGAGCGTGCCGCGTGTATGGGGCGCAGGAATATATACCAACTATGTATTAGAATCGAATATCGGTTCTGTTCCTGTCATAATGAATTAGCCTGATGTGTTGTTCTGTTATATCTCCTGAGGCCGGCTGTGCGCCTCTCCTGTGAGTCGCCTGGCCCTAGGGCAAAGAGAAAGGACCGGGTGTCCAGCCCGGTCCTTAGTCTCTAGCGGAAGTCGATATCCAGAATGGTCAGGCTTCCGTCGCTGATTTCCTTCTGTAGAGCATCGACTTCGATTTCGATGCGAGCGATCTTGGTATGGAGAGTATCGAGGATTTCCGCGAGAGCGATCTGCTCCTCGTTATCATCGGTGATTTCGGTGATCTGATCAGCGATCTGGTTGACCCACCAATTCGCGTCACCAATCTGCCCGATGACCTTCTCCAGCCCTTCGATCAGAAGGTCTGTATTCACTTGGGTCCTTCCTTCGCTACTGGCCTGGCCTGTCCTTATTGGGGACAAGCCCATTGTGCGCCTATTCCGCTGATATGTCAATACCCTTTATGCAGTTGGTCACTATTGTCCACCTATTCTGTGAGCAGTACAAAGGTCCCAAAAGATGTGACATTTGGCCCTTGACAGGAGCCGGCAGATATGCTAGCTCTACTTGCATACTTGCGCAAGCAGCTAAGTGACAAAAGTCACAAAAAAATGTGACAAATGGCACTTGACAAAGCCAATAGACTCCAGGCTCTATCCTGGGCGCAAGCCAATGGACCTAGCCTTATATCTTGGACGCATGTATGAATATACTGATATACGCATATATGGATGAATTGAATTACGAATTCGGTTCTGTACATGTTCTGTTATATGGCCTGGCCTGTTAGGCTGTTCTGTTATAGAGATATAGCGCGATGAATTCCTGGCCGGCTGGTGAGCTTTCCCACGCGCATGGGCCAGGCGATGGGCAAAGAGACAGGGCCGGGATCGCTCCCGGCCCTGTCGCCTCACCCTAGGCTGTAGGGTGGGCCGCTTCGAACGGCATTCCCCGTCCGATCCCCGTCCGATGGGCGTTAGCCGCATCGTAGAGGCGCTTAGCGATGCCACGGTGACGACGCCAGATCGCTTCGTCCACCAGCCGATCCACCAGCGCGGCAATCGTGCGAGGATCGATTTCCTCGCCCGTCACCAGCACCAGCGTGAGGCTACCGGACTCTTCGATCTGCTCCGCGAGGCTGCGAGCCATAGCGAAGATCGCGCCCGACGACTGCTCCCGCAGATCGAGTGCGATGGGATCGAACATTTGGCCTAGCACCATCCTTTCCTATATCACCTTGGAACAAGGTGATTGTACGCCTCGCGGCTAATAGATACCTAGGGCCAAAAGTCCCGAAAAAAAGTGACAAATGGCCCTTGACAAGCTATGCCGGCATATGTTAGGGGCCAGGTTAAGAAATCTTAGCTTGTTTAGTAAACTAAGCCAATGGAGCGTGTACTATAAATGGTACGCCCGTTCTATTTCCAGGGCTTGAGCCAATGGACCTAGCCTTATTAGGGGGGCGCAGGAATATATCACTGATTGAATTAGAATTGAATTACGGTTCTGTTAGGATTACATACCAATCCAAGTTCTGTTATGCGCATGTATGTATCCTGGGCACATATATCGCCGGCTGATATATTCCTGGCCTAGCAGTAGCTTGTTGCCGGCGCAACAGCTCATGCGGCATGAAGTATATATTGGTCACTATTGTCCACCCGAATTCTCTTGACACAGCCAGGTGCATCCGGTACGCTTAGCCTGCGTCCAGCGGCAAAGATAGTACGGGAGATGACATGGACCAGAACGGCGGCACTCAGGACTTCCTGAGCGAGATCGCGCACGCGACATGGATCGCGTGCAACCCTCAGACCACATCCCCTGCCGACGTCGAGGAATTGGGTATCCTCGCAATCCGCGATCTCAACGCAGCCATCGAGAATGGCGACTACATGATGGCGACCGTAGCCAACGCAATCGTGTCCACCGTCCATCGCGCAATGGTCTGCCGGGGAATGTTCCTCGACGCGACCGATCTCTTCTGCCGGGTCAACGCTACTGCCAAGAGCATCGGCATCGATGACATGCTCGACGGGCAGACCTACACCGAATACGTCGAGGCGATCCTCGACTGGTACGCTCAGGCGTAGCGATCCACTAGGGTAGGGAGGCTAGCAATAGCCTCCCTATTCCTGTTGCCCTGGCCAGGGGCGCATATATATGCATGCATACTCATACAATGGGTATGCAATATTGCGTATAGACGCAATAGAACATCCGTTCTGTTTCGTTCTGAGCCAATGGAGCGTGCGCTGTTATAGGTGCGCCCATGTTCTGCGCATAGTGTACCGTTCTGTGTTCTGTTATATAGGGCCGGCTATACGATAGGTCCTGGGGTAAGCTTTACCTTGAGCTATATGGCCGGCTCTATATCTAATACCTGGGTATACCTTACATCTAGGTATAAGGTACACCTTATAACTTCAGGCCATCTTGGTGACATTTGGCCCATTGACAGTGACCAATGGCATATAGTAGAGTACGGGCATGGTCATCTACTTCCACTCCACTAGCACAGGGGGCCACGCTATGGCACCGGATAGGCGCGATGCGCGCGTTGCAGCGCGGATCGCACAGGCGCAGGATCGCGCTGCGCGCGATGCTCGCAACACTGCGCGCGACAATGGCAAGTCAGAGTCAGATACGGCATACGATTACAGGATGGGAGCGGCACAGTGAAGCGCAATCAGGCGCATCCCTGCTACGTCAACGGCAACACCCCTACGGGCATGGCGCATATGCCCATTGGCCGCTACGTGGAGTCAGTCCGCTACGGCGCATCCCTCACAATCGGCAACATCGTCCGTCGCAACGCTCTCCGCTACATGCTGGACGATGCCGCACAGGTCGCCGACACCGATACCACAATGGCGCTGCTAGATACAATCGAACACTACACTCCCAGTGTGCCGCGCTGCATGGGCACCGACACCGACTGCAACCACACACAGTCGGTGCACGACTGGGATGGATGCTTGCACGATACGTGCGAGTGCACCCTGCGATACGGTCGCGGTGTCAATCGACTCAATGAGATGATCATGGCAGAGGGATACATGATCTGACTTTCACAACTCAAATTCACAATTAGGGCCGGTTATACGCCGGCCCTAATTCATATTACCCAGGTTGCGTGATTGCGCAAGTACGCAAGACCCCCCCCTATATTCGCATCGAATTAGTGCACATTCAACGCCGTCGAGCTCTGTTACTGTACATAAATCCGAGGTCAACTTTTTGAAACTTTTTAGAATACGTCTGCCTTCATTCTGAAGGTACTATACAAAAATACGAGGTCAATTTTTTCCAGTTTTTTAGAAGACCTCTAGAGTAAAAAAATGGGAGCAAAAATTTCACAGTTTTTTAGATAACTCTCGTCATAGTATACGGTAAAATTGGGCATAAAAAAGTAAAGCCCCCAAGGAGCAAACGACTTCGGGGGGAAAGTCATTCGATCAACTTGGAGGCTTTACTTTGATCTGAACAACAGCCGAAATTAATTTTCAGATCAAAGCAAGGATCAGCGCCGCATACGTGGCGGCATCTATTCAGTTAGGTTCTGCGCCCTATCAGTACATTTGGGCGCAGAGTCTGGTTGCTTTACAACAAAGGATTTTTTGCTGTATTACTACGTGAATTTGAGTGTTCCTTGGCAACCTTTCTGTCAATGGAGAGTCTAGACTTCCTGACAGTGCCGCTGGGGTCGCTTTCACGTATACTGACCAGAACTATCCAACAACCACATTGGGGTACAATATAGTTGTTATATAGCCGAAGGTTTTGATTGACCTATCAGATGCATTCAGTCAATCAATCAGATGCATGATACGCAGATAAGGGGCCGTGAGACACCCTCTGTGTATGATGCAGAGAACGAGATTTCCAAATCATTCTCTTACGTCTGTCTGATATCAGCAGAGAGTTTGCCAGAAGGAGTCCTGATCTTTTGAGGGACCAGAGGTTTCTGGTTGTCTCCCCCGCTGCTGATGTATGTACTGTACCGTGCCCCAGACGACCCGTCAAGTTGCGGTTCGGTTACAACTCGGGGGCAAAGGCTCTATTTTTGGGAGCCGAGGGATAAAAACTCACCTTGACAACCAATTGCCAATCGGCTATGCTAGTAGGTACAGAGAGGGGAGTATTTTATCGCCTGAAATCTGGTCGATTTTTTCGACAGTTAATGTGGCTTGTCCGCAGTAGAATTGCGGTAGTAACCATTTCGGCGTCCTTTGTTCGAACAGTTGTTCTTGAATTCCTTTCAGGGAGGAATTGTTTCGTTGGACCCAGATTATGAAGCCTACCGATTGTGCGGCAAGTGTGGGAATATGAAACCTCAGACAGAGGAATATTTCTACATCATGCGCCCAAGAGGGCCGCACAAGAGCATCGGTTGGCAATCGTATTGCCGCGAGTGCTGGAAAGACATCAATGCGGCGAATAAACTTCGCAGGAAGTTGGCGTGCAAGTGACCTACATCAACACTGATTGCTGGTGCTATGGTGTCGGTTGCGAGTGGTGTTTCTGTGGATGGGATGAGCAATGACGTTTGTGAAGTGTTCTGTTCCTGTTGGCGCTAGGCCGGTGTTCCATTTCTGCAATCGCAGGAATGAACTCGCCTCTTGTCTGCACTGCAAGAAGGTTTTCTGCAAGCAGCACATGAGCAGACATCGCTCATAACTCCTGCACAGGGACACAGCCCCATTTCGGAATCAATGCCCTATTGACAACAGTCTCATTGTAGTCATAGGGCACTCTACTCGATACCGTGTTATCACAGGTCTTACAGTAAGCAACTAAATAAATCTCGTCACTATAGACAAACGCTTCATGTGACGAGCCACGAACAGGCATGAATGAGTACATCCAATTGTGCTGCATTTGTGCCTGTTCTTTTGTTTGCAAAGCTTCAAGCATTTCTGCTGGTAATTCTGTCATTCACATTCACTCCTTATTTCCTCTATCCATGTTGGACCAAATTCATACACGATATCATATTCATATGACCCATAAAGTCTAAACCCTTTCTCCTCGCATTTAAGGCATTGCATAGCCTTACGCTTTTTGACTGTTCCTTTACCTGTTGTAGTGTTAAACTTTTTATTCCAACTAAGTGTTATTTCCTCCATAGGACAGCCACAGTATTCGCAAAATTTGCGAGGGGGCCAGAACCTGTCCTTGATCTGCCAAGGAATCATTCTCGCTCCTTGTCATACTTAGCCCAAATCTCTAGGTTTGCTTTCTCATCCTCTGGATCACGTAGCCTCTCTAGGGCATGTTCTGGTACTTCATGTCCTGCTGCTCGGTGTTCCATCAGATGATGGATCATCGCTTGATTGCTGCGGAACACATGAGGTACTGCTTTGGTTGTTTTCATATAGCCCTTGAATAGTTTATATGTGGGATCATCCACCCATTCGTACTCCTGTAGCCCGCACATGCAGCACTCAATACCGTCTGCGCTTGTGAATACATATACATCGCCTTCTAAGAATCTGCAATAACTCATGTTTCCTCCTTGCGCCCTTTAGGAAAACCTCCGGTCCAAGGTTCTCCTTCAAGATAGTCATAGATTGCATCCATACACCAATAAAAACCAACTTCAAATGCTTCCTTAGGATCAAGACCGTAACTTCTGCTTACTGGTCGGGGTGGTTCCAGTTGTTCAATATAATCCTCTAGCGCTCTGGCATATTTCATTGGCATCGGGCGCACATCAAGCGATGGGCAGATGCATTCATTTTTTGCACATCTGCCATCACATTTATCTATGTCCAGTGACGGTATCTTGGAAATAATCTTCTCTGCAACTGGAACAAGGTCTTTACCCCACCACTCAGGTCCCAGTATCTGGGCATCATTGATAGCAACAGCCAGTGTTAAAGCATCAATACCAATGATTGTTGAGCCAGAATCTCCACGCTCCACAGGCTGATCCATATCTTCCATTGACATATCCTATACCCCACTTTACCTGTGTAATTGGATTTGTTTTCCAATCATCTCCTGCGGATGCCATCTTGCGCCCCGGCAATGCTTGGGGAATTCCATAGGCTCCGCTGTTCTTGTTATAAGCGTTCCAGCGCCATCCGCTCTCTTTATTGAAGAGATTGTAGATACAGGAATACTGGTTATTTCCCAGTCTTTTGCGCGCATATTTTTGCGCTGCGGTCTTTGATACCACCGGAACGTTTTGTGCCCTTCTAGGGGCTTTCTTGGGCTTCACAGAGGCTTTTACGATAGGTACTTCGACAACAGGTCGAGTTGAAGGTAAAACTGTGAAGTCATAATCAGCATACACGTCCAGAGCCGTTGGCTTGTAGGTGTAGTTGAACTTGGTAAACTGAAAATCAGGCAAGGGATTGTATGACTCGCTTGGGGTCATACCACTTGCCTGACTGCATCCCGCTAGAAAGATTATTCCTAGTGAGGCACTAATAATTCTCTTCTTCAAATATTTCTCCTCCTCACCGGGGAGCCTGTGTACATGGTAGCACACAGCACCCCCTAGGGTCAAGTCTGCTAGGAAAACGGCAACTTGTCACGTTGAACCTCGGACCCGTCTTTAGGTACAATGTCAATATCCCTAAGGCCGCATCTGGTACAGACCCAGACCATAATAGTTTTATTTAACTTCTTTACTTTTCTTCTTCCTAATCTGATAGGAGCATAGCAACACTTGCTTCTGTACCCGTAGTCTAAGATAGTAACCTCCTCTGAGTATGCTCTGAGCATACTCTATATATTACTTAGTATATATATGCACCCTCCCCGCTCCACCCAATCGCTATTGTAGCAGTGCATATACCCTAGGTTCAAGTCAAAAAATAAAATTGCTAGAGAGCAAGCCTATGAAGCCCAAAAAGTCCTGACAGGAGCGTTTATAAGAATGTCACTCACAAAGAAACCTAAAATATATGACTACTACGTCCTAGTGTATAAGCCCTCTCACCCCGCAGTTGTGGGCGATGGCTATGTACCTGAACAGATTCTCGTTGCAGAAGAAGAACTAGGACGTTACCTATATCCAGACGAATCAGTACGACACAAGAACGGGGACACAAATGACAATAGGCCAAGTAACTTGGAGGTTGTATCGGCTAGCCACGGATACAAGATAGTTAATCTTGGTACTGAGCATGTTGAACCCCGCAAGGGTGCTTCTCGCACGTTTATGCCTTGCAAGTTTCAGAAGCCGTGCTGGAAAGAGATTAGAGCGCCTATGGCGAGAAAGCACAAGATTTACCTTCCCTACATTTGCAGTTATCAGGAGTCAGGGGATGTATACAAGTGTTCAAGATTTTGGGGTTATGTTGATAAAGTTACAGAAGAAAGAGGGAGCGATAAAAATTGAGCGAAGTCTATCAGCCTACAGGGCTAGCAGAGGTTATATTTAGAGAAAGATACGCCATTCAACCCGACGAGACATGGGTTGAAGCAAGCAGACGACTGGCAACACACGTAGCGGCTGCGGAACACAATGGAAACAAGACCCCAATAAGTGAGCAGTTCTACGAGGAAATTGTCACTAATCGGTTTATGCCGGGAGGAAGGATTTGGTATGGGAGTGGTCGTCCTCGCGGTCAGTTGCTTAACTGTTTTGTTGTTCCTACTTCTGATAGCCGCGAAGGATGGGGGAAAACAATACACGACGTTATTGTCGTATCTGGCATGGGGGGTGGCGTTGGTATTAATTGCTCTCCTATCCGTCCTCGCGGTTCTAGGATTAATGGTACTGGGGGAATTGCCACAGGTGCTGTATCACTTATGCAGATGATCAATGCTGTCGGTGACGTATTGGTCAGTGGTGGAGGGCGCAGACTAGCCCTCATGTTAGACTTGAATATCACACATCCCGATATGATTGAGTTTATTGATGCAAAGCTTGACCGGGATGAATTAAAGAATGCAAACGTATCGGTGATCATTGACAAGCGACTGCCTACGGATGCATTCATAGGCAAGGTGCGAAATGGGGAAAATTTTGATCTGGTTTACTCTGGTACGACTCACGGGACAGTCAACGCCAAGGAGTTATGGGAAAAGATCGTCAGCAACGCATGGTCGGCAGGAGAGCCGGGTGTACTGAATGGTGATCTTGCTAATAAAGAGTCTAATATTTGGTATTATAAGCCACTTGTTTCTACTAACCCTTGCGGCGAGATTTGGCTTGAAGAGTACGGTTCATGCGATCTGGGTGCTATTGTTCTTCCTAGGTTTGTATCTTCTACTGGCACCTTTGACTGGGATCAACTGGCTAAGACGGTTAAGGTCGGGGTCAGATTCCTAGACAATGTTCTTTCTGTTAACGAATACCCGCTTCCAGAGATTCGTGATAACAACAACACGATTAGACGCCTTGGATTAGGCATTATGGGCCTACACTCCATGCTCATCCAGTTGGGATATCGCTACTCATCTCCAGAAGCATTGGCATTTGTCAATGATCTGATGGCTTTCATAAAGGAAGTCGCTTATACTGCATCTATCGATCTTGCTGTTGAGAAGGGACCGTTCCCTGCATTCGATGCTAATGGTTTCTTGGCTTCAGGATTTGTCAAGCGGGCAATTCCTAAGCACATCAAGCGCTCGATTCGGGAGCATGGAATTCGCAATGCTGCAATACTGACGATTGCCCCAACAGGGACAACAGGTATGGTAAGTAATGTGTCTACTGGTATTGAACCACTATTCTCTGCGGCATATTGGCGACGGTTCTACAGGCCAACACCTGATGGAAGCCGGCAATTAGATAAAGAGTTGGTCGTTGATCCTCTATGGGATCAAGTCGATGATGTTAGCGTTCTTGAAGGCGCATACGATGTTAAGCCTGAGTATCACTTCGAAATGCAGAAGATTTGCCAGTCGCACATTGACAATGCGACAAGCAAGACGATCAACTTAGCAGAAAATTACCCAGTTGAATCTCTATCAGACCTATGGCTAGAATATCTCCCATACGTCAAGGGCACCACCTTCTACCGTGCTGGTAGCCGTGGCGAGGAGCCTCTTGAGGCCATCCCTCTTGACGAAGCCAAGCGATTAGTTGCTCAATCATCTTCCCATAATCATGCGACCGTTGCTGAACAGAACAGCATGGATTGCCCCGATGGAGTCTGCGAGATTCCTGAGGATTTGAAGCCCCGTATAGGGTATATGGAAGGTCAGGCATGGATGCGTGATGAGGGACCAGTCCCAACAATCAAAATGATATAGGAGAAATAATGGTACGACCCGGTAGACCGATGCACCATGTGCATAACTGGCAATTGAAGATCAAGCGCTTTGACCCAAGAATGACCCAGAACGAGAAGGGTTGGTACGGATTCTACGCTGAACGCTACTGGGAATGTATTCGTGGGGGAAAGGTTAAGCATGTTATGCCTTCAAAGGAGTATCCTGCATACGCGCAGGATTTTGACAGCGATGGCTTCTTTAGATGGAAACAGTTAGAACCTAAAGTTTTCGTTGCTCTATCAGGGAGTCCTTACGTTGTCGAAGACCCTTATTGAAGTATTAACTGAACAAGAAATCGAGTTAAACTCAAGCGGCAATGGCAGATGGGTTGCGGTGTGTCCTTTTCACGAAGGCGACCGTGACCCATCTTTCACTGTTTATACGCATAATGATACGTATTATTGCTTTGGCTGCAACGCTTGGGGAGATGCTGTCAAATTCCTTTGTGACTACAAGGGATGGACTACCAAAGAAGCACAAGACTATGTTGGAGTAGACCATGAGTACAAAAAAGCAGAAAAACCGAAGGTTATCAAGACTAAGAACACTCTACGGACTTGGGAATTCCTCGATAGAGTGGCACAAATCTATCACGCCAACCTACTCACCACTAATGGTGCCTTTACCTACCTTAGAAGCCGGGGACTCAGTGACGCTACGATACGAGATTACCATCTCGGCTATACCGACGGAAGACTCCTTCAAATTGATCTCGCTGGAGACTTCGAAATCGCGCACGAATGTGGACTCATCAATAACAACGGGTACGAAACCCTTGCCCACCGCATCACCATCCCAAACTACTGCGGGGTGGGACGGTGTGATTATATCATGGGAAGAACTGTAACAAATGATCGCATCAAGTATCTAGGGCTGCGAATGCCCAAGCCAATATACGGTTTTACTGCAAATGCTAAATCACCGATCCTATTTATGGCAGAAGGACAGTTTGATTGGCTGATCTTGGAGCAGTGGGGATATCCCTCTATTGTTATGTCTGGTAGTCATCTTCCGCGCTATCATCAGATGTCGCTAAGGGATAAGATGGTAATCATCATCCCTGATAATGATTCTACCGGCCAAGAAACCGCAAAGAAAGTGCATGCGTCCTTGTCCAACAGTTATATCCTAGAATATAGCCAGTTGGGGGTAAAAGATATAGGAGAATTAGGAGCGCTTCCAGACGGTGAGCGCATGCTAGCAGAATTGCTAAAGGAGCAGGAATGGTATCAAACTATACGTTCGTCGAAGGATCACTGGATGAAGTGGTTGCCGAATTCTCTAACGCAAACGTAGTTGCCTTCGATCTGGAAACAACGGGCCTCAATCCTATAGACAGCCGCATCATCTTGGCGCAGTTGGGATTTCCTGATAAGACCTTTGTTATTGATGCTATAAAGGTAGATATTTCTCCCTTGCTCCCGTTCTTCAAGGACCGCAAGTGGTTGAAACTGATCCAGCAGTCCAAGTTTGAACGTAAATTCATGCAGCACTACTACAATATCCAAATCAACGGTGTTTGGGATACGTTCCTAGCAGAGAAACTGCTTGTCACAGATACAACGACAAGTGCTTCCCTTGAAGCGCTTGCGTTGAAGTATGCAAATGTGCAACTGAACAAATCCATCCGCAAAGGTTTTACTGAGGCCCGTGCAGTATCCGCATTCACAAAGGGTGAGTTGGATTATGCTGCGGATGATGTTATTGTGCTGTTTCCTATCTACGAAGGGCAGCGAGAAGCAATTGAGAAGCATCAACTAGGCAAGGTTGCTGATCTGGAGTTTGAGCTTGCACAGATTGTAGCAAATATGGAGTTGGTCGGTGTTCCTATTGACCAGACCAAATGGCACAATATTCTGCTTCAAACTAAGGCAGAGCATGAGCAGTCAAGGCTAAAATTGAATGCGCTGCTTTTTGATGAAGGTAAGAATGCCGAGCAGATGGGCTTGTTTGTGCGGGATGGGATCAATTTAAACTCTGTACCGCAAGTAAAGAAGGCATTTACCAATCTGGGCATCAAGATTGATGCTACCAACGAGCGGGAGATCGGATTGATCGATCATCCGGCAGCAAAGGAGTTACTAAGATACCGTGGATTACAAAAGACTCTCTCAGCATACGGTGACTCATTCCTTGGTTATATCCATCCCTTTACCGGACGGATTCATGCCGACTTTCGACAACTTGGCACAGATACTGGCAGATTTTCTTGCAAGGAACCCAATTTACAGCAAATGCCAGATAACTTCCGTCAATGTGTCGGGAGCATGGACGGGAGCGAGGTGGTCATCGCAGCAGATTATAGTCAAATTGAACTCAGAATCCTTGCCGAGTTAAGCCAAGACCCTAACTTTATGAAATCCTTCACATCTGGTGAGGATTTGCACAAGGCAACGGCTGCTACAATGTTCAATATTCCTATCGAGGATGTTACCAAGGAGCAGCGCTTCATTGCCAAGACAATCAACTTTGGATTGGCTTATGGAATGGGGAGCAACAAACTCCGCGATATCCTAAACTCTGAGGCAGAGAAGAATGGAACCTCCAAGTACGGAGAGTTGCAGACCAAGCGTCTGATCGCCAAGTACAAGAATGCCTATCAGAAGGTTATTGACTGGCTGGACGAGGCTGGGATCGCTGCCTTCCGTAACGGATATTCAGAGACTATGTATGGTAGAAAGCGATTCTTTGTGCGCCCTGCACAGGGAATCTCGCAGCAGGATTACGATCAGCAGTTGTCAGGAATCAAGCGGCAGGGAGCAAATGCCCCAATTCAGGGTACAAATGCTGATATTACTAAACTGGCAATGGTCGATATCCACAGGGAATTGCGAAACAATGGATTCAGCGCAAATATTATCATTCAGGTCCACGATGAAATCGTTGTGCTAGCCCGTAAAGACGAAGCAGAGGCTGTTAGATCAATTGTAGTGGCTTCTATGATTGAAGCCGCAGAGGTACTGCTAAAGACGGTACCCGTGAAAGTTGAAGCATATATAGCCGATATTTGGAAGAAGGGATAGCCTATGCCAGAATCAGATTGGAACAAACTTTTAGCGGGGATTGATTTTACGCTCCCTGAGGGTGGCTCGCCTCCGAGTATAGAGAAAACACCGTCTAAAGAGGCTAGTAGAATGGCCGGCAAGAAGGTTTTTGTTCAAAAGATAATCACTGAGGTATGGCTATACACAGATGTAGAAGGTAAAGCCTTTGGGCATCAAGGACTACAAGATATTATAATTGTAGGAGAAATGCCCTACGATGAGGCGATCAAGATGATTGGAGAGCGCAAGAACAAGCGCAGAAGAAGCGGCTGAGTTGAACCTGTTCTTGTTGCTCTGGTACTATATGGGGAGAGATGGCTGAGTGGTTTAAAGCGGCGTCCTGCTAAGACGTTGTGCGTAACAGCACCGCTGGGTTCGAATCCCGCTCTCTCCTCCAGCCCAAAATCTATATTTGGGAGTGGTTAATATATTCACGGAGAGTTGCCAGAGTCCGGTTTAATGGAACTGTCTTGAAAACAGTCGCACCTAAGACGTGCCGATGGGTTCGAATCCCTCACTCTCCTCCATTTTAGGGGAAATAATGAGCAGTAGACTAATTAGTGAAGATGAACAGTATCTTATATTAGAGCGCTACATACATGATGATACTGATGAGTTCTCTTACTGGGAATTAGATAAAGAGGCTAACCCAAAATATTCTCAAGTAGTCCAAGATGCTGAGCATTATGTGGCATATGAATTAAAAATCAAGTATCGAATTGATAAAAAAACGGGGGAAGTTTTGTATTTAGAGTTTGATGGCATGGGACTTCCTACTTAAATGGGGATGTCGTTCAAAGGTAGGACGACTGCTTTGCAAGCAGTAGATCGGGGTTCAATTCCCCGCTTCTCCACCAAAGGTGAGTGATGAAGATTGAGTTTATTGACAGGGATGAGTATATTCGGAGAACCAAATACTGGATTTTTAGCACTTCTTACTATTGCCCTGTTTGTAGTAGCACTACTACTTATAGAGAAAGATTCTTAGAATCTGAGCATCCACGCCCCAAAGATTGGAGCGATAGGAACAAGGATATAGAATCGTATGATTACTGTGATGCACTTTAATCATCTGGGTTGAACCTAGTATGGAGGACATGTTATAGTGGGAAGACCGAGAAAGGTTAAGGAAGAGTCAACGACAGAATCGGGGCGATGGGTATCCCCAACCAAACGAGATGATATCCCTCCCGGCTATCCTAGGCCCGTTCCTAAGCCTTCGAAGAAAGGCCGCAAAGGTAAGGAAGAAACTGAGGAATAACGTTCTAATCACATGAACAGTACAAAAGTGTACCGTTCAAGTAAACAGATACTGTAAAGGAGAAGGAAATGGCTAGATTGAATTACACGCGAAAGGCTGTTACCTCGCAGCGACTCGCGGAAGAGACTACGACCAACTATGAAGGTGCTGTGGCGTTCAAGTTGACAGACCACCAGCAACTGATTGAACAGGTCTTAGGTGCGTTTTGGAACGAGAATCTGTTCTACACCAAGGGCAAGGATCAGACCGACTCTATTGTCGGATTGATCAAGTCCGTGGCGACAGTCGATCCAAAGTTTCCATTGCAGTTAGCAGCATATGCTAGAAACGTTCTCTATATGCGCACAACTCCACAGGTATTGCTTGTGGAGGCTTCGCGGATCGCTGCGTGCAAACCATTTGTGGTTGAGTACACGCCTAAGATTGTGAAGCGGGCGGATGAATTGGCCGAAGTTGTTGCGTATTACAGCGCACACTATGGTACTGATCCGAAAAAGCCGGGAAAGACACACGTCAATTTCCCTAACTCACTAAAGAAGGGACTTGCCAAAGCATTTACCAACTTTGATGAGTATCAACTGAACAAGTATGACTCTTCCAAGTCATCTGTCACTCTGGGTCAGGTTGCACAACTTGTGCATCCTCCTATTGGCAAGGCACTCTATGAGTATCTTACCAAGGGTGTTGTTGATCCTGAGGCTATGCCAAAGACAGCCGCTCTCAAGGCTCTCTTGGCAAAGGATAAGATTGATGACGAGGCTTTGGAGTTAATTGCAAAGAGTGGAATCACTTGGGAGTCAATGATTTCCAAGTTTGGTTCTACCAAGGAAACTTGGGAGTTGGTTGCACCGAATATGGGCTACATGGCCCTATTGCGAAACCTACGAAACTTTGAGCAGAAGGGTGTTGATCTTGATCCAATCTTGAAGCGTATTGCTGATGAGAATGAGGTCAAGAGAAGCAAGCAGTTGCCGTTCCGGTTCTACTCTGCGTACCGTGAGGTTACTGAGCAGAAGATTCAGAGAGCAATTGCTCAGGCGCTTGAGAAGTCAATCTCCAACGTTCGACTTGACGGTCGGACTGCGGTTATGGTAGACTTGTCTGCGAGCATGAATTCTCCGCTATCTGCACATTCAAAGGTATCATATCGGGATATCGCGTGCGTTCTTGGTGCAGTTGTTGTCAAGAAGTCTAGCAACTCAATTGCTATTGGCTTCGGGGACAGTGCCAAGACTGCTCGTATCAATCCTGATGATACGATGATGACAAACATGGAGAAAATCCAGAATCTGAATGTTGGTCACTCAACCAATGCCTATCTGGCATTTGATGAGTTGGGCAGCAAAGAAGTTGATCGGGTAATTCTCATCTCCGATATGCAGTGCTATACTACAAATTGGGGCTGGGGGCTGTCTAGCGATAGCACTGTAAAGGATCGCTGGGCTAGATACGTCAAAATGTATCCGAATGCAAAGTTGTACTCGCTAGACGTTAGTGCCTACGGTACAGCACAGACACCATCTGATGCGAAGAACACCGTTCTTCTCAACGGTTGGTCAGACAAGATCATCGATCTCATCAATGTCTATGACAAGCGTGATGCGATGGTCGAAGAGATTCGTAAGTTTTAATAGATTAGGTAGTGTAAGCGACGGTTACTTCTTCCTGCAACTAAGACCCGTTCCGTTGCTGCTTTTAATCTCCTAATCATATGGCCCCATCGTCTAATGGCTTAGGATATGACTCTTTCAAGGTAATGATCGGAGTTCGATTCTCCGTGGGGCTACAGTTTTTATTTGGAGATTTATGGAATGGAAAGAGCATTATGCTCTATATAAAGAAGGTTATCTAGAACGAAATAAAAAGAAGCGAGAAGCATCTAATCGCCTAATTAGGGAAGCAAAAAATAAGCCCTGCGCCGATTGCGGGGTAAAGTATCCCTACTATGTTATGGATTTAGATCATATTGAGGGGCAAAAGACGGGAACTCTCGCTCATATGAAATCGTACTCTGAGAAAAGAGTACAAGAAGAAATAAATAAATGCGAGGCAGTTTGCTCAAACTGTCATCGAATACGAACATTTAATCGTAATAGCGTAGTGTGAGAATCGGGTACTTCTACACCTTTGTTTTGTTTTGAACACACAACTCACCAGCATGGATATGTCAGCACGGGAGGATGGCCCTTGTGACTCTTAGGAAAGGACTAAGTGACGAATCGGAAGTAAGACGATAAAGCCCCCGATCCAGTTAATCTCGCTAGATATTAGATATTATATAGGATAGTGTAGGATACAGTTACTTCGCTTGGGACGACAAGACGGAGGTTCGAATCCTTCTTCCCCAACCAAATCGATGGGGAATGGTGCAATGGCAGCACATGTAAAATTTCTGTGCCCGTTCTAATCTTCCTATAACTGTTAATATATATGGATAGTCATCGCTTATCCGGTAGTAACCATTACATAATGCAGTAAATATATAAGTAGACATTACCGACTTCACCACCGGCCCTCTACTTTGACATAGAGGAATTGGTTATTCTCCTGCTTGGTTACTACCGGATGCGCGACGGCGCAGAGTCCGTAATGCTGATGAATTGATGTTCCGCGATAGCGTCCGGTAAATCTAAATTGAGGTAAGCGGTAGTTTTTAAGTGTAGTGTCTCGTAACGGCTACTTCGTAAATCAATGGATAGATTATTGTACTCTTAATACAACTGTTGTCGGTTCGAATCCGACCGAATATCGCCGCAAGGCTAACCCGTTACAAACTAATCTCACTTATCTATTCCCGGTTGGTGTAATTGGTAAGCATTCTTGTCTGTTAAACAAGCGGCTGAAGGTTCGAATCCTTCACCGGGAGCCAGCACAGAAGGTGGGCGCATGGCAAACTTTAAGAGGAAGCGAACCAAGCATATCACAGAAAGTCAGTGCGGACGTAAGCATTGCAAGTATGATCTAGTCCACACTCCTACCGAGAATGGCCGGAACAGATATCTTCCAATGTACTGGAAGAAACTAGGGGGCCACAGACCTTGGAGATACATACATAAGAATGTAGACAATCTTTGACCCTTCGTCTAACGGTAGGACCACTGACTTTGGATCAGTTAGTCGGGGTTCGAATCCCTGAGGGTCAGCCAACTTAGGAGATATTATGACAGATGATTTAGAGTCTAGGTGGACTCCGGCAAGAGATTGGTGCCCCCATCCTGAATACTGGCACTCTCCCGACTCTGAGGCTACAGAAGTAGAAGTCTCAGAGTTTATTGGTTCTCTGGTAAGAATGATCCAACCAGATTTTGTACTGGAGACAGGAACCTACATGGGTCATACGACCCTAGAGATTGCTCGCGCTCTTTACATGAATGGACACGGTAGGGGAATCTCGCTAGAGGCTGATGGGAATTTAGCCGCAGAAGCACAGAGAAGACTTCAGAATTTCATGGGTTCTAATAACACTGTGCAAGTATTAAATATGAACTCAATGGAGTATAATCCCATTGAAAATATTGATTTTGCCTTCTTTGATTCATGGCAGGAAGGGCGTATCCTAGAATTTGAGAAGTTTTACAATGCTGGGTGGTTAAAGAAGGGCGCAATTGTCGCCTTCCATGATACGGCTCCGCACCATCAGGTGCGCAAGTCCATTGTTGAAGGTGGGCATGATTATTTTACTATTATTGATTTCCATACTCCTAGAGGACTGGTTTTAGGGCAAGTAAAATGACACTTACAATTGGCATTCTTTCATGGGGCGCACATAAGACGCTCATAAATACACTGGAGAGTTATCGAAAGTGGGGACTGGACAGGTTAGGCGATGAGCGGTTGATTTTCTTCCAGGAAATCTCTGACTATGAAAAACTTTTAGCCAGAGACTATGGGTATAAGGCTATAGGTGCGCCTACAAATGTAGGTATTGCCGAAGGCTATAAAGCGCTTGTCGAACATACGACAAGCGATCTTTTTTTATTTCTGGAGAATGATTGGCTGCTGATTGATGATCCTGCAATTGAAATATTAGATGGACAAATAATACTCTCCTCTGGATTTATTGATGTAGTACGTTATAGAAGTAGAACCCAGCCGGGAAATCCTCTATGGACTGCCCAGTTTAAAGGGCGGGAATATGATCGTCCTACACACTTGCTAGATGCTACGTACTATCATACACATGAAGAGCTAAAAGCATTCCCAGAATTAAGCTATTATGCAGATAGATATAATGGCTGGTGGGTCACTGGTGCACATTATGCCAACTGGACGAACAATCCCACGATGTTTAGAACACAGTTTCTACGCGATCATATTGTGGATAAGATGGGATCACGCGACGTAGAGTTAGACCTACAGGCATGGTGGGAGCAGCAGGACTTCGTTGTAGCACAGGGTGAAGGATTATTCACTCATTGGAGGATAGGATGAGAGTAGGGTTCTTGAACAACCAGATTGATAACAGGGGGACCGGGAACGCTCTCTTTGACTACGCTCACTACAACGAGACTATCCTAGGGAACAAGAGTTTTATCTTTGTTCTCAATAGGCAGAATTACGATGAAGCGATGGGCAGTCGATTGACTGAGCGCTTTGGAGCAATTAATTCTATCTGGGATGTTACACACACAGATTTCAACATTGATGTTCTTTACCATATAAAAAGCGGTGAAGAGGACGGAACCTTCAATATACCGGGTGTTCGATACGTCGTACACGCAGTATTCCATCCCACACAACCGCATGGTGATCGTTACGCTACCATCAGCCGATGGATGGCTGACCAGTATCATGTTCAGTATGTTCCACATATTGTTCATTTAAGTCCACCTGTTCATGACATGAGGCTTCAATACGGGATTCCGAGAGATGCCTTTGTATACGGGCGGCATGGAGGATCGGATACCTTTGATGTTTTCTGGGCATGGAAGTCCATTAACAGAGCATTGGAACAGGATAAAAACATATACTTCATGTTTATGAATACTGATAATCCTATAAGGAAGTTATATGATCCTAAGAGAGTTATCTTCCTGCCCCCAACAGCAAACAAGCACTACAAATCATCATTTATATGGTCTTGTGATGCGATGCTACATGCACGACTACGCGGTGAGACTTTCGGAATTGCTGTAGGTGAGTTTGCACTAGCAGGGAAACCTGTGCTAACATATGGAGCAAGCGGGGAGCGCGCTCATATCGAACAGTTGGGACCATTAGGATTTACATATTTCTCGCCCGAAGAATTGACTGAATTACTCTTAAAACTACCCAAGATGTCCAAACCAGTTGAGCGCAGTTATTATGATGAGAATAGCCCTAAGAAGGTTATGACGAGATTCAAGGAGGTCTTTCTTGACTAAAGAGAAGACAGTCTCTGTGGCGTTTCGTTCTAAGGAAACCGGGCGCTATCTGTTCTGGGTCAAGTGGACAGAGAGCAGATGGAATGAGATCGAGGAAGCGGCAAAGGACTCAAACCAAACCGTTGAAGAATTTATCCTAGAGGCGTTGGAACGATATGCGCGCTATCACACTGAGAAATAAACCTTTTTATATTCACGATAATGAAGATTTGTCTAACGCTATTGAACGAAATGGCGATTACTGGGAGGCAGATATCCTTGATTGGCTGGCAGTTAATCGGCAGCATCAGGGGCTGATTCTGGATATTGGTGCCAATATTGGCAACCATTCTCATTACTTTGGTAGTTATCTCACATATAAAAAATTAGTTGCCTTTGAGCCTGATGATGAGAATTTTGCTCTCCTAGATAAAAATTTAGAGTTTATCAAAGCTTGGCTAGCACCCGTAGCAGTTTCAAATGTTAAAGGTATAATTGAGCTCCATAAAAATGCAAATAATTGGGGAGCGCATGAAGTACACGATACGCCGGGATACAGAACAGTCAGTACGATTCGACTCGATGATGAGGAATGGCCCGATTTAACATTGATGAAGATAGATGTTGAGTGGCATGAACCTCAGGTGCTTGAAGGAGCAAAAGAAACTATTGCCAAGTGGGAACCTTCAATTCTTATCGAAGATGTAGGTAACGCTTACTGGGAAATCCTAGAGCCTATGGGCTACAGGCTGATGATGTCTTGGGAGCATCACAAGACATACTTATGGGAGACATGATGAGTTATTTTATTGCAGCAGTTTACAACGAAGAGCAAGAGGTTACTGATCTCCTACGTCATGTTGCTCCTCTGGTGTCAGGCTACAGGATTGTGGATGATGATAGCACTGATAGCACAGTAGAGCAGTTGAGATATTTCTCAGAGTGGGCGCTAAGAGAGGGATTTGATTTTCAGTATACAACCATCCATCACACGGGGTTACCGGAAACAGTCAAGAACCTAGCCAAAGAGATGGTCCCAGACGGCTCATGGTGCCTCATGCTGGATGCAGACGAGCGGTTGAGTGATGATGCCCTCGTAGGAGTAATGGACTTTCTAATAAGTAGAGAACATGAGAATTGGGATTACGTCTATTTCAATCAATACGAGATCATTGATGGACAGCACGTAAGAACGTTTCAGAAGGCTAAACTATTCCGCAAGGAAGCAATCAGTTTCCCCCTCCACAATATCCACGCTGATGACCAATTCGTCGGGAGAGGGACATACAAGGAAGATTGGATAGTATTTCACCGCAAGACCACATACAAGCAGATCAACAGGGAAACTGAGTATCTGGCGACCTACAAGAAACTGTTGGAAGATGGTCACATTGATGAAGGTCGATATCGCTGGTTATGCGGACTGCACCATTACATCAAACCACAGGGTTGAACCTACAAGAGCAAAGGGAGTATAATGAACGTACTTGACAAGGGCTTCGTTGAACTGGTCGATTTTATGGGTGGAGATTTGCGGGTGGTAAACTCCGCGAAGGTTTCCTTCCATAAAGAATCTGTATCAGTCGGAGAATCTGAAGGGAAGTTGATTGACTATTTGATGAAGCATCGGCATGGAAGCCCGTTTGAGCATTCCTACTTTACCTTTCGTGTAAAGGCTCCGATCTTCGTAACCAGAGAATGGCAGCGCCATCGTATCGGATCATTCAATGAGATGAGTGGACGATACGTTGAGTTTGATCCTGAGTTTTATCTGCCCTCTCTCTGGAGAGTACCAGCAGCAAGCAACAAGCAGGGAAGCGTAGTTGATCCTGCGTTTATGTATAACGATTATGCAACCGAAGTGAATAAAGAAGCCTCAGATTATGCATACAGGTGCTACAATCAGTTACTCAGGGCTGGTGTAGCAAAAGAAATGGCTCGCATGGTCCTTCCGCTCAGTCTATATACAGAATTCTATTGGACCATCAATGCCAGAAGCCTTATGAATTTCCTTAGTTTGCGCACAGGGGCAGACGCACAATGGGAGATTCGGGAATACGCCAACTGTATCGAATCATTCTTCATGGGTACAATGCCTCTTACACATCGATCTTGGGTAAAGAATGATCGCCTAGCCCCGTAATTCATGCCCGATTCGTATAACGGTTAGTATAGAAGTTTTACATACTTTTGGCGGGGGTTCGACTCCCTCATCGGGCACCAGCACTAGGAGGCTATATGAGGAAACGGATAAGGAGTTGGATAACAAGTTTGATGACTAGAGCGCCCAGAAGATGGAGAAAGACCCCGTTAGTAAAGCGGGAGATAAGTGCGACTATAGTCTCAATAACTGATCCCCAGCCCCTAGAGAATTATAAGATAGCAACTGCGGTTCTTCCTGATTATGAGCATCTAGAGTTATTAGTTAATTCTGATTCCCAGAAGTAAATATCGTGGCCCCTGAGCCATCCGGTCGTAGGCATCTGTCTTATAAACAGATATAGGTAGGTTCGACTCCTACAGGGGCTACCATCTGCCGACGTAACTCAATGGTAGAGTAGCTGTTTTGTAAACAGCAGGTTGGAGGTTCAAGTCCTCTCGTCGGCCCCAATTTTATTAGGCTAAGAGTCCAAAGATGGACTCTTTTTTTATGCCCAAGGAAGTAATTCAATACTGAAAGGGAAAGGATCAATTTAGGATAATATATAAAAAGGACGTGATTAAATGCCTGCCACATTTTCTTGGGTGCAATACACAGGTTCCAACGCGGCTTCAACAACACCGAACGGATCGGGTGTAACTGCAACCTCTTCAAACAACGCAATGTCTTGGGACTTTGAGACTGCTGACAGTACAGGTACTGTAACATATACCGCTAACCCAGTCAGCGCAGGATCGGCTTCGTATCCTGTGTGGATCAAGGGCCAGTGGACAAACTCTGTTGCCTATACAATTTCTAACCTCAAGTTCTGGCAATTCAATCCTGCCGCTTCGTCTGCTAACACAGCATCGTTTACGATCTTTGGTCAGACACAGAATAGCTATTCAATAGCAAATGCAACAAGCACAGGCACAGCCTATGCTTCGAATATCTCTGTTCCAACAAGCACTTCGTCCACAGGTTCTCCTGCTTCTCCGATTACTGGCCTTGGCTCTTATGCCACGTCAGGTGCAGGACAGGGTGTCAACGGCACAGGTGCTTCGGGAACCAACACACCGGGTGGCTGGCTAGCCCTTCAGTTGAGCGCAGCCGCTGCTGCTCCCGCTGGTACTACAGGATATTTTGGGTTTACGTTACAATATGACGAGCAGTAATCCGATGGTAGTTAAAAAGATGCCCCCTAAGCCAGTGAAGAAAGATGTGGCTAAGAGGGGTAAGAAAAACTGTTAATAGCAATGATACCGAACGGTAGCATTTATGCTCTGCTATCGTTCGGTATCTAATTTTGAAACTATAGACTAGGATGCAACCTAGTACAGTAAGGAGTTAGAATGTCTGTAAAGATATACAACTCTAAAGAGGAGAGGTTAGCCGCAAGACGTGCTTCTTATCAAATCAATAGAGAGAAACGAATTGCTCAAACGCGAGCAAGCCAAATTAAACGTAAAGAACAAGACCCAGATATTGGGTCTAAGCAGTATAAAAGAAGGCTTAAACTTGATCCTCGTTGGAATCAGCGTATTAGTTTACGAGACTATGGATTAACAATAGAAGAGTATGAAATGCGCTGGGATACTCAAGGTGGAGTATGTAGGATTTGTGGTAATCCTGAAACAGATACCTTAAACGGTAAACCTAAAAATCTAGCCGTTGATCACGATCCAAAACACAGCAAGAAAGAAATTCGTGATCTTCTATGTGCTACTTGTAATCGAGGATTAGGTTTATTTATGGATAATCCACAGTTACTTAAAAACGCAGTAGACTATTTAGAAGAATGGGGTAAAATATATGGGTAGGGTTCAGGGTGTGGCCGTGGTCGTCGGAATTCCGTCATTCGGAATGGTGTCCACATATTTCTTGCAGTCTCGGGCTGCAACATCGTTTCCGCTGGTGTCTAGTGCAATAGACAAGATCGTGCTTAACAAGCCAATTGCTGAAGCACGGAATGAAATCGTGGAGTTTGCACTATCACAGGGAGCAAATTATATCTATTGGCTAGATGATGATGTTATCGCTCCTCCCGACTCCTTCTTGAAGTTATACCGGCATAACAAGGATATCATCAATGGAGTCTATTGGTCTAAGAGCAATCCTCCCATGCCCCTCCTGTTCAGAGGGCACCTACAAGGCCCATATTGGGACTGGCATGTCGGGGACCTCATCGAAATCGACGCAGCGGGCAACGGTCTTACCCTTGTCAAGACTGACGTGTACCGAAAAATGTCAGAAAAACTTGGTGGTCCTTGGTACTCAACTGACTATGTTAGTTTCGCGGGAATGGATGGGCCTTCTGCACCAAACAACACCGAAGACCTTTATTTCTACTGGAAAGCCAAGTCGCTAGGCTATAAGGTCTGGGCTGATACAAGTGTTCAAGCATACCACTATGAGAAAAATTCTCAGGTGCTGTATGGAATGCCAGCCAACTCACCACAGGCAAATCCCGCATGGGAAGTGAAGAAGGCTGGAAATAAACTGATTGCAGATATTGGTTCAGGACCAGTAACACCATATATGCGGGATGAGGGTGAGGTTGTTTCATTCGATATTCGGGAAGACATGAAGCCTGATGTTGTATGCGATGTCCGGTATCTTCCAGTACCCGATCAGACATTTGATATTGTATTCTCTTCCCATACACTTGAGCATTTTGGCTGGACTTCAGTTGACAAGGTGCTGAAAGAGTGGTCCCGAACCCTAAAGGTTGGAGGAGAGTTGAGAATTGCAGTACCAAATCTACGCTATGTAGCACAACGATTACTGGATGATATGCTTCTACCGCCTGATTACTGGGTGCTGTATGGGGAGCAGGATTATCCAAAGAACTTCCATGCCTGTGGATTTACACCCAACACATTGAAGGCTCTTGTAGAATCGATGGGGATTTATGAGGATATCCAGACCAAGGAAGGTGATCTTAGCGGCCCACCCAGCCCAGACGCTTGGAACCTTCTGCTGAAAGCAACAAAGGTTCGACATCCGAAAACAGAGAATATCACGCCTGAGGATATTGATCCTTCACCTCCTACCAACATGTTCTGGCCGGTGAAATTGTATCAGGAATACAATGAGCGGCCAATGAGTACAGAAGAGATTGTACAAGATAAAGAAAAGCATTTAGAGAAAGAGCAGCCCTCAGAGCCTAGTGCGGTTGAAAAGAAGAAGGAAGTTGTTGAGAATGCCCGTGGTGCATTTGACTTCTCTATATTCCATGAGAAGGAAGTGACAATCTCTGGGGATGCCCCTAAGATTGAGACTCCACAGTATAATGTAGAAACAATTATGGACACATTCAATACAATGAATACAAAGGAGAAGGACGATGGGCTGGAGAGCAATAACACGAAACTTTGAGGAACTATCTGAGGAAGTACACGGACGACCAGTACAGGCTGGAGAGGAGGGTAACCTCCTCATCATCGCTCAGGAGGACTTTGGTCGTTCTGTTGCTATTGATCTGGTCAATGGTCTTGTTGCTATCGACTATGAGCGTCTAGGCATTCAGAACGAATCAGTAGAACTGGTCAATGATAAATTCAGGTTCTTGATTTGTGAGGAAACCAACATTGCTGGTGAATTCCTGAATCTTGAACAACGCTTGGAATATCTGCGTGATGAGAATGGACGTAAGATACTTGGGCCGGATGGAAAGTTCCAGCAAGTGCGGAACGATATTCTTACTCCCTTGATCTGGCGACCAATATGGTTTACACGATGGACAAATGGTGTACCTGTAAAAGTCATTGGCGCACAGACAACGCTACCGGAGTCACAGGGAAACAAGAATGTAAAGAAAATGATCATGATCTACCCAGATGGTAGAATAGGAATCGATTAGGGGGCACATCAATGATAAAACGTGCGCTTGCAATAGCAATGGTAATCATGCTTGCTACTTCAGGGATAGCAAGTGCGGCTAAAGTACCATCAGGCACTATCGATGGCTACACAGGTTCGCTGGTATACGGGGGAAATATAACTTTCCAGACAACCTATACCAATACTTCTTGGGCATATATAACAGTTATATGTGAGCAAGATGAAATTATTTATCAATGGAGTGCTTCTCCAGATTTCACATTCCCCTTTATACAACAGGCTGGATTTGCTGCCTTAGGAAAATTTTGGGACAAGACAAGAAGTGCGGATTGTAGCGCTACTTTGATAAATAGAATAGAGCGTGGAAAAAATATATCTTTAACGTTTCTCGATACTGTGGAGTTTATAGTAACACCTTAATAGCAATCTAAGTAATACAATACTTAACTCTAATCCAATAGGGGCGTGGTTCAATTGAAGCTAACGAATACCGGAATCTCACAGAAATGTGCGGTTCCGGTATTTTTTTTGCTTTCTTGCCCTTTTTGGGGGTGGGGTAAGTGGCTAACACTATACAACAGATAGCAGCATCTTCTGATGGTCTTGTCACAATAGATGTTGAATATACTTCAACATATAGCATTCGTGCCTTTACTATTACAAATAATGGTGGCGGTACAGTTACTGCTACCGTGACAAAGTCTTCTACTGGTGGATCATGGTCACTTATTGCCGGCCCCGGCCAAACTGCAAGTGACACACTACCCAATAACCTTGTCACATTCGAAGATGATGGCACAGGTAATCCTGCCATTCCTTGGGTAACGCTTCTACCATACTGGTATGGAGAGTTTGGGATTTGGCGAGTGGTGGTGACTGTCACATGACTATAGAGTATGTAGGTGCAGCATCTGCCGCGAGTAACAGCGTAAGTCTACCCACGTTCCAAGCGGGCGATGTCGCTATCGTCGTGGCGTATCGGAGCGGTAGCGAAACGCCGCCGACGCTACCGTCTGGCTGGGTCAACGCCAAAACCGCAGCAGCAACAAACAGTACCCGGGCTGGCTACCGTCTGCTCCAGACGGGTGACACGTCCACGGGAACGTGGACAAACGCGACGGGCATCACGGTATCGGTCTGGCGTGGAGTCGATCAGCGATACCCGCTGATGAACGAATACACCGTCGCCTATGCTAGTACCAGCGCATCGTTGAGCGCGATGGGGAGCAACCCGTACCCGGGGGTTACGGCGCTTGTTGGATATACCACCGGGTCATGGTCGTTCAGTGGGACAAACTGGACAAACCACACCGGAACTGGGTCAGCGCATCTGGCCGCGTCTACAGACACAAACCCCATCCCTGACGTTTCCACTACCGGAACGACCGGCTCAGGCGGCGCTCTGTGGGTCGGCCTCCGCGAGCCGTCATCTTTCCCCATCATCGCGGACCCGGACACCACTTCTGGCACAGTCACAAGTAACTCCTCGTCGTGGACCCTGACCTATCCCACGAACATCGCGGCAGGGGACCTGCTGGTCGGGCTGGTGGCGACGGACGGGACCAACTCACCGCTTGACGTTACTCCGCCCTCTGGCTGGACTACTGGCGGCATCAGCGCCGGAGCGAACTCCCTTGTTGTGTTGCTCAAAGAGGCGGGTGGTTCGGAGTCTGGGACGTTCACGTTCACGCTCTGGAATAACGAGCAAGGCGCATGGGTCATCTACCGCATCCCCGCCGGAACATGGTACGGAGGCAGCGCCGGGACGCCTGACACGGGCGGTCTCTGGACCACCCAGTTCGACACGGACAGCCTTGCTGGCCTAACTTCCACGGGTGCGACCGTCAACCCCGACCCACCTGTTCTCAACCCCGCCAACTGGGATGCCGAGAACACCCTCTGGATCGCCGCCGCATCGGTAGATACCAGCCGCACCATCTCCGCGTTCCCCTCGGGGATGACGAACACGGGGTCGCTGGTATCGGGCGGCTCGAACGGCGCATCGCTGGGCTATGCGCGGCTGGAAGCCGGGAACAGCCAGATTGGCGCAACGCAGGACACGGCTACAGCCTATGCGATTGGCTCCGGTTCAGCTAATACCTACGCACAGTCGTTCATTGCCACCGGAAACACCCTGTCCTCGTTCTCGCTTGCGCTTCGGAAGGCTGGAACTCCGGGCCATAGCGTCCTTTCATTCACCATAAAGGCGGATAGCAGCGGGCAACCGGCAGCCGGAAGCCTGTGGGTCTATCCATCGAACGACATCTATGCCGACGAACTATCTGCATCGTGGCAGACGCTCACGTTCTCGCCGGGATTGGCGCTGACCGTTGGAACGAAATACTGGATCACGGTTGGTACGGTTGCGACCGTCGAAATCTGTGGGTCCCTAGATGACTATGCGTCAGGAGCCGCACAGAACAGTCTTAGCTGGGGAACCGATCAGGCATACGACCTTTACTTCAATGCCTCATTCGGATTTGCCTCCTACGACCCCGACACGTTCACGATCAGCAACTCCGACGACTGGGCTGCGGCGACCATTGCTATCCGACCAAAAGCACCCCCCATATCTGTTGTAGCACAAGCACAAGCACAGATTACTAGCGGGGGAGCAACAACATATACTACCTATGCACAAAGCCAAGCAGATATCAAGCAAACGTATCAGGTATACGGACAATCTAGGGCAGTTATTCTAAACGATAAAATTCATATTAGAAACCACTATGCTGCTAATACTGATGCTGCTTCCACAACACTAGCTATTACAATTGAAGAGCCTGTTGCTAACTCTACACTAGTTATAGGATTTATTGCTGATCTTTTAAATGGGGCAAATGTAACAATTACGGGTGGAGGAAAAACGTGGACTCCAGTAAGTAATTCCTACATACAAGATGATATTGAAGCCCGATTTTTTAGACAAACTGCAACAACCGATGCTTCAAGTCTTACGCAACTTACACTTTCTTGGGTTAGTCCTGATGCAGACCTTATGGTCAGTGTTTGGGAATTGGTCAATGCCACGATTGTCCCTATTATAGAAACTGGACAGGCTGGTCTAGTAAGTGACGGAACAATGGATTTAATTACTGTACCAGTATCTGGAACAGGGATTATAAACCCAAGAATTTATTTTGCAATTATAGGGTCAAGTTATGGTATCTCTAACTATGATTTTGATAATCCAACTGCTACATATATATATCCATTAGAAACTTATGCTTTTGGTAGTTCCAGAGCCTTTACTTATATTTACTATATTGATGATAGCATAGAAGGTATTGGAGAATACGTTTTAGGCGTGTATGATACCACTGTTGGAACAGAGTATGCAACGGCACTTGTTCGATTTGATCAATATAGACAACAAATTGGTCAAGCACAAGCATATATTGGAACACCCGTTGCTATTAATCGTGGATATGCACAAGCCCAAGCGAATATTTTAACTACGTACAATTCCTCTGCCCAAGCACAGGCACGCATTCTTGCCACCTATCAAGGATTCGCGCAAGGAAATGCTTGGATTAAAATAACGCAGTACGGGTACGCACAAGCAAATTCTAGTATTATTGTCACTTCACAAGTATTCGCTCAATCTCAAGTAAATATTCTTGCCACAAATGTTGTAGTTGCTCAAGCACAGGCTAGTATAAAGGCTTCCTACCAGTCCTATGCACAGGTACAAGCACAACTTATCTTGAGGGGAAGAGGAGTTGCGAATGCACAGGCAGTTATTGATACGGGTATCTACCAAGCAACAGATACCTATACACGAACAATAACAGACGGGTGGGGAACCGCTGATCCTGGTGGCGATTGGGTACTTTCAGGTATAGGAAATTATTCCATCGCAGACTGGGATACAACTGGAACCACTGGAACAGTTTTATTAGCATCAGGCGGAAACTATGCTAGAGAGGCTGCACTACCAAAAGTTTATTTTGGCCGTATAGCGGAACTTTCAGTAGATTTCCTAATTCCAGATTTAACAGGAGTGCTTACACGTCCAAGAATTAAATTTAACCTCGGACCCCCCAATATAGAAAATTCAACTACTATACTTATTAATCCGACTACCTATGCAACAACTGTCTACATTACTAGTGTTGGTGGCACAGACGCTCCTAGCGGTCCAACAATAACCCCTAATGAATTTTGGACGCTTAAACTACAGGCAGTTACTCATGCAATTGGTTCTGCTACTGTTAGAGTAAAACTGTATAAAACTGCTGATGGAGAAACTGTTGACTGGATAGGTACCAATTTAAATACATTTGGAGGAGTTCAAACTGTAAACTTTGGACAGCCACGATTAGTGGTAAGTTCTAACGAAGGTTCTCTAGGTACAAATGTACTCTTTACTTTTGACAACTTCAATGTCACTAAACTTTCTGGTTGGCGAGAAAATAAATTTGCCCAAGCAAGGGCCAGAATAAAGGGAATTGTTCCCAACCATGCTCAGGCTCAAGCACAGATCAAACAAACGTATACTACCTACGCACAAGCCCAAGCACAAATCCTTGTACCAACAAATACATATACAACGTATGCTCAGGCACAAACTTGGCTGAAAGTTACGGGTAACGTAACATTCGCACAAGCGCAATCCAATATCAAGCAAATATATCAAGGCTATGCACAGAGCCAAGCAAGAATAAAGCAAACCTATCAGGCATATGCTCAAAGCCAAGCAACCATTATATCGACGTATGCAGTATTTGCTCAAGTACAGGCTAACGTAAAGTCAACGTATCAGTCATATGCTCAGGCACAAGGAACTATTAAACAAACTTCACAGAGTTACTCTAATACACAGACACTAATCAAACAATTCTATCAAGTATATGCTCAAGCATCTGCATGGATAGAAATAACTGCTAGTGTTTTTGCTCAAGCACAAACAGGTATTAAAACAACCTATCAAATTTTTGGTCAAGCACAAGCAGATATCAAACAGACTTACGTTCAATATGCTCAGGCTCAAGCACAAGTCAAGCAAACATATTCGGTCTATGCTCAATCTCAAGCACAGATAATTCAGACCTACCAAGATTATGCGCAAGCACTTGCTTGGATTGTCACAACGCAACAAGGCTACGCACAAGCACAGGGTACGATTCTTGCCGCATCAAATGCCTATGCCCAAGCAGAAGCAAAGATTCTAGGTCAAGCCACTATTACAGATGCCTACGCACAGGCACAAAGCACCGTGCTGCAAGCCTACCAAGTCTCTGCTCAGGCTCAGGCTCAAGTTCTGACAACGTATGTAGCGCATGCACAAGCGGCTTCATGGATCAGGCACTCATATGAGGCGTTTGCAAGCACTCAAAGCACAATAAAAACTACCTACAATGCATTTGCACAAAGTCAAACCGATATCAAGCAAGCCTATCAAGTCTATGCAAATGCACAGGCACAGATCAAGACAACATATCAAGTATTTGCGCAAGCAGATACTGCTATCAAGCAGACATACACGGTAAGTGCAAACGCGCAAGCAACAATCAAAGCAACATATAGTGCATCTGCTCAAGCAAATGCGTACATCTTCACAACATTCGCAAGTGTAGCACAGGCACAGGCTGCAATACTTGCAACGATCAACGCATCGGCACAAGCGTTGGCATACATCTATATGCCACAGATTAGTCGTCCAGTTGCTGATATAGAAACAGCCGGATGGCTAAGGGTGGTGATATAGATGCCTATTTTGACAAAAGCTGCTAACTCCTTTGCTGTTCTCAGCGGTTCATGGACCGGGCAAACAAATGCCTACGGTACAACTAGTGACGACCAGTATGCTACACATACCCAAGCCGCCAGAAATGGTACTGCTGAAATACGGTATGGCTTCCCATCATATACCACATCAGATATCCCTGATGGCTCTACCATCAACTCCGTAAAGGTGAGCGCAGAGGTTGGATTGAGCGCAAGCATCGGAAGCGTCATTGATATCACTATTGAAAACCCATCTGGAACCGATGTTGGAAGCACTGGTGAGTATTCAAACAGTACAGCAGATCAGGTAATTGAATCTACTGCTACAACGATTCCAACGCTTCAGAATCTTCGGGATCAAACAGTCAATGCACACTTCTTATATGACCGCGCAAATAGTCCCACATCAGAAACAATCAGAATCGATTATGTATCTATTACAGTAGACTATACTCCCGGTGCTACTAGCGCTCAGGGATTTAGTCAGGCTCAAGCAACTATTGAGCAAACGTATTTTGCATCTGCACAAACAAATGCTTATATAATACTGCATCTTCAACAGTATGCACAAGCAGAAGCGTCTATTGAACTAGCCCATACAGAGGTATACGTATCTGCACAATCTCAAGCCGCTATGCTTAATGCATATCAAGGATTTGCACAATCTCAGGCAGACATTCTTATAACGGAACAGGGCTATGCTCAGGTTGAAGCATCTATACTTACCACATATCAGGTATTTGCTCAAGCACAGACAGCAGTTGTCGTAACTCAGCAGGGAGTTGCACAAGCACAGTCTTCAATCAACCAGACGTATAACAGTTATGCTCAAGCAAACGCTTGGATAGAAACTACCTATCAAGGCTATGGACAGGCACAGACGAATATCAAGCAAATGTATAATATATTTGCCAATAGTGCCGCAACTGTAAAGTCTATTTATCAATCTTATGCTCAGACTAACGCTTGGATAGAAGCAGCATATAACGGATATGGACAAGCACAGGCTCAAATCCAAACAACATATAATGGTTATGCTCAAGGACAGGCAACAATCTTTGCAGCCTATCAGGGATATGCTCAAGCCGCAGGAACCTTGCTTGCATCTATGTATGCAGTTGCACAGGCAGAGGCTAAAGTTTACGTCCAACTCTCAAC